TACCTTTGGTGCGGTCTTCATTTTTCTTTATATGACTATACCTATACTAGATCAAATTTTTATGTATCCGAAGATGAAGCCAGTTTGTAATGGGGAAATCACGGATCAGCAAATTAGAGCATGTAACGATTGGATCCACAATAAGGAAACAAATCATGTTCGAACTACTGAACGAGGATCTGGAGGATTGCATCGAAATACTCCGTCAAATGAGTACCTGCGAGAACAGGAGAGAGCAATTACAGATTTTGGCAGAAAACCAGATAACGGAAAAGGACTTGAAAAAGACTATTGACTTGTGCGAACTTTTGGTGTATTATAACAACCGTATCAATGAAGCAAAGGACTAAACAATGATTAACTTCCTTATCGTACCTGCCGCCCTGATTTTCAGCATGTTGGTCAATACGACCATCAAGAAGTGGGTATATGAATACATCATCGAGCCAGAACTAGATCAGATGGAAGAAGGTGATGAATCCTCCTCCCTGTTCTTTACCACACTCGGTGTTGTTATGTTGAATAACCTAATTCCGCTAACAATTGGTGTCGCAATTGGCCTCTACACAGTCCTTTGATAAAAGAGTGGAGGTGATAAAACACCTCCGCATTACCGAAGCGGATCGTGAACACACATTGGAGATGGCACATCATGTCTGGGAAAAAGTCAAAGGTTATCCAATTCCCGACTGCTACTCAGAAGAAGATCGTCTGTCAATATTCGACAGATACTACCACAGAGCAGTCTCCCAATCGCAAGGGGAATAAGTTAGTAGAATATTATAAGAAGGAATGGCCCACGATTGTTGGGGCATTGCTAGGAACAATCGTCATGTTTTTGACGATCTACTTTGCGGCACTAACAATACATGGAGCATAGTATGAAAGAGTTAGTATTTGCTGTTATCAGCATTTGCCTACATTCTGGTGAATGTGAAACGCACCAGGTCAAGATTGAACCGAAGGTGTGTCAATTGAAAACCGCACAGGCCCAGGTGCCCGTGATGGGTGAATGGAAAGACGCCACAGTGAGGTTCAAGTGCTAAACTATATTGTCCCTATTGTAATGTATTGTGCCGTTGTTGCTGGTGAAACTAGCAAGTGTGACGGTACAACCAAGATTTATTCTGAAACATTGGATGCGGTCGAGACTCCTACCAAGTGCTTACTTGAAGGATACATTCGTGCTGCACAGTATATTGATGACTGGCAGAAAGATCATCCTAATAAACCATTAGAATACCGGGTAAAGTGTCAGAGACCTGGACAAAAGACTTGACACAATACAAAATGACCTATATACTAAAGGTTATAAAGGAGAGATAAATGCTCGTAGGAGATAAAGTAAGTCATTCCGCCGTAACAGAAGCATATTGCATGATTTCTGCTTACATTCGTGAAGAAGGTAAACTAGGCACCAACTATGACAAAGAACAACTATTGGAGTTTGTCAAGTTTGTTGCGGAAATCCTCAAACATCCAGAGAATTTCATCGGTGTAGATCGCACACCAAGAGAACGAAATCTCGACGGTTCATTGAAAAATCCTGTCCTTGCCGATCATGATGGTACAGGACTCGCATAAAGAAAAGGTTTTATTATGATAATTATGGAAAATGCTCTACCAAATAATCTCTTTCGATACCTGAAAGAACACATTTTCAATGAGCAATTTCCGTGGTATTATATCAAGACCACTGGTCCTGCCGATAAAGGTGATGATACTTACGTTTACAGTTTTTATCATCGCTTCTATGAAGATAGTTTAGGTGTTCTCAATCCTACATTGAAACCTATTATGGACAGTTGTATCTTTTCTATCCTCGATAAGGCTAATATTGAAATGAGGGAATTGTATAGATCAAGAACAAATCTTGAAACTATTAAGCCTGTATATTATGAACACACTCCGCATATCGATGATGAAAGACGACATGTGGCGGCCGTTCTATATATGAATGATAGTGATGGTGATACAATTTTCTACAAACAACAATTTGATCCTTGTGCAGGCCGAGGATGGATGGAAGATATTGATTATATAAACAAAAATGGTGGTTTTGAGATTGAAAGAACCATAACACCTCAAGAAAATAAGATCGTCTTATTCGATGGTGCTACATATCATTCTAGTTTTGCTCCTGTGAAATCACATACAAGGTGTGTTATCAATTTCACATTTACAACTCCAGATTATTACTAATGGGACAATCCCTATAACAAGAAAGGTGAATAATAATGAATAAGGTATTTCTAGCAGCAGCCCTAATTCTAGGTCTAACAGTTTCCGCTTCCGCACTAACAACCCTAGATGAAACCCACAACGGTAAGACTGTTGCAGTTCCTGGTGCTACCAAGAGTGCAGGCGTCTATGCTCCAGCAGCACAGTATACCCCACACGGTCTAGTTGTTACTGCCCCTCCAGGTGCTGACGTTGACGTTGACAATGATGGTTCCGATATCTCTATTGATATTACCCCAAAGGGTAAGCAGGGCCTTCTAGGTCTAGGTGTTCTTGGTCTATGAGACGGGTTCTAATCCTTGCTGCGGTGCTTTTTAGCACCTCGGCCTTCGCTCACAATCATGTTCCTTACGGAACATATTACAATCCTATCCAGGATCCACCATTTGCTGGTGACTGGTCAGGTCCCGTTCATCGTGGTATGTATTGTGTTGGTGGGACTTGGCATCAGGGTTGGCTTCGTTCATGGGAAATATCACCTGTGATTAAGCCATCTTGTGGCACGGCTATATACCAGATACAGTAAAAGAATTGCGGGTGTAACTCAGTGGTAGAGTGTCAGCCTTCCAAGCTGTTCGTCGCTGGTTCGATCCCAGTCACCCGCTCCAATCTATAGGAAACTAAATAGTGGTACCCAATTCCGGGTATTATTATGGAGCTTCTTATGAACCTCTCAAATCTTACTGCTAACTGGCGTACCACAGCAATGGCACTAATCCCATTAGTTGCCTATGCTCTAAAGTATGCTGGTGTGTGGCCAGAGTCAATGCCTCTTCCACCATTGGATGAAGTATGGCCATTCCTACTATCAATCGTTGGTATTGGTGTTGCTGCAAAGGATAACAATGTTACCAATGCACAGACTCCATCCCCACCAACCACACTCTAACGTTCTATGCGGGTCTTAGCATCCGCTAGAAACTTACGAATGGCATCGACGGAGGCCTTACAACGAGAATTGTTCTTATAAAGTTCAACGACCGTTTTGGCCACCTCGGTGTCATTTAGTGTCTGCCATTTTGGCCATTGTTTTTTGATAGGACAATCATACATTTGATCAGGTGGGGTTACCACACGGAGTTTTGTAGTAGGCGCCGTAGACTGACATCCTGTCAACAGGAGTGCCGCAATTATGATAAATTTCTTCATTGGGATAACTCCTTGAATGTTCTTTTGAGAACCTCTGATGACTCTTTATCGTCTTTATGGGTGCTTAGATATGAATCCAAGTCTCTTAGTTTCTGGTTTAGATCAATCTCTTTTTGTTTGAGGTCGGCAATAATCTCATTACTCTCTTTGTTGATAGCAGTCAGGTCTTCCACAAGTTTCTCTTGTGCCTTCAACTCGGTTTCTAACTGTTGTATTCTCAATTCGGCAACGGCTGCTTCTTCTACGTTTCTTTTCCATACATAGTATCCGCCGCCGAGTATAACGGAAAGAACGATTGCTGCTATAAGATTTATTGTCCAACTATTGATAGGCATCTTGACATCTCCAAACATTCTGCTATAATATATAGTATTAGGAGAGGAAGCAATGATCTTATGTTCCTGTAACGCACTATCTTCCAATACTGTCAAACAAATTCTGGACAATCATTCCGGGCCTGTTCCTTCTGTCCAGGAAATCATGAACAAACACGGGTGTTCCGTTGAATGTGCTACCTGTGCCCATAACATCAAAATTGAAATAAGGAAACATTATGAAAGTCTACATCGGACCTTACCGTAATTGGATCGGACCATATCAGATTGCTGATTGGATTCCATTTGTTAGCGAAGATACTTCACACAAGATTGGTACATGGCTTGCCGATACTTGGGTTGCTAAAGTTTGTGATTGGGTATATAAAATCCGTGGCGAACGTGATATCAAGGTGCGTATTGATAAGTATGATACTTGGTCAATGGATCATACTCTAGCCCACATCGTTCTTCCTATGCTCATGCAACTACAAGAAACCAAGCACGGTTCTCAATTGGTTGATGACGAGGATCTTCCTTCGTATATGCGATATGGTAATCCTGATGGCCATGATAACTGGGTCCATTACAGATGGGAATGGGTTCTCAATGAAATGATCTTTGCCTTTGAGAGCAAACTTGATGACTCATGGGAAGATCAATTTCATCATGGTGAGGCTGAGTATAAATGGGATCTTGTTTCAGGCGAAGAAGATGATGAAAACGCTATGTATCAAGTAAATCAGATCAATCCTGATTATTGGGTTGACTTTGATGGCATGAAGTTGTATAATGATCGTATTCAAAACGGCTTCCGACTATTCGGGAAGTATTATCAAGGACTATGGGACTAAGGAGATTAGTATGATTTTCAATGGTAAGAAAGTGGATATCCTTGCTGAGGAGTTCAAGCAGCGTGCCTTTGATGGCAAGTGGGAACGGATCGTAAAGATCATGGATCTTGATAACTCTTACTCATTCGTGGGTGAGAATGGTAGCCGAATGACCCATATTCCTGAGAAGTGGGTTACAGTCGGCGTTTATGACTATCTAATGGAGATTGTAGACTAATGGCAAAAGATTTGAAGATTGTTCGCTTTTTCACGGGCGAGGACATTATTGGTGAGGTTCTTGAGGTCACTGAAAAGACCACAAAGATCCGTAACCCTGTCCGTATCGTGGTAATTCCATCGAAGGAGAACCCTAAGGAGCCAGGCGTGGCACTTGCACCTTTTACCAATTGGTCGAAGGACAAGGAGTTTGTGATCTATAACCATGTGATCATGTGTCATATGGAACCAATTACAGACTTTATCAACCAGTATAACTCTATCTTTGGCGGCATTGTTATGGCCGACAACAAACTAATCCTACCAGGAAACTAATGAAATTTTATACCAACGTTGAACTATGGTCAGGTAAAATCCTGTATAGAGGCGTTGAGGATGGACGGAGAGTGTCGTATAAGGTGGACTACCACCCGACACTCTTTGTTCGTTCCCAGACACCTACCAAGTATACCACGATACATGGCGAGTATGTCGGGCCTGTGAAACCGGGAACGATCCGTGACGCCCGTGACTTTGTAAAGCAGTATGAAGGTGTTGAGAACTTTACCGTATATGGTAATCAACGTTATCAGTATTGCTTTATTGCGGACGAGTTTAAAGGTGTTGTCGATTGGGATATCTCACAGATCAAAGTGGCCAATATCGATATCGAGGTTGGTGAACCACCGAATGGTGGGTTCCCTGAACCTGACGATGCTAATGGCCCATTGACTGCTATCACGGTCAAGATGGATGGCCATTTCACAACCTTTGGTTGCGGTGATTATAACAACACCCGCAATACGGTTACCTATATCCAATGCTCTAATGAGTATGACCTAATCAAGAAGTTTATTGGTTGGTGGCAGTCCGAATATCCTGATATCATTACAGGTTGGAACGTCCAGAACTTCGATATTCCTTATCTTGTTAATCGTATTGCCAAGATTGCTGGTGAACCAGAGGCCAAGAAACTTTCACCTTGGGGTATCATTACTCCCAAGCAGGTTGACCTTGGACAAAATCGTGTGATCAATTCCTATTCATTCAAGGGTATTGCTACCCTGGATATGCTTGATCTATACCAGCGATATGCACCAGATGGTAAGTCACAAGAATCCTATAAGTTGGATAACATCGCCCACGAGGAACTTGGTGAGCGTAAGTTGTCGTATGAGGAATATGGCAATCTTATCGGTCTGTATAAGCAAGACTATCAAAAGTTCATCGACTATAACATCAAAGACGTTGACCTCGTTGATAAGATCGATGCCAAGAATAAACTAATCGAGTTGGCCCTTACCTTGTCCTATGACAACAAGTGTAACTTTGAGGACGTGTTCGCACAAGTCCGCATGTGGGACGTTATCTGTTTCCACCACCTCAAGTCAAAGAACATTGTAGTTCCACCAATCGTTAGAAACGAGAAGAAGGAGAAATACGAAGGTGCTTATGTTAAACCCCCTGTTCCCGGTCTTTATAACTGGGTGGCATCTTATGACGTTAATTCTGAGTATCCTTCTGTTATCATGGGTTCTAACATTAGTCCTGAGACTATTGTTGAACCTGAGTCCTATACTGACAGTATGCGGAATGTTCTTAATCAGTCTGTGGATATTGACCGCCTCTTATCAGGTGTTATTGACACCTCCGGTCTACACAGTGATAACGTTACCCTAACTGCCAATGGTCAGTTCTTCCGCCGTGACAAGCAAGGATTCATGCCAGAGATGGTTGAGAAGATGTTTGCCGAGCGTAAACTCTATAAGAAGGAAATGCTAGATGCCGAAGCGGCCTACGAAAATGAAACGGACCCAAAGAAGAAGAAAGAACTTAAAAACAAGATTGCTAGGTTCAACAACCTCCAACTCTCTAAAAAGGTCTCCCTCAACTCTCTTTACGGAGCTATGGGTTCCAAATACTTCCGGTTCTTCGATCTACGTCAGGCGGTTGCTGTCACGACGACTGGCCAACTTTCCATACGCTGGGTCGAAAAAAGGATTAACCAATATCTCAACAAGGTACTAAAGGCAGACGATGACTACGTTATTGCAATCGATACGGACTCAGTTTACCTTAATCTTGATAAGATCGTGGGTGCTACGATTGGTCAAACTGAAACAAGCACGGACAGAAAAATCGCATATCTTGATAAAATATGTGAAGCTAAGATACAACCTGTTATTGATCAAGCTTTTGCAGACCTTGGTGCATACATTAATGTATTCCAACAGAAGTTAGTAATGAAGCGTGAGGTCTTGTGTGACAAGGCCATCTGGACAGGTAAGAAGCGTTATATTCTAAACGTCCATAACTCCGAAGGTGTGCAGTATGCTCAACCTAAGGTGAAAGTAAAGGGGCTTGAAATGATCAAGTCCTCAACCCCATCATCATGTCGTGACAAACTGAAAGAAAGTATTGATGTTATTCTTAACCAGAATGAAGATGCAATGTACCGCTTTATTGAGGATTACAAGCGAGAGTTTGAAACTCTGCCGCTCTCAGAGATTTCCTTCCCACGAGGAATTAACGGCTTGGTTAAATACTCGCACAGAGAAACTATATATGCATCCGGCACCCCTATTCATGTTCGTGGTGCTCTCATATATAACCATTTTCTACATAGTAATGGCCTTACTTCTAAGTATCCATTGATTCAAAACGGTGAGAAACTAAAGTATGTATTCCTCAAAGAACCAAACCATGTGCAATCTAACGTGATATCATTCCCTCAGGGCGGTATACCGGAAGAATTTGCCTTGTCTAAATATATAGACTATAATACACAGTTCACTAAAGCATTCCTTGACCCTCTCAAAATCATCTTGGATTCCATTGGTTGGAAGACCGAGAAAACTGCAAGTCTGGAGGACTTCTTCGCATGAGTAAAAAGACAGAAGATAAGCATCTAAAACATTCACCCGCCCGTCTTTATGAGTTTGTGCCAGACGAAGGAACAATTACACCCAACAACGTAGTCGAACTAGCCACACTGGTTCGAGTTGGGGTCGGTGGTGATCTTCTAAAGAAACTATCACCGGAACTACAGAAACACTTTAAGGAAGTTGCATGATACCTAAAATAATTCATCATCAGGCTCCTAAGAATAAGGACGATTGGCATCCTTTATGGGACAAGTGTAGAGAAACCTGGTTAAAAAACTTTCCAGAACCAGAGTATAAACATATGCTTTGGGATGATAATAGTATTGACAAGTTAGTTGAAAAACATTATAATGACTTTTCTAACCTGTATAAGTCTTTTAAATTTCATATAAATCGATTGGACTTTGCCAGATGTTGTATTCTACATTATTATGGTGGAATATATGCCGATCTGGATCTATACTGTTACAAAAACTTTTATGATGAAATTAAAGACGACGATCTGTGCCTGGTTGAATCACCGATTTTGAATGAAGTATATCAAAATTGTTTGATGGCATCCAAAAAAGGTTCGCCGTTTTGGTTCGAATACATGGTGCATATCGAAAGAGAGTTCTATGAATTTGAAGAAGGTATGGATCAAAATGCCTACTGCATGGACATATGTGGACCATTGAAACTAAGTTTCGTATCACAAGTGACAAGAAGAAGATATAAGGCATTGCCTCTTGATCTTTATAACCCTCCATTTGAGACATATTCTGATAATTTATACACAAAGCATTATCATACAGGAATATGGGGTAAAGATAATATATCATATCTCAAAGAGAATATGGACACAAAATTTGAATCTTTTAAAGAATTTTTGAAAGAAGATTTCCGAGAACTAAAAAATATAGATTTAGATTCTTTCGACTTTCAAAAAGGTGAATAAAAACTAAACTGACGAAAGGAGAATCTTATGTCAGATATTTTCAATCAACTATTAGCAGAAACAGATAATGAATATGCAGGCATCGTCGATGACGGTGTAGCAGCAGGTGACGTTACCGGTTACATTGGTACTGGTAACTATGCCATGAATGCCCTACTATCAGGGTCAATCTATGGTGGTCTACCACAGAACAAGGTTACAGCATTTGCTGGTGAACCTTCCGTTGGTAAGACTTTCTATGCCCTCAATGTGGTCAAACAGTTCCTAGAGGATAACCCAGATGGATTTGTATTTTACTTTGAGTCAGAGTCCGCTATCTCCAAACAATTCGTTGCTGATCGTGGCATTGACGCAAAGCGTGTTGGCATTGTTCCTGTGGCTACTGTCCAAGAGTTTCGCACACAGGCAGTAAAGATCCTAGACAAGTACCTAGAGGGTAAGGAGAAGCCTCCAATGGTGTTTGTTCTCGACTCACTAGGCAATCTATCAACCGACAAAGAAATGCAAGATATTGCCGACGGTAAAGATACCCGAGACATGACCCGTGCCCAGTTGGTGCGTGGTGCGTTCCGTGTATTGACTCTGAAACTTGGTAAGGCCAAAGTTCCATTGATCGTCACTAACCATGTCTATGATGTCGTTGGATCATATGTACCAATGAAGAAGATGGGTGGTGGTTCAGGTCTTGAATATGCTGCTTCTACAATCATCTTCCTGTCCAAGAAGAAGGACAAAGATAAAGATGGTTCTATCTCTGGTGCTATCATCACCGCATTGCTCAAGAAGTCTCGTATGACCATTGAGAACAAGAAGGTAGAGACCCGACTTAACTATGCCCACGGACTGGATAAGTATTATGGCCTGCTAGACCTTGCCATCAAGTTTGGTGTATTCAAAAAGGTATCTACCCGTATTGAATTGCCAGATGGTTCTAAGGCATTTGAATCACAGATTGAGGCCAATCCTGAAAAGTATTTCGACCAGGCCACCTTGGATGTGATTGACGATTTTTGTAAGGCCGAGTTCCTATATGGATCAATGAATGTGACGGAGGAGGAAGTTGAATGAATACTCTGAAATTTTTGACAAAGTAGGTTGTTTGTATATTGGAAACTTATTGTCAAAAGAAGAAAGTGAACAGGCATTACTAAAACTTTTCATTTCCAAAGAAAATGGACAACATGTAACTGATGGTATGGGATATGAAATTTCATTTTCGAAAGGCGAATTGAACTACCTATGTGAAAAAATAAGACCTACTTTAGAAAAAATTTTAGACAAAAAACTATCTCAAACATATTCTTATGCCAGAATTTATAAACATGGCGATGAACTTGAAATCCACACAGATAGAACTTCTTGTGAAGTATCAGTATCAATTACGTTGGGGTATGGTGGAGAATCCATATGGCCTTTTTGTTTTATGGATGTAGAACACACCAAACCTCATATTTCTTTTGTAGATGGGATAGAATATTTCGGGGAGAAAATAGAAGATTATGATCCTTCACATTTACAAAAAATCGAAATAGGAATAGGAGATGCCATTCTATACAAAGGTATGGAAGTTGCTCATGGTCGAAAAAAATATGAAGAAGGACTTTGGCAAGCACAAGTTTTCCTACACTTTGTCGATCTAAATGGTTTAAATGCTAACCATGCAAATGATGTAATAGTAGTAAGAAGAAGAATGGAGGATATTAATGGAACTAGGAATTGATTATGTATTTCGGGATGACTTGTTCGATTCTAAGAAAGATGGAACTACAGTTCCAATAGAATTGAATCTTGACCCGTTCGCCGGAGTGGTGTATCATTATACCCAAGTGACATTCAAGATGGGTGAGGACAACATCCCAAGAATGTTATATGATTATGAAATAGATAAGACAAATGATTTATCTATGGTGACACTACGGAAAAACCAGAGATTCAACGAGGTTCTTGGACTGATTCTAAATGCCCTACTATTGGATGCGTCAGAAGCCGAGGCTAACTCGGAGAGTGGTGATGAAAAATGAGGGTGCAGTTGCATTACCCAACATTGGTTATTTAAAGAAGAATGTGCCTGATGAACTTTTCAATAATCTAAAAAAAGAATGTTTAGAATGGAGAGAGTCCGAAGATGTTATGACCACTGGTCTATCATCTATGGGTGTAACTAAACATTTCTGGATCAAGGATAAAAAAGCATTACAAGATTATGTGTTATCTCTGGTCAAAGAATATAATGAAAGTTTCGATTATATAAGATATGTCGATATTCTATCAAAGAATCTCCCGTTTACAGCGGGGGATCCATGGTTCAATATACAGAAAAAAGGCCAATTCATTCCTAACCATGTGCATCAAGGTGTCTATTCATATACCATTTGGGTCAAGATACCTTACGGCCTTGAAAAGGAATATGGAAGAATGGGTGAAATGGCAACGACTTATTCTGGTCAATTTGAATTTACTTACCCAACTACTCTAGGAAGTTTATGGTCTCAAAGATTTGATTTGACAAAAGAATATGAAGGTGTTATAATACTCTTTCCATCCAAATTGCTACATTGTGTTTATCCTTTCTGCTCAACGGATGAAGAAAGGATAAGCATATCAGGTAATATATTTTTGGATGCTGACCGGCCGTGAAACAAGGACTTACATGAGACTAGAACAAACGATACTAAAGAACCTGATCAAGAACGAGAAGTTCACTCGTAAGGTCCTACCGTTTCTAAAACCTGATTACTTTCCGAACCAGGAAGACCGGCTGCTTTTCCAAGAAGTGGCTGGTTTTGTTCTGAAATATAATCAGCAACCAACTATCGATGCCTTGGAGATTGAGGTAGATAACATTCGTGGATCTACCGACGATACTATCAAGAATATCAAAGAAACAATCAAAGAACTTACTGCTGACACGACCGAGACCAATGAAGATTGGTTGGTGGAGAACACCGAGAAGTTTTGTCAGGAACGTGCAATCTATAATGCTATTACCGAATCATTGGAGATTATGAATGGGAAGGGGAGACTCACTAAGGGCGCTATACCTACTTTGTTGTCTGACGCTCTGGCTATATCTTTTGACCCGAATGTTGGTCACGATTATTTAGAACAAGCAGAGGATAGATATGAGTATTATCACAGAGTTGAAGAAAGACTACCGTTTGATCTGGAGTTCTTTAACAAGATTACCAAGAATGGAGTCCCGAAAAAGACTCTCAATATCGTTATGGCTGGCGTCGGTGTTGGTAAATCACTTACTCTTTGCCATCTTGCTTCTTCTTACCTTAATCAAGGTAAAAACGTTCTTTACATTACTTTAGAGTTGTCTGAGGAACGAGTGGCAGAACGTATCGACGCCAATCTCCTAAACATTACACTTGATGACCTTATGCTCCTTCCTAAGGACGTGTATAAGAACAAGATTGATAAGTTGAAAGAGAAAACACATGGTAAGTTGATTGTGAAAGAGTATGCCACCTCCACAGCATCCACGAACCACTTTAGAGCATTGTTGAATGAATTGAACCTCAAGAAGAACTTTGTTCCTGATGCCATTATGATCGACTATCTAAACATCTGTTCCTCCTCCCGTGTGAAGGCAGGTGTGGCCAATAGTTATACATATATCAAGGCAATCGCCGAGGAACTTAGAGGTCTTGCGGTTGAGTTCAATGTGCCTGTCTGGTCTGCTACACAGTTGACCAGAGGTGGTTATGGTTCATCTGATCCTGATATGACTGATACCTCCGAGTCGTTTGGTCTACCGGCCACTGCCGACTTCTTCGTGGCACTTATCACGAATGAAACCATGGAGCAGTTGAAACAGATCCAGGTGAAACAGTTGAAAAACCGCTATGGTGACCCAGGTCTTTATAAAAGATTTGTTATCGGGGTTGACAGGTCTAAAATGAAGTTGTATGATGTTGAACAATCTGCACAAGACTTGGCGGATTCAGGACAACCTGAACCAGAACCGATTCCGAGAAAGTTTGATGGTGGTAAAAGCAAGTTCAAAGGACTCAAAGTATGATTACTCAATATGAAAACTTTTTAGATGAAGATTTGTTTTATGACTGTGCAGAATATTCTTATCAATTATGGGGTAGTCAATATGTGAAATTTTCTACAAATCAATTTTGGCCGGAATATATTATTCAGGATAGCAGTCTCATATTGATACATGATATAGACAAGAATGATCTAAGAAAAAGAATTGAAGATACTTTACAGAAACATGTAAGATATAATGAAATATCATTAATGTCTTTTTATTATTTCACTCCAGGATCTCACATACCTTGGCATGATGATACAAAGTATAGAGGTGCCATGACGATCTATCTATTAGATGGATGGAATAAAAATCATGGAGGTCTGTATCTTTATAATGATAACAACACAATAAAAGGTTTAGTTCCTAGAAAAAATTTAGCAATTTACCATGAAGGTAATGTAGAACATTCGGTATCGGCTTTGTCTAGTCATAGCCCCGTTAGAACATCAATTCAAATATTCTTTGATAGGGTCTAAAATGAAATATACATATTATCCAGAGTTTGATGAATACGATTGTTTGGAGTGGCATGTCTATGAAACTGCCACAGAACAAGTTATCGCCACATTCCTTTTCGAGGAAGATGCCGTATTGGAAACAAACCGACTTGAAAGAGGTGGCGGATTTGACGGATTCACACCATCTTTTATGTTGACAAGGGCCCCAAAACCTGATATAAACCAGGCATTCGCTATGGAGTTTTCGGAATAATTCCTAAAATAATGCTTGACATTATGATCCGGTGCCTATATACTAATCAGACAATCAGGAAAGATTGGTTCCATAGCACAACAGGATAGTGCAGCCGCCTTCTAAGCGGCAGGTTATAGGTTCGAATCCTATTGGGACCGCCATTACATAGAGGTGTAGCCAAGTGGTTAAGGCCAGCCGCTCATAACGGTTCTACCGGGGGTTCGAATCCCTCCACCTCTACCACGAATGTAAACAGTCTATCTAATCAATAGACTAAGGGTGCGTCAAAATGTCGCAGAAAAAAGTGAAAAAAGTTCTTGACTTTGCCATCTGGCGCCTATATAGTATGCAACTGTTGAGTGAGAGACGACATGAAGGATGAAAACATAAAACGAGATTACTTTTGGATAGTTGAGGCTTGTGACCGTAACGGTCGTCCAAACTATCGCAAAGAGTACCACGATAAAGACGGCTCGGCATTCCGAGATTATGCTCGATTGAAAGCGCATGGCACTGTGTCCATTCAGCGCAAGTATAAAGAGTATAAGATTGCCTAGTTGTATGCTGTTTGACAATTGAATATGGTTATAGTAAGGGCCGTGAGTCGGACGGTAAGGCACGGGACTGCAAATCCTTGAGAACTCGGTTCAATTCCGGGACGGCCCTCCATTACTATTAATACATTTATATTGGAATGTGGCGCAGCGGTAGCGCAGGTGACTGTTAATCACTTGGTCGCAGGTTCGAATCCTGCCATTCCAGCCAATACGGCCCCTTCGTCTATCGGTTAGGACACAAGACTTTCAATCTTGGTAGAGCGGTTCGATTCCGCTAGGGGTCACCAATTATGGACCTGTAACTCAATTGGTAGAGTAGCGGACTCTTAATCCGTGTGTTGAAGGTTCGATTCCTTCCAGGTTCACCAATTATGGATCCGTAGCACAATAGGTGGTGCAGAGGACTTTTAATCCTACGGTTGTCGGTTCGAGCCCGACCGGATCCTCCAATATGCGGGTATAGTATAAAGGTATTATGACACGTTGCCAACGTGTAGAAGGTGGGTCAGTACCACCTACCCGCTCCAGTTTAGTATGTTTCCGTAGTTCAACTGAATAGAACGCTGGTCTACGAAACCAGAGGTTGAGGGTTTGAGTCCTTCCGGGAACGCCAATATGGGTAGCATCTAGCGGGTGCATTTAAAGGGTGTCAGCCACACCCGCCCATCAATATGCTGGTAGGTCGGCAAGATGTCGAAGGGTCCTCATAAGGCCTTAAAGGTTGGTTTGATTCCAACTTCCAGCACCAGAGTTATTGCGGTCAGGTGGTCCGGTGACCATTCTTGTCTCATAAGCAAGAGAGCCATGTTCGACTCATGGGTCCGCACCCAATGTTGGTAAAGTGTTACGGTAGCACGGCGGTCTCCAAAACCGCAAGCCCAAGTTCGACTCTTGGTACCTTCGCCAGTTTTATCTAGGTGTCGCCTAGCCTGGTATGGCACTTCGTTTGGGACGAAGAATAACGGGGGTTCGAATCCCTCCACCTAGACCATTTCGTGAGAGGTAATATATATGGATAGAGAACAACTAAAATATCAGGCCATCTTTCGCCTGGTCATTTTCTTTGCTATCGCTATTACAGTAGGATTTATTGTAAGCGATATTAACATTCTACTAAGTCAGTAATGATAAAGGTTGATAGTATCTTTCCATTACCGGTGATGATAGTCAATCTCGGTTCAGTATTGAATGAAGAAATGACTAATGAGATTGAGTTCCTTGATAACAAGGCTAACGATCCAAGTCATACCGAAGGTAATGTTATCAATGTTATAAGTAAAGATTATACTGTGTTGAACGGTCTAAAACTAAAACCTGTCATACAGGAATATATTGATCATTACAGCACCCAAATTTTAGGCGAGTCGCCTAAGTTAGGCATAACAGGTTCGTGGTTGAACCTGAATAGACCTGGGGATAGTCATCATAAACACTATCACCCTAATAGTAAAGTCAGTGGTTGTCTTTACATGAATGTGGACGATGACAGTGGTGATTTTCTAATCTACCGACCACAATACATGGAAGAAACCTTTAGGGATGGTATGACCAATGGTACCCAATTCAATTGGTCACACATGATATATAATCCTAAGAAGTATGATTTGTATCTGTTTCCTAGTAAATTGTATCACTCGGTAACGGAGAACAAATCTACCATTAACAGAACATCAGTAGCGTTTAATATATTCTATGATGAAACTATCGGCAGTAGAGCCGAGATTTTGAGGAGATAAATAATGTTTAACTTGACAGATGAAACAAGAAGTGCTATTGTATCTATTCTAAGAGATCGTTTTGGAATTACACAGACGGACGATGAAATCAACACCGTCATTGATGAAATTGTTACTGCCGTAAAGGCACAGTTTGGAATGTAACGGAGGGTGAAGCAGGTGGGACTTGTCCTGGTTTGCTAAACCAAGGGTATCCTTAGGGGTATGCGGATCGAGACCGTCGCCCTCCGCCACGGAGTAAGTAACAGGCAAGGAGTCTGCACCGCTTGGAAAGCGGATGGTTCCCGAAAGGGAATAGGTGTCGGATACCTACTACTCCGCCAGTTTATGGATAAGTAAGTCAGTGGGACTGGCCTTCGTTTCGAAAACGAAAGGAGCCGAGAGGCTTGGGGATCGAGACCTCACTTATCCGCCAGTTATGCGGGATTAGTTCAATGGCAGAACACCTGTTTTACACGCAGGGTGTCGGTGGTTCGATTCCATCATTCCGCACCATATATGCGCTTGTGGTCAAATTGGTAAAGGCGCTGGTCTTAGAAACCAGATTTTGCAGGTTCGAGTCCTGCCAGGCGCACCAATGCAGTATAGGAAAGTTACGGGACGGAGAGCCTATACCTCTGTGAAGTCCCAGCCAATTAATGGCCCGTGAGTCAGCAGGTGTGGACTCTAGCCTGTCACGCTAGGGAGAGGGGATCGATACCCCTACGGGTCGCCAGTTATGGGCGTGTGGCGCAACTGGGAGCGCAACTCCTTTGCACGGAGAAGGTTGGGGGTTCAAGTCCTCTCACGTCCACCATATTGAAGAAACGGTACCGGGATGCGAAACCGGGAGAACATTCTTAGTGATCGCACACTAAGCATTAAGTATCCTCTATAGGTGGAGCGTTTCTTCTTAATAGGTCGCCGTGACCTCTGTAGCCGAAATAATGCCTGGGTGGGTTAGTCGCCATCGGCTCGGCGCAAGTCATGCCTCTCGGTCCTATTCGTGACTGTTTAGGATTTGCAGGAGAGAGGGCGCTGTCGAGGAGCAGCAGGCGAGGGGTTGGGCACCTCATCCTCACTTATTATGCTTCATTCGTCTATTGGCTAGGACACTCGCCTCTCAAGCGGGAAAGAGGAGATCGATACTCCTATGAAGCACCATTTATGTGTCCCTGGTGTAGGTGATCCGCACGTCGGCTTGAAGTACCGAAGGACTTAGTTTGATTCTAAGGGGACGCACCATGGGCGCATGGACAAATAGGTAAAGTCAGTCGGCTCAAACCCGTAAGTTTTCTCGGTTCGAATCCGAGTGCGCCTACCAATTTGCTGGGGTAGTGTAATGGAAGCACCCGAGTTTGTGGAACTCGGAGCCTAGGATCGATACCTAGTCCCAGTACCATTCGCCGCAATAGCACAGAGGTAGTGCATTCCCATGGTAAGGGAAAGGTCGTAGGTTCAATTCCTACTTGCGGCACCAGTTACGCCGGTTTAGTATAATGGCATTACAGTGGTTTCGTAGTCCTCTGATAGCGGTTCGATTCCGTTAACCGGCACCATTACTTGACATTCCTTTTCGAATGTGATAGGATTAGACATAATGTGAAAGGAAAAGGAATGAATAAGGTTTGGATTTTTGATATTGACGGCACTCTTGCTGATAACGAACATCGTATGCACCATCTTGATAATGGTAAAAAGGAATGGGATGCGTTCTTTTCAAAGCAGCATTTGGATGAGCCTTATCAGCCTGTAATCGATGTGTTACACGCTTTGGCTAATGATCGTCCGGGTGATAAGGTGATTATCGTTACTGCCCGTGATGAGCGTTTTCGTGAGGATACTTTAGAATGGGTCAATAAGCATATCCCGTGGATGTCCCACGATGATATGTATATGCGTCCTTTCGGCTTTCGTGGTAATGATGACCTTTTGAAGGTTGCGATTATCAAGAATTGGCTTGCTGCTAACCCTGGTTATACTGTTGGTGCAATGTTTGATGATCGTCACCGTATCATCGATGCCTGTCGTGCCGAAGGCTGGTATACTTTCGAGTGTAACCAGTCTCGTAAGGAGTTTTGAAATGATTGACTTGACAAAAGAAGGTAAACAGTTTATAGTGTTTATCAAAGATGGTAGCAATACATACCAGACTTCTTTTAGAAACTGGAAAGATACAGAAAGTTTCATTGCTACTTGTAGAGGAGTTTCAAAGATTGTGTCGGTGGAGTCCTATGAGATTCCACTGACAGGTTTAAAAGTTGCTGTCCCTTAGCTCAAAGGTAGAGCAATCGCTTGATAAGCGATAGACGATGGATCGATACCATCAGGGACAACCAATATGCCGAGACCGCCTGAGTGGACGGGCACCCGACTGTAAATCGGACGCTTATAGCACGGTAGGTTCGAACCCTACTCTCGGCACCATCTTTGTTCGGGGATAGTTTAATTGGTAGAACGGCAGATTTTGGTTCTGTCTATCAGGGTTCGAGTCCTTGTCCCCGATCCAATCTATATAATGGAGTGAATCCATAGTAAGAGATATTTATGCACCATGCTTTGATCTTTAGTATTTGTGAAAACTTCAACAAAAGATTACCAGGCGGACATAGAATTGCCACCCATCTGAGACAAGAAGGATGGGATGTTGAGGTCATTGACTGGGCCAACTTCTTTGAATTGGATGAACTAAAAGAAATATGTAGATCACGAATATCCAACAAAACTGTATTTGTTGGATTTAGTGCTTTTATGAGTTATTGGGATCCAAACTTAGAATTATTCTGTCAATGGGTTACAGAAAATTATCCTGATGTAACGATCATTCTAGGTGGTCAAAGTTCACCAAGAATGAAAACGAATTATATTCATTATTATGTTCATGGATATGGTGAAAAGGCTATAACCGAATTGACAAAAAGCCTAATAGGCAATACACCAATTGAAGGTATTAAGTTTGATCCTATTTATGAAGATAAAAAAGTTATCAATGCAATTAAAGACTATCCTGCTTTTCCTCAAAAAGAAGTAAAAATCGTTTATCAAAACCGAGACTTTATCGACCAACGAGAATGGTTGACCATGGAATTTTCCCGTGGTTGCATCTTCAAATGTTTGTATTGTAACTACCCCATTTTGGGAGTAAAAGGTGATTATACTCGGAGTGCCGAAGATTTTTATGAGGAAATGTCAACCAACTATGATAATTGGGGTGTTTCAAATTATTTTGTAGCAGATGAAACATTCAATGATTATACTGAAAAGGTTGTAAAGTATGCTGATGCGGCGGATAGATTATCTTTTAGACCCTTCTTTAGCGCATTTTTGAGAGGTGACTTATTAGCAATTAGACCTCAAGATTGGGAACCTATGGTTCGCCTAGGGATGGTTGCTCATTTCTATGGATTAGAAAGTCTGAATCCTGCGAGTGCTAAGACTATTGGAAAAAGTAGTAATATGGAAAAAATATTGAGTGGTATTCTGGATGCCAAACAATATTTCAAAACTCATGGTGATGGATATTATCGTGGTCATATATCACTTATTGCCGGTCTCCCACACGAAACAGTAGAAACGTTGAATAGAACTTTCAATTGGCTTGAGGAAAATTGGAAAGGTGAATTTTATAGTATCAATCCTTTGGAAATTCCACTAGATCCGACAATGGACAGGTTATCTACCCTTAGTTTAGATTATAGCAAATGGGGATATCGACATATAACAAATTCAAAGGTAGAAAGAATTGGTATCGAACAAGTTGCTAAAAAAATGATGTGGGAAAATGATAACATGGACATTTTTACGGCACAAGATATATGCAATGATATGAACTTTCACCTATACAATAGTGGCGAATATGGAGCGACTGGATTTAATTTACATTTTCTTTATCAAAGAAATCTATCAATCTTAGATTGTTTGAAATCAAAAGTTGGGTTTCAAACACATATGGATGACTCAATTTTCTATGACCGATTACAAGATTATAAACACAAAAAACTAAGTCTATAATATTCAGGATTAGTTTAACTGGTAAAACCCCGGACTCTGACTCCGGTATTCGTGGTTCGAATCCATGATCCTGAACCAATTGAAGGAAATTTATATGAATATCTACTGGTCTGTATATAATATAGATGATTATTTTTCAGAAATAAATTATTTTGAACCAGAAAATTTATATAAAAGAGAGGTAAAAACTAATTATGCTTTCGAAAAACATAATGATTTTAGACTTTGTCCGGCAGTCAGACAAGAATTGCTTAATACTTTTGCTCTAAAGTTCCCATATGATTATAGTCTAAAAATAAATAGACAAGCAGGCACATACAATAGTGATATGTATGATCAAGATTTTATAAATCATTATGTTCATGCTAAATCAGTTGAGCAGGGTTTATTATCTTTCTCTGTAAACTATATCTTCTTTTGTGAGGAAGAAATAGAAGCAAGTGGAACAGGTGCTCATTTTTCTGAGAATGATTTTGTAAAAAATACTAGATTCATTCCAGGAAGATTCAACATAGGAAAATGGTTCAGGCCTACAGATTGTCAGTTTCTTCTAAATGATGATACTAATTTTATTAGTATGAAAAGAGGTGATGATTGGTCTTATATAAAATTTGACACCAATGAAAATATAACCTTGAAAAGGTTTTTCTTTACCGATAAACTCAAAAAAATTGTAAGACAAAACGTAAAGTCTAAAATGTATAAGACTAAAATCGTTAGTTTGAATTATTGGTATAATATTTTCAATGAGTCGAGACAAAAGAAATTTATTTTGAAGGAAATAAAAAACAATCTTATGGAATAAGGAGTATATTATGAAAAATATCTTGACAACCCTGGCGTTATTTGCTACACTAACAACCTCGGCCGCTGCCGATCCGTTATCTGATTTTTTCGGTGGTATCTTTGGCGGTCAGTCTCAACCACAACAGACAGTCAAAGGAAAAGGTAGACATGGTAAGAGCGTTTCTCCACGTTATGATAACAATAGTGATGGCGATTATGCTGGGGGCGGTTCTGGTGGCAGCCGCATGGTTGCTTCGTTTTACGGGCACGGCGAACGTCTCTCCCGACATACGGCGTCAGGCGCAGTTTTCAACCCTAACGCCCACACAGCAGCCCATCGTTCACTTCCATTTGGAACTCACCTAAGAGTATGTCACCATGGATGCACTACTGTTGTCGTCAATGACCGAGGTCCTTTCGTTCGTGGCCGTTCTCTCGATTTGTCTTATGGTGCTGCTCGTGCTATCGGGATGGGATCAACCTCATCGATAACGGTTCAGAGACTAAATTAGTTCTTGACAAATCGACAAGGTGCCTATATATTATTGTATTGTGCGCTGCACAATAAAACTGCTTCGCCTAATGGGAAGCATAACATAAAGGAAAAGAAATGAATAAAGTTATTTCTCTACTAACTATCCTCACACTAGCAACACCAGCATTTGCAACTGAATATAAGACCGATACATTTGAGAAGTATGGTTATGCTGCTGGTGCTTCTACTATCCCTAGCACTGAATTGAAGGGTGGTCTCCGTGGTTCTCACGTTGCTGCTAATCATCATAAGGAAAACTCCTATTATCCTGGATTCATTGCTACCCAGCCTAAGGAAAAGTAAAATAGACTTGACATTCCGTTTCTTCTGTGCTATCCTTATTCATAATGTGAGAGGAGAAACGGAATGGTTAGCAAGACTGTTTATCGAGAAGTCGCCGTTGATGTTGATGTCGACCTTTGTGATTATGACACGGACGAATTGATTGAGGAAATCGAGTATCGTGATGGTGGTAACAAATGGGAAGTTGTTGACAAGAATAACACCGAGTTTGTTGCACCTCGTGTCTATGATGAAATCTATGAATTGTATCGTGACTATATAAGTCGTAGCCCGTCTTTCGAAGAAAACCTTAAAGGCTTCTTTGAGAATTATGCTGGTTCTATCGTTCTCTAAAAGGATCACTGAAATGAGGAAGAGTATTATTGCATTAGTCGCCGCAATCGGCATTGCTTTTGCCGCTGCCACGCCTGCTAAGGCCCAGTTTTGGGGCGGATACGGCGGTTGGGGATATGGTGGTTGGGGTTACGGCAGTGGTGCCGCAATTGCTGGTATGGCAGTTGGTGGTCTACTTGCTGGTGCTATGATGGCACAGACCTATAGTTATCCGTATGCTTATGGTGCACCTGTTTATGGTGCTTATGGTGCTGGATACGGTTATGCACCTGTAGCGGTTCCTGCCTATCGGGCACCTGCCGTCAAAAAGCAAATCATCATTCGCAATAGTCCGGGCGCCCGTGTCTATGAAGAAGATGATATCTTTGGTGGTTGGTAATATGTGTTACTTCACTATCACCTCCGATATCCAAAACAAAGAGGGCCATACATTGGCCCTCATGATCATTGATGCTGATAATGAAGAATATGCTAAACGTGAGTATATCAAAACATTCAATCTACCAAGTTTTGATATACAGGAAGGCATCCACATATCAGACGGGTTTGCGGATCTAGTAACCGCACCTATCAAAAAACTAATCACAAAACATAAAAGCGGTAACTCCGATGTATCATTAGTTAGTTACTGCAATTCAGTCCATACCAAGTATGAATAATGATAAGAGAAATTATACATGATGATCTTCTGATCAAAAAACTAAATCTGAATACCGCCCAAATAAAATCGGATTGTTATAGATTGAATGGTGTATTACAACGATTCGATCCAAAAAATATGGATTATGGTGGTGCCCGATTTAGTGAAGATATGATGTTGTCGGTTTCAAATTCGGCAAGACTATGGAAGAAATATAATACCTTTTTCTATCCATACGATGGTTTACACCAACTATACAAGTCAATCAGAGAGACTTTTTATGAGGTTAAACCAAAAGAATATAATGGAAAATATTATATTCAATCTTGGATGAATTTCTATACCCGAGGACAATTCATAGACTGGCATTCTCATTCTAATACAGAAGATAGGCAGTTTATGAGTGGATATTATTGTGTATATGGCGAACCTTCTCATACAACTGTAAGATATAATGACGATAAAACATATGACATAGATAATATAAATGACCATCTGGTCTTTAGTAAAATGGGTGGAAAATTTGTTCACAGTGAACATAGAACATGGCCTTGGAATCAAGATGAACCAAGAATTTCCATAGCATTTGAAATCTTACACACAGAAGGAATTGAACATCACTTTCCTGAAAATGAAATGATAAACCATTGGGTACCAATCTAGGAGAATGAAAATGCGACATATTATGATCTTTGCGGCCGTCTTTACTGTTTCTTTCGGACTTACACAATATGTTCTAGGTGAGGAATTCAAGAAGAAAGAAGATAAGAAAGAGGACATGATATGCCTTACTAATGCAGACCTTGATAAGACCATGACCGAAAAGGGGTATGACATACTGCTAAATATGACAAACAGTGAAGGTGTTGTCGAATCGATTTGGACCGCTGGTCAATCTATTGCTATTACTGCCGCTGTTCCCAATGAACAGAAAAGTTGCTTACTTGCTACAATGTCTAGTGTGACCTATAATCCTAAGGCTATCGAAGAAGTCTGGGAAACATATAAGAAGCAGACTAAGCAAAGAGACATTTAACAGAGGAAGAATAAATGGCTTGGGGATATCATCTAGTCCTTGACTGCTATGACGCAGACAAGGAACTAATTACTAGCAGCACCAACATTGCTGCATTTGCTAAGGCGCTAGTGAAGCGCATCAACATGAAGGCCTATGGTGAACCCCAGGTCGTTCATTTTGGAGAGGACGATAAACTGGGTTATACATTGGTTCAGTTGATCGAAACATCAAATATCGTAGCACATTTTTGTGACGACACTGGCAACTTTTACCTCGATGTATTCTCATGTAAACCATATGAGAATGCCGTGGTAATTGAAACAGTAAAACAGTTCTTTGCTCCTAAGAGGATCACAGACAGGTACTTAGAAAGAGAGTAAACGATGAAGAGGTTGGACTTGGATGAAGTTAGAGACTTTATCGAAAATACCTCCGAGTCCACCCACATTTACATTGGTGCTGACTCGGAGAGACACAAGCGGCACGGTATATGGTGGGCAGACTACGCAACCGTAGTTGTTGTCCATTATGATGGTAACCGTGGTGCTAAGATTTTCGGTGAGATTGTTACTGAAAGGGACTATGATCAGTCTCGTGATAAGCCTCGTATGAGACTTATGAATGAGGTAATGAAGGCAGCACAGATGTATTTGGACTTGGCCGAGTCTATTGGTGATAGAAAGTATGAAGTTCATATTGATATCAATCCAGACTTCAAGCATGGTTCATCGTGTGTAATCAATGAAGCGATGGGATATATCAAAGGCATGACTGGTGTTACGCCTAAGGTAAAACCATCTGCATGGGCGGCATCCATTGCGGCAGATAAATTTCCAAGTTTATAACGCCGGCGCCTAAATACTATTCCACAAGGCAGTCATATTGCCTTGTGGTTAATCGCCGCTGACCACGGATGTAATGGCAGCGGCACCCACTCCTCCTCGTCAGACTTCGGTCTAAATCAATCCCACATTTCATTAATCTTTCGTTTACTGTGGAGTATTGTGCGTGGAGGCATAACAGAAAGGTACTAAAATGAAGAAGGTTTTATTTGCTTTCATTACAGTCCTTGCTTTGACGGGGACCGTAGAAGCAAGAAGCCGCTATTCAGCGCCATCCGTTGCTGAGGAAACCGATCCTATCTCCACCATTCTTGGTGGTGAGGATTGGAGTGTCTCGCCCCAGCCACGTTTCAAGAATAAGAGACAAGCCATGGCGTATAAGCAGGAGCAAGAAGATCACTGGGGTTTCGGTCATGCTTCAAACTCCTTAGTCGCCCTCGGCTATGACTTGCAGCGTAGAGGGTTCCGTGTATCGGAACACCCAAGATTTGGGGGAGTCCATCATGTTCATCATGGTTGGGCACACTACGCAGGCCGTGCCATCGACATCAATGTGGGTCGTGGCGTGGTTGAAGCACGTTCTGGATATGCAGGTAGATTTGATCATCTTGCCAATGAACTAAGAGCAGAAGGTTATACGGTGTTGTGGCGAGTAGCCGGACACTTTAATCACATGCACGTCCAGCGATAATAAATAGAGGGCGGAGAGAAATCTCCGCTCTTTTTTGTAATGGATTATGAATGTCTGATATATCATTCAACTACCTCAAAAGTCTATTTGATGAACAGAATTGGGATATTGGAGTTCTAACACCAGAGAATTTTCATAGAACAAATTTACATCCTGTAAAAATAAAATTACATAATATCTTTGTCGAAGATTATAGCAACCATATTCATTTTAGATATGAAACAAATGCTTTAGTTGTTATCAGACACGGTCACACATGGGATTATACACACTATGATGAGGCCTTAGATATACTGGAGTCAAATGGTGTTTTGGAAAAACATCCAAATTGTATGGTATACACAAATTTTAAAGAAGCTGCCATATTATCAGGACTAGGTGTAAGAGCAAAAAACTCTTTGATTTACAGTTATAAATTTGGTTTTGATTGTCATATTGCTGTCATAAGATTTTCGGATAATATTGTAGACTTACCAGAAAACAAAAGAATAAATTATAAAATATGGAATAGATGTATCGGTTGTGATGATTGTGCGAAAGCATGTCCAGTAGGCGCTATTCATAATAGTGATAAAAATCCTTTTGCATGGTGGATAGATTCACCTAAATGTGACAACTTTATTGGTCTTAACAATCACCCAAGAATACCATCAATCAAAGAGTTTTGGCATAAAAATGTATATCCCGAAATTGATAAACAAAAGATAGAATCGATAACAACAACAGAAATTGCTGGACTACCTTTTGAACAAGGTGGGTTGAATGACATGCCTTGGGATAAAAATGGTTATTCTTATGATGGACAGGTAGTCAGAAAGAATGGTGAACCAGTTAATATTCCTGTTTGTCGAGAATGTATTTCACAACCAAGATGTAGTAAATGGAATGGTAATTATCCTTACGACGACATACCGGATCATGGTAATGGTGTAAACATCGTAGACATGGCAAAACATAAATAGGTCTATGACTATTGAAATGAACAATGTGTGGGCCCGTCGAAGAAGGGTCTCCTTAGAAAGAATGAAGATTTGTGAAAGTTGCGAACACCATATAAAGACTACAAACCAGTGTGGTAAATGTGGTTGCTTTCTAAGTGGTAAAACTATGTTCATGAGTTCCAAATGTCCCATAGATAAATGGGATAAACACATAGAGAAAAAAGATGGATGAAGTAGTAGAAAGAGCAAAAGTCCTATTAGGTAATATGTTTGTGTTCTATATGAAGGCACATGCATATCACTGGAACTATATCGGCGATAACTTTCCACAGTATCACGAGTTCTTTGGTGACTTATACGAGAGTGCCCACGACGAGATTGATGTGATTGCCGAGCATATCCGACAAATGGATAATTTTGCTCCAGCATCCCTGGCCCGTATGATTGAGTTATCAGAGATAAAAGAAGATACACAGATTGTCAAGCCAGAAAAGATGTTCAAAAATCTATATGATGCCAATGAAACGGTCTTGGCCTGCCTTGATGAATGTTACAGACTAGCAGGTGAACAAAAGGCCTGGGGTTGGCAGAATTATGTCCAAGACCTAATCACGGCCCATCGTAAACACCGTTGGATGCTAAAGGCAACTATGGGAGAAAAATAATGGCGTTTCTATTCCGCAATTACTGGCCACAACCGGCGCCAGGTTATCTATCAATTCATAACTTTGGTAATGGTGCTGATGGAAAACCATATTCATTCATGGTCTGGAATTCCGGAGACAATCGCCATTTCTATCAAGAAGATTACCATGATAATAAGTGGACTTCCACATGGGTCATGGATTATCTCGGTGAAAAAGGTGTAACTGAAACTGCCGATATCTATCCTCGCCGTGCATATCAATTCTGGACACAGTATAGAACCACAGCATTTACCAAAGGTAAAGAAATCTTTTGGGGTGGTGTTCAAAATATTGGCGATGAGTTCAATGCACCAATTGAAATCGATTCTATTGCTTCTACCAAGTTTGAAGCACCTGCTAAAGGTAATCAAAGAGTAAAGTTTGCTAATCAATATAACTATCTACTAGGTCATACCGACGTGGTCGAGATTGAATATGACCAGTCATTCAACGGCGGTAAGGCCGCAGGTTGGAGAGCATGGCACGCCCGTGCCGTAGGAATTATCCAGATCCAGTGGCGATATGACGGTAAAGATATTGGCGGAACCATTCCTGCCACGGTTTCTACAGTCAAAGGAAAGATAGTCAACAAGTATCCTCAGTTGACTTCCTAAACTCCCTCGTATATAATGATATTATGAAAAATGTGAACGTAGGTATTCTCCATACACTAGCGAAAGTGGCTGCTGCTAATCCCGGTCTAAGGGAAAAGTTTGCGGCCGCTGTCGTTTGCCGTAACCGTATCGTGTCTATTGGCATCAATAGTATGAAATCCCATCCCATGCAAGCCAAGTATTCCAAGAATGAACATGCCATCTTCCTACATGCGGAAGTGGCTGCTATCAAGAATGCCTTGCGTGAAATGGATGTCGATGATCTTTCTAAGTGTGACCTGTATATCGCACGAGTAAAGAAAGAGAAACCGTTTACCAAAAAGTTTGTATGGGGTTTGTCTAAGCCGTGTCCTGGTTGTGCCAGAGCAATCGCAGAGTTTGGCCTAAAGAGAACGATATACACTTGCGATGATGGTGATTATGAGGTGGTGAAATGAAGATCGAAGGATATGTAATCTGCTGCCCTATCAAATTTGGGGACCATCCGTGGTACCCTCGTGAACATACTTTTGCCAGGACGGCAACAGAAGCATGGGCTCTTTTTATGAATATTCGTCCTGATGATATAGAATGGGATCGTAAGATAACACGATGGGTCAACCTCGGATATTGTCCGAAAAAGACAACGATGGAGGTCACATGGTAATGCAAATCATAGAAAAACCTATGGCCCATACAAGCAATCTCAATAACGGATACACCATTGGTATAACGACCAAAAAGAACTCCGAGATATTGGATGTATATTGTCGAGAAGGTGGTAACCTCTATATGACCATGTTAGAAGAAGGTGATATATCGGTTGTTCGTACCTTCATAGCAACCGCAGCATATCAAAATATGGATTCTATACAACAAAAACCTTTTAGGTTTATCACAAGAGTAGAAACAACACAACCGAGTTGGTGGACTCCAGCACATGGTCCATTCTTTCCTTCTAACTACTATATCTTTGAGGTGTTACAATGAACGAGACAATGGAAGAAAAACTGGCACAGTCTCTATTTGAGCGTGGTGCTGAAAAGTGTTTTGATAAGAATACCCGTGTTGCCTTCTGTAAGAAGTATCTTATTGACCAGGGTATTGATATTAATCCGCCGAAACCGGTAACGCCAAACTATTCTTTACAAGACCTACAAAACTTTGGTAGAGAAGAAACATATACCTTTACCGCACGGGAAACAGTAGATCATCATGATTTGAATATGGTAACACATAAGACCGCACTAATGCATAATGTAAAGGCCGATCTTGTGAATAAACTAATGCATGAACTTGTAAAAAATGATATGATCTATTTTGAAGAAATGAAAAACTATGCTATGGATAGCGTAGAGGTATATGCCGGCATCAAAGCAGCAAAGTGGGATAAGCGATGACCAATCTACCATGTAAAGATTGTAAGTATTGTAAGCCCAGTTGGTTCCCATCTATATTCAATCACTATGAGTTTGCCACATGTCATAGACCCGGTAACTACACAACCAGCACCGTGTCAGGTCATCTAATATATGAAACATCTTTCTGTGATATTTCCAGAAAGTATGATCATATTTGTGGTGTTGAAGGTAAACATTTTGAACCGAAGCGTAGTAAAGAGGTTCAATACTATGACATTTATGAGAAGAAAAAGAAGGACAAAGAAGTCCTGAAAAAGATGTTCTCTGACCTCAAAAAGGCCAATGCCAAAGTATATGAGTCTCTTGATTGTTATATGCTGCCCGATAAACCCGGTCACTTTTCACTGAAAGACCTGAAAGAAAAATACCTAAGTGGTGAAGTATCACAGGTAGAAAAAGAACTACAGGATAAACAGAAAGAGTTTGAGAACGCTATTACCGCACAGGTGAGAACCGAAGTAAAGAAAGATGCTGCCACTCTTATTCGTAAGAAGTATAAGGGTCAGAAGTTGATTATGGAAAAGCCAGAGTCTCTGGCCAAACTGATTGAGGACATGAAATGACAAAAGAAATTCGTAGATATAAAGTGGATACTTTTGATGACCTTGGTGCCGCCAACTTTGTCAGGGTAGACCTACCAAAAGGTGCCAAGATTATCGGTGTATCACATACATGGCCGCATGACGGTGGTAAGATACAGATTCATGCTATTGTAAACCCAGAACATAAATTAAAAGAACGATGGCTCGCTATCTATTGTGAAGAAGTTCCAATGGAAGATTATGAAAAGAAAACATTTGAGTATATCGGGATGGTGAATGGTCCCCGCCTCTATCACGTTTTTGAGGTACATGACTGATGGCCATCAATATTCCAAATATGAAAGGTGCCTTGGGTGCCGGTCTCGGCCAAATCGGGCAGGCCTCTGTCAGTGCTACGGGCGCAACCGGCGCCGTGAATAATGGTGGTTATGCTGTTCATACCAACGGAGCCCTTGCACCAATAAATCCTTCTTTCGGAGATTTGTGGTCTGATAGTAATGACGGACTTATAAAAGTCTATACGCAACAAGGTTGGGTACCAGTCAGTGGTAGTGTGTCTGCTGCCAGTATCAATGCTATCAACCCAGGCAATCTTACATATGGTAGTGCAACTCAATCAATCTCAGTCGCACAGCCATCTACTACAAGTGTTATCTCCATTGAAACTAAAGTCGGTAGAGTTGGTGTCAATATTGAAACAGGTGATATTACTATTCCACCGGGCATTGGCCGTGACGTAGCCGCTCGTGAGTTTTGGTTGGGATTTCAAGAACACTTCCGGCCTGCCAATACGGCAAAGTATGAGAAAGAGATTGAGGATTTGAAAAGAGAGGTTGCCAACACTAAAAGTTCGGCCGTCTTATTGAAACAGGTAAGCGAGAAAGAGGCCAGCAAAAGAGTTGCCGAGAAGATCAGAAAGAAGTATAATGGTGAGAAATTCATCATGGTTAAGCCGGAAGACCTAATCAAGTTTATTGAGGAAGCATAATGAGACTAAAGACTCCTTTGAGATATCCTGGTGGTAAGAGTAAGGCCATGAATAAAATGGCACCTTACTTTCCACCAACGGATAGTGTAAAGCATTATAGAGAACCGTTCCTCGGGGGCGGTTCTGTTGCCTTATGGATGACTCAAAACTATAACCCAGAAACCGTATGGGTCAATGACCTATACTGGCCTCTCTATAACTTTTGGCATCATTTGCAAAAGGTACCCACCCTGTTGTCGGATGAATTGAGAGAGGCCAAACTGGAGAATAGTACCGAAGATAAGGCCAGAATACTATTTGAGGTCAATAAAGAAATACTAAATGATCCAGATGAAACACCTTTCGCAAAGGCAAAGGCCTTTTGGATTGTCAATAAATGTTCTTTCTCCGGTCTTACCGAGTCCTCGTCATTCTCCAAGATGGCCTCTAATGGTAACTTTACTCTGAAAGGCATCGAGGATCTAAAAGAGTATGGTAAGATTATCAAAGATTGGAAGATCACCAATGTATCATACGAGGAACTATTGTCAGGTGCTGATGACGATACATTCATCTATCTTGATCCACCATATGAGATTGGTTCAAATCTATATGGTAAGAAGGGTAACATGCACAAGGGATTCAGTCACGAGATATTTGCTCTTGATTGTCGCAAGCCCACACTTGCTAACATAGCAATCTCTTATAATGCCGACCAGTCAGTGAAAGATCGTTTCCCAGAATGGAATCAGCATGACTTTCCATTGACCTATACCATGCGGTCAAACTCGGCCAACTATCGTAAGAACCAACCAAAACGTCTGGAACTGTTGCTTACCAATTACGACTAAATATAAGAGAAATAAACTCTTATTGAGGTCCTATGGCAGCATCAGTTGAAAGATCGGAAATTATGTTTGCGGCAGCAATGTTCTTTAGCATTACTGAATTGAAGGCTGCTGTCAAAGATATCAACAGTCTCACCAAGTTCATAACGCAAGTAAAAAAGATAGCAAACTCTAGTGTCCAGTATGGAAGTCCTTCCATCAAGACAAGTTTTATCAAAACAATAGATACAACTCCAGGATCACTAGATGATCTTGCTAGAGGTATATCTGGTGCTATTGGTTTCAAAGGTGTATTACCTGCATCACAAAAGAATGCCGCACCTGCCGGTGTCTATATGACAGGTGATGTTTGGCCAAAAGAGGTGCAAAAATTCCAGATCAGCGCCTACGGATTCTCCTCATATAATTCTTCCGATATTATGCTAAAGTATGGTAAGAAATACTATGGCGTTTCGCTAAAGAAAAAGAATGCCGCACAGGCACAGGACCCAACAATCATCAATAAAGTTTTCGACTCCGTTCTAAATGCCGGTAACCCACAGACTGTTTCTAAAACAATGAAAAGAGGAACAGCAAAGAACGCCAAAGGTGCCGTCAAAGAAAATCAGGATTCATTTGCCCTCATTCGTGCTGAAATTGATACAGCAAAGAAAGAATACTTTGCCAATCTGGTTGAACAGGCCATTTCTAAAGGTATCTTGGATAAAAAAGATATCAAAGGTTATTCGCCTGCTGCTTTGAGAGATAGAGATAAAAAAATTGAACTTCTCTATGAAGCAAAGGGTCGTGATACTAAAAAATTCCCCGATACATATATCAATACCAAAGGTTGGGCCAAGGCACCAAGAGCAGTCTGGGAAGATAAAACTCCTTATGACGTTGACCGTGCAGGACTTAGAGATCCAAATTCTATGCGTTCATTCGTCAATAATGATCTTGGTAAAGAAGGCAATGCCCTTTGGGGTAAATATGTCGAAATTATGAATAGAGACGGAAATGCCGCATTGTTTGGTGAGTCTCTAATCAATCTTGTTCTAAAGACCAAAATGTATGATGAACTTACCAAGAAAGATATTGATGAAAATGAATTTGCTTTCTTTCTTGTTACAGGTATCGGTAAAGTATCAAAGACTGCCGTATCATTTTCACCTGCCAATGTTATTTCACTAAAGACCGTTCTATGTGGTCTAAGCAGAATTGAAAACAAATATAAAAAGTCCAATTATGTTGTTGAGATTGATGCTAACAGAAGAAAGGCATCATTAGAAGCCAACAAAAGAAAAGGTGCCGAGGACGAGGAGTCAGGTGCTGCCAAGGTTTTCTTCAAACTAAGAAGAGGTAATCTAAATATTCTAAATTTGGAACTTAGATATAAAGGCAAGTTCTCTCCTCAACCACAATTTTTTGCTACAATCGACCACGAGTTCAAGGAACTGTTGTCAAAAGAATGTAACCTGAAAGTCTAAAATGATCCGACTCAACCAATATCTCAAAGAAGCAGCAGCCGAAAAAGACCGTCATCTTACTCACATTGAAGATGCCGTATTGGAAGGTGGTGTAGCGGGCACCCGTAACGCAATCAACTTTCTAATCTCATTGAAAGATATGTTTGCCATCAAGGACGAGAATGACCTGTTATCCGAGGCACTTATCCTTAGAACCAAGTTCGATGGTGCGCCGGCACTATATGCTGGTATCAATCCTGAAAATGGTAAGTTCTTTGTTGGTTCTAAATCTATATTTGCTAAAAATTCCAAACTGAATTACACCGAGGCCGACATTCGTGCCAATCATACTGGCGGTCTTGCTGATAAACTATCGCAGGCACTAAAATATCTCCCTGCACTAGGTATCAAAGGCATCATTCACGGTGACTTTATGTTCTCTAAGTCTGACCTCAAGACAGAGACCATTGATGGTAAGAGATATATTACTTTCAGACCAAACACCATTACATATGCCGTACCTGTAGACTCCGCTATGGCCAAAGAGGTAATGGCTGCACAGATGGGTATTGTGTTTCATACATCATATTATGGTAAAACTATGGACACATTACAGACACACTTTGATGTTGATATCAGTGGTCTAAGAAAGAATAGAAACGTTTGGTTTAGATCAAACAAATTCTCCGATGTTACTGGTCGTGCTACACTAACCAAGACCGAAAACGCTAAACTTACCTCATTACTATCACAAGCAGGTTCACTATTCAGGTCCATCCCTGCCAGCATGTTCAATGAGATTGCTTCCAATTCCACATACCGTATTGACATTATGACTTTCAATAACCAGAAAGTCCGTGCTGGTCAGTCATATGGTAAAGGATATACCGCAGAACTTATAAAGTGGGTTGGTGATAAATATACCAAGCACATAGAAACTGCTAAGATGCCTGCTACCAAACAAAAGCGAATCCAAGAAAGAGATATGATTCTCCGCTGGTATCGTCAACATGCTTCTCACCTCAAAATGATTTTTGATTTACAGAGAATATTGGTAGAGGCCAAGATGCTACTCATTCACAAGTTCAATCAGGTGAATGATCTTGGCACATTCTTACATACTGCCGACGGTGGTTATAAAGTAACCACACCAGAAGGATATGTGGCAGCATGGTCCACAGGTGGCGATGCAGTCAAATTGGTTGACAGAATGGAATTTAGTCGTGCAAACTTTTTGGCGGTGAAAAACTGGGGTAAATAATGAAAATACACCAAATTTTGATAAATGATGATAATAATATTCCTAAAATTTTACCTAAAATTACTGAAAGATGTTGTGACAGTGTTAGAGAATGTATTCCAGGAGATTATCATTTATATTCCGGAAAAGAGATAGAAGATATACTACTTAATAATTTCTCAGAAGAAGTTTATCTTTCCTATAAAAAATTGAATCCGTATGCCTTCAAATGTGACTTAGCCCGAGCATGTCTTTTATATTTGTATGGAGGTGTATATGTTGATTTACATATCCAAATGATGTCAGACATTGATATGGAGTTTTTTGAAAAATACAACTTCTGTGCTCCTAGGGCCCATTTTGATTGGCAATCACAAGGGTTAGTAGTTCAAAATAATTTTATGATTGCAAAACCTGGTGCCGTAATCTTAGAAAGATTAATTCAGAACATTGTTCATAATTGTCGTGTAGAATACTATGGTCACGATGTGACCTGTATATCTGGAATGTTTTTATTGGGAAAATTATATAGTGAAGTCATACTAAAAGAAAAAGAAGAAAATATGTATTTGTTTGCTGATATTATAAATATTACACCAGATAGACAAAAAAGAAGATATGCATTAGTATCGAATTTTGGTGATCTGATCGGCGTCATACAAAAAGGTAAAGATATTAGAGAAACTGGACTCACCGGAGTAAATTGGTTGACTGACTTTGGAAATGACAGGAACGTTTATAACACAAATATAAAAATATAAAAATAGTCTAATATTAGGAAGAGTAATGAAGAAAATAAAAGAACACTGTGGATGCGAAACAGGACATCCAGAGACTAAACCCGTTCCTGTTGTTGCAACAATCAAGAAGATTGTAAAGCAGTCAAGGAAAAAACAAAAACTAAATAACTAATATAAACCCGCAGAGGGAGAAGAATGAAAAAGATTGTATTCACATTTGGCCGTTATAATCCGCCAACCACAGGCCATGCAGAACTAATTACATATGCGGTAAAGTTAGCACAGAGAAAAGGTGCCGAACACCGTATCTATACCTCCCAATCACATGATCCGTCCAAAAATCCACTTTCACCACGAGAGAAAATGACGTTTCTTCGTCAGATATTCCCTGGTGTAAATTTTGTGGATGATCCAAAGATGAAAACCGCATTTGCTATTGCTAAGAAACTAGCAGATGAAGGTTATGAAGATGTTACATTTGTTGTCGGTGACGACCGTGTTCAAGAGTTTAGAACATCACTTACTAAGTATGTAAAACCAAGAACCGCCAAAGATTTCAATCCAAAGATTCATTATCCATTCAAACATTTTGAGGTCGTGTCATCAGGTGCCCGTAAGAAGGGAATTTCTGGTACCGATCTTCGTGCAGCCGTTCGCAAGGGTGACTTTGCCACATTTGCCAAGGCATCTGCCGCCAAAGATAAGACCCTAGCACGAAAGATATTCACCGCCACTCGTGCCTTTCTAAAAGAAGATACCAGTGGTATGACAAGAAAAGAATTTCATGACAAGTTGATGTCATTCGTTGACTTTACTTGTGCCCATCTTGGTATCGATGAAAGACCAAAATTTCAATACATGGGATCAGATGAAAGTGGAGATAAGAATCCAGTAAATCAACCATCATTTGCTTCTTATTCACCTGGTGAAAAATTGGTTAGAGTTGCAACTAAGAACCGTCATCCGATGGATATCTTCCGTTCAGTAGCACATGAGTTGGTTCATCATAAGCAGAACCTTGATGGTCGTCTTGGTAAAGATATCAAGAAAGAAGGTGCCACCGGTTCTAAGATTGAAAACGAGGCCAACGCAGATGCCGGTAAGGTAATGCGTTATTTTGGTAGTTTGAATCCAAGTTATTTCGATATGCAGTATGTGACCGAAAAGGCCATCATTCTTGCTGGAACACCAGGTTCTGGTAAAGATAAGATTCTAAAAGAGGCAATTCTACCATGTGGATTTACAGAGGTAAATGCTGACGAATTTCATAAGATTACATTAGAAGGTAATGTAGTCATCAATGGTTCATTCGATTATGATAAAGCAAGAGGTATCAAGGAGTCACTTGATGCCAGAGGTTATGAAACTATTATGGTATTTGTCAATACCAGCAACGAGGTATCAAAACTAAGAAACGAGGCTCGTGCTGGAAAAGGCCGTGTCATTGCAGAGAATGTCCGCTTTGGTAAGTGGAAGTCTGCACAAGACGCACTAAACAAATACGACCAGTTATTTGAAAAGGTCATTGAAGTCAAGAATGACTTAGACCTAAACCAATCCGAAAAAGTTATTCAGGAAACATACCAAAAACTAATTGACTCGGTAACATCCGAGATTGATGAATTTGTTACAACTGATAATGATCGTAAATTCCAGGCTATGTTGGAGGGATATACTGACTTCTCTCCAAACAATAGAAAGGTTTTGGTTGGTGGTGCAGGTAACTGGGGAACCCAGAAACTAACAGATAGATATGCACAAGACACCCCAGGTCAAGAACCTGGTCCACCCAAACCTATGAGAGTATTAGATTTGAAACAGAAAACAGTAAGAAGCCCATCTGCGGCACCTATTGGTGCTGACAGAATAGGCGATGAAGCAGGCCTTCCAAAAGGACCTGGATTCGGTGATAATCAAGCAATTGATTTAACCGGTCTTGATAGACAGATTAGCAGACAAAGACTAGATCGTTGGATGCAGAGTGAAGAAACCAAAAAGCGTTTCAAGGCACGTTATGGTTCTCTTTCAGAACAAAAGATGAAAGAGACTGCCGAAAAGTTGGTGAGAATGGAGAGTTTAGACGATCCATACTCAGGAACTATGTCATCGGTACCTGCAACCACTGGAAATGATGATGTTCGACAAAATGCTACAGCAGCAGAATTTGAAAAGAAATCATTATTTGGATCCAGAAGAAAAAAGAAATATACTAAATAATAGGATTACATTATCCAATTCAACTTACAAGGAAAACTAAAATGTTTGGAAACAACCCATTTCTAACCAAGAAGGACCCTCTAGTTCAAGCGGTCATGGAAGCAAGAAAAGATGGCGACATGCGCCGTGAAGCCGAGGCCCTTGTCAACGAGGAGTTTGGTGTATATTCTCGCAAGGCAGTTGTTAGAGAGCAACTAGCAGCATATGATGCCAGACTAGAAGAAGCCTATAAGTGCATGAAAGAAGGTAATAAAGAGAATAAAGAAAAGAAGAAAGAGCATGAAGAAAAGACTGGCATGGAACACATCAAAAAGATGGGCGGATTCCCAGGTCAGTCACCAAAGAGAACTGCTCGTGAACTAACAAAAGAAGGCAATGATGGTAATCTTGCTAACAACTATCCTCCATATGACAAAGTTACCCGTGGTGACGTTGTTGCTGGTCGTCTCGGTAAAGACCAGATGGGTGGCAAGAAAAAGATGGGCGAAGGCCTTGACGTTGTAAAAAGAGATCCATCAGTTCAAGGTTCAGGCGACGTTACTAAGTCTGCTCCTAAGGAAGATCCATCAACACCTAAGTCCTATCCAGGTGCAGCATCTTCACTAACACCAGGCAATCCAACCACACAACGTATGCAGAATGTGGTCAAGGAAGATGAACAGATTGATGAAGTTTCAAAGAAGGCTGCTATCTCTGCTTATAGAGAAAAAGAAGCACAAGAAAGAGACACCAGCAAACTACATGGTCTAATCAAGAGAAAGTTTGGTAAAAAGACTGCACATAATGCCGAACGTGCTGGCGCTCAATCATCTGTAGGTCTAGTTCGCCGTGGTGAAGATCGTGGTAAAGAAGATTCCATTGCCCGTGATCGTCGCCATCCAACAGACAGAATGACAAAATCTGGTAAGGTTCATAAGCAAGATACTGCCACACTAAAAGGCAATATCAAGCGTCGTCTTGGTTCACACACCAAGCCAGGTCATCTACCAGAAGAAACAGTAAATGAAGCCGCATATTCTGCCAAGGCTGCCCGTGCTGGTAAAGACATTGGTAAGCCAGGCAAATCATTCAAGATGATTGCTAAGAAGGCCGGCGAACGTTATGGTTCAGAGGAACGTGGTAAGAAGGTAGCAGGTGCTATCCTTGCCAAGATCCGTGCCAAGCACATGAAGGAAGACCAGGGTTTCTAGGCGCACCGGGAACGGGTAAGTCGGTAAACGAACTAGCAATGTCGATGCCACCTAACGTCGAAATGCCTGTTCCAGGTGTTCGTCGTCAGGCAAGCGCATCGCAGCAAAGACTACAGGGTAATACTTATCGTGCAGGTCAGAGTTTTGCGTCACAAGGCACAACTGTAAAATCAGGTGGTGCTAGAATGGGTTCCAGTTTCGGTACAATGAAACCAACCACAACTGACGTAAAGAGAAATATCTCTAACCGATTCAACCCAAGTTTTAGTCAGCAAGCTACTGGATCAATGAAACCATCCTCAGTTGGTGGTTCTACATCATTCTCACAGGGTGGTAGTCAAGTAGCACAGAAGATGGCAAAGTCATCACCAAGTCAAATGGTGACCAAAATGAGTGGCGCCGGCCGTGCCGCTATGGCCACACCTAAGGCTACTGTGGCGGCCGCCAGTTCTGTTGCAAAAGGTATAGCAGCAAAGGTGGCAGGTCGTGCCCTTGGTGTTGCTGGTCTTGCAGTTCCAGATTCCACTAAGACCGAACCAGGTAATCCTGTATTCCGTAAAACAGATACAGGCAAGACACAAGTTGCAGGTTATCGTTCATCAACTACACCAAGTGCATCTGTCAAGAACACACAAACTGGTATGGTTGGTTCTATGTCAAGACGTGGAGAACTAGCACCTTCTGTCAAGAATCAGGAACTACCTTCTAAGATTGCTCCTGTCCAGACAAAAGAACCTGGTACAATGTCTGCTCCTGTTGCTAAACCAGCGGCAGCACCAAAGACAGAACCATCTTCTTTCAAGCAGGCCTTCTCACAGGCCCGTAAGGAAGCAGGATCAATGGGTGCTAAGTCAACTGGCCAATTCAAATGGACAAATCCAAAAACTGGTGAAACTGGTACATATCAGTCAAACATTCGAGGCAAAGGAACTGCAAAGGCACCAGAAGAAAAGTTTGTGCCTATGTCACAGCAAAAGGTGACAAGTGTTGGTAAGTCATCAACACCTGCTACTGCTTCTTCTGCAACTAAGGCAGACACAGCACCAAAAAATGTTTCGACTGATCGAGCATCATATGGTCCTGGTAGACAAGGTCTAACAAGAGTCGCCGGCCTCACTACAGCTGGCACTTCTTCTGGATCTCTTTCACCAACACCTATCAAACAACAAGATACTGGCATGAAGGCAGCGGAAAAACCTGACACATTTAGTAGTGTTAGACTTAATCCAGAAAGAACACCTACTACCACTACAAGAGTGCCAACAGGTGTTCCGGATATTGCAGGATCAGCAGCTAAACCTAAAAATGCCACAAGTGACACTGGTGGGTTTATTTCACAGAATAAACCACCTGAAACCGCACCTGCTCCGGCACCAGAGGTGAAGGCTTCTGTTACTGCGGCACCTGAACCATCTTATTCTGCTGATAGTCCTGCCGGCAAGGCATGGGCCAACAGAGGTAAGTTTGGTGGTACTCAGCAAGAAGAAAAGAAGATGGTTGCTGAAAGTTATGTTTCAGTGGGTGATAATAAATATAGGATCGTATAATGAAAAAGAAACCCGACAGCAAGAAGATTGCCAAGGAAGATACAAAGGTGGCCTTGCAAAAGGCCGCCGATAAAAAACTAATAAACCCAGGAAAGACCCAGACTGGTCAACCTGCGGATCCTGTAGTTCAGAATCCCGAGGTCCCAGGCGTAGTAGGTCAAACTTACAACTAAAAGGAAAAGAACAATGCCACTATGGGGTAATAAAGACAATGCTGCCAATTCAGACATTGCAGCCGTAATCCAGTATAACAGAGCATCAACCTCTGCTAACCAGTCTGCTCTTTATAAGAACGTAACTGCTAATGCTTTCATCACAAATGAAATCGTTGGCCAGTTCGCCGTTGATACAAATGAAGCACAGGTCAACAAAGACATTCCACACTCTGGTTGGGTTCTTCGTAAGGAAGGCACCGGTCTCCGTGCTGGTCGTATTACCTACGAAGTTCTTGTTGCTACAGGTTCAATCGCCACTGACGGTACAGACGATACACAGTTCCCAGATTATCGTCTAACAGTTACCACACAGCCAACAAGTAATACAAAATCGACAATTGGTAACCTAACCTTCACCGTTGCTGCTACATCAACACCATCAGGTGCTTCTATCAAGTATTACTGGCAGAAATACAATGGTTCTTCATGGGCCAATGTTGCAAACACAGGTGGTCAGTATTTCAACAATACATCACCAACATTTACTGCAAACAACCAGACCGCAAACGGCAACGTATTCCGTGCCCTAGTAACCGCAACTGGTGCAAACAGCGTAACATCCGGTTCAGCAACAATTCTTTACGTTGTATAATAAGGAGTGATGAACATGAAATCATTCCAAAAATTTATAAGTGAGGAAGTTCTTCCAACCGCAATGGTTCAGGATGGCAATTTTGATCTTCGTAACGAGGCAGTTCGTGATCAGATCAATGCCATTCTCTCCGGCATTTGTTCACGCTCTCATGTGACCCCTTACATTACTCTCCGTAAGGTGTCAAAGGCGTTGGCATATTTCAGTATCATTCTACCCAAGAAAACCTTCCTTGAAGGTCATAAGGGTATTGAGGTATATGAAATGGTACAGTTTGGTGAGAAGATGGGCATGAATGACTCCGGTGAGTTCATTCGTGAAGTACCAGAAAAGTATTACCTATTCTTTGATTATAGAGGTATGCTTGGTATGTTCTCATGCATGGCTAAGGTTGTTGATAAGGCCGAACTAGACAAGATGCTAGACATGGCCGAAATCACCATGAAAGAATGTGCCGATGACAAGGCAACCATGAGCCAACGTAGTGCTGAAAAGGAACCAATGCACGATGTTACCTCTGATGAAAAGAAGAAGGGTAACAAAGAAGCAGTAGCGGATTCCGAAAAGGGTCTAAACGAGGTATCATTAGGTAAACTTGTTCGTTATCGTAAAGGTGCTGAACAGGAACTAGGTGATATCAAGCATTTCAAGAAGAACCCAGGTCAATATCCTGCGGCCACTTCTGACGATGCCAAGGCCGCCGGCCGTAGAGAAAAGACCCGTGAAAAGGGTATCTCTCTAGCACATAAGAAGATGACAGGTAAAGCAAAGGTTGGTGCCTCTGCTCCTAAGCATCCTTATATGGAAGAAACTGTTGAAGAAGGTCGTATGCCTGCTTCTGTTATCAAGCATAAGCAGCGTATTGCCAACATGACACCAGAAGAAAAGGCTAAGAAGTTCGCTGGTAAATCAGAGGAACAACTAAAGTCTATGGCTCGTCGTCATGGTTATGGCAAGGACAGCAATGAGTATTCAAAGCATGGATCTTTTGAAAAGAAAGAACAGATTGATGAAATCAAGCAGAGTAAAGAAAAACGCTATGATGATATTATCAAAGCATTTAAGACTGCGCCAGGACAGGTAGGCGGTCAGTCAACTCGTGAACGTGACGCTGCTATCTCCAAGCATATGGGTGGAGATGTTCATAAAGGTGAAATCCGTCGTGCTATGAAAAGACACTTTCATACAAAGGGTCTTATGGAAGATGAACAGATTGATGAACTAAAGCGATCAACTGTAGCAAGATATGAAAAGAAGGCTGGTAAGCAACTAGATACATTAGTTGGTAAGGCAAAGGATCCATATCTTTCTGATCTTTCTCCAAAAGAAAGAAAGACTGCTAACAAAAGAGCCGCTGGTATACAAATGGCTATGAATAGACTAGAAGAAAAAGCACCTCCAGGTGCCAAGTTTGAACGTATGGTCAAACACATCAAGAAGGGTTATTCCAAGGACGGTCTAACCGCCAAGGAAAAGTCTATTGCTTTTGCAACCGCATGGAAGGCCAAGAAGAAAGAACAAATGGACGAAGCCATGGGTTCTGTCAAGAAGGCATCTGCTTTTCGTATCATGAAACGTAAGGTTTCTACCCAGGTGAAGGCCGGTCTTGGTGTTGAAGGTCCTTCTAAGACCATTCAAGTAACAGGTAAAAACGATCCAGAACGTAAAGTTCGTCGTATTTCCAAAGATAAGTTTGATCCCTCAAAGTATGTGAAAGTCTAATACTTGTGTGATGTTTAGTGATCTAAATGATGATAACTTTTTGATATACGCCGCCAAGGCCTATGACAAACCGCACATTATACAGTCAGAGTTTGAGGAAGACTTGAAGCGTATAAAGTATGTGAAAAGGTTATTGCGTAAGTATAGACAAACTGGAGACTTCAAGGAGAGGTTGGTGCTCAATCATGTCATCATCCTCTCCAATGTCTTTGGTGTAGAAGCAACCGTGAATATGTTATTTTTCAAAGTTGATCCAGAAGATTATCCCCTCCTCAAAACAATTCTTATATTTTTGAACTATATGCCTAAGAGATTGACTGTCTCGTTTGATAAATACAGTATAAGACAAGAAGAAATACTGGTTGATTTGGATATCGCCAATAGACTAAGGAACCTACAATGATTGACGAAGATGCTCCGACAAATAGTGCAGGCGGAGGTGGTATTGCTGGCATTGGAGTTGGCAGTCATGGAGAGTCTGGTGTATCTGTAAAGACCCAAAGAAAGATACAGAAAAGACAAAAAACTCCACCGACCTCTGTTATTATGGGTTACTTCCGTCGTAAGGCACCTGTTCTAGCGGAAGATACATTTGCTGGTGCTATGGTATTCGAGGTTTCACCATCTGTTTTCCATACTGCCAAGATGGAAAAGCGTAAGCACAAGACATGGCGCAAGTATCTGGAAGAGGATGATTGTCTAGCAGAGATTAGAGAATATGCTAACAAGAATCCAGGTCGCCCAATCATACTAAAGAATAAGAACACAGGCGAAATGACATATGCCAGATATGGCAAAAGGAGATAATAATGAGCATAATCATAACACCAGAATTGCTAAGAAAAGTTGCTGGTGCTCCAGTCAACAAAGAGGTTACAGAAGGCCTAGCAAAGTTCTTGCCTAAAGAAATGGAAAAGGCAGGTATTACAACGAAACTAAGAATTGCTCACTTTCTCGCACAATTAGCACACGAAAGCGATCATTTCAGAACAATGCGAGAATATGCTTCTGGTGCAGCATATGAAGGACGCCGTGACCTTGGTAATGTAAAAGCAGGTGATGGTAAAAGATTTAGAGGCCGTGGTCCTATTCAGATTACAGGCCGTTACAACTATGAAAAGTATGGCAAGAAACTAGGTATCGATCTAGTAAAGAAACCAGAACTGGCAGAGACCCCAGAGGTTGGTGTAAAGATTGCCGTGCAATATTGGACAGACAATGGACTAAATGCGCTTGCCGACAAGGATAATATTAGGGGTATCACCAAGCGTATCAATGGTGGTTACAATGGTCTCAATTCGAGAATAGCAATGCTGGAGAACGCAAAGAGAGCAATCAAAGCGGTCAGCGTTGCTTCTGTAGACCTCGATCAAGTAGGTCCACAGTTTATCCCCAAAGACTTTGCTTAAAGGGGTAGAAAGGAATGGAACTATCAATGTCCGATAATAACACCAACGACTTTGAACATGGAGTTGGTGAAGCCGTAACGAGACTACCACCTGTCATTACTGCTATTCTGGCGGTAGGCGGTCTGGTGGCTGCTTACTTCATGACCATTGGTGAGTTCAAAGTAAAGGATATGGAAATCCAGCAGAGGGTCATTTACCTTGAACAGAAGGTAGACCATATAGAAGAAACTATGGATACCATCAAGAACAAACTTGAGACTCGTATTCCTGTGGTTGATACCGACCGTCAGGATCTAAGAAAAGAAATTGACAGTCTCAAGGAAGTTATCCAACAGATGAAACCACTACTCAAGAACAAATAACACTTGACATAGTGTCAGGTGAATGATATAGTGTTGTTTATTATGTGTCAGGTGGAATATGTCCGTTTATATCGATAAGAAGTATATCTCTCTCCTCGCTCCTAGACTAAAACAGTTCAAGCAGCGGGGAGAGTTTTTATGGAACTTTAGATGTCCTGTTTGTGGAGATTCCTCCAAGGATAAGACAAAGGCCCGTGGTTATATCTATAAGAAGAAAGAAAACTTCTTCTTTATGTGCCACAACTGTCATTCGTCTACCACGTTCCAAAAGTTCCTAAAAGATGAAGATCCAATGCTATACCGTGACTATGTATTGGAGGCCTTTGTGCAATCCAATACCAGAAATAGTGTAAACGTTCAGGACTTTGTAACCAAACCGGTATTCAAACCTTTATTTCATGTACCAAGTTCTGATGCTTTGTTTGCTGCTGGTGCGGGTCGTATCAAGGCGTTACCACCAGAGTTCTATGCAAGAAAGTATCTTGAGGATCGTAAGGTATCTCTTATAGATATGTGGTTTGCGGCAGACTTTGCGGAGTTTGTCAAGAACCTTTACCCACACTATGAGAAAACACTATATAAGGAACCACGCATAATCATACCGTTCAAAGACAAGGACGGTAACCTTCTAGGCATCCAGGGGCGATCACTTGACAGACATGCGAAGATCAAATATATCACAATCAAAGGCGATGAAACTAACCCTAAGATTTTTGGCTGGGATAGATTGGATGCATTGCAAACTGTGTATGTGGTTGAGGGACCCATCGATTCTCTTTTCCTTACTAATTGCGTGGCTACTATGGATGCAGCATTATACGGTGCTCCTCGCATCTTAGGTCTTGACAAGAACTACGTTTTTGTATATGATAATGAACCTAGGAACAAACAGATTGTTTCTAATATGCGGAAAACAATCGAAATGGGATACAAGGTCTGCATTTGGCCTGATACCATAAAAGAAAAAGATATCAACGAAATGGTCCTGGCGGGTACCTCACCTGCTGCCATCCAACACATTATAGATAATAATACATACAAAGGATTATTAGCGACTATGAGAATGAACCAGTGGAGTAAATTATGACAAAGATGTTGAGATTTACTAATATATCCTCACATGAAACTTTAGACATGCCAATTTATATCAATAGAGATCATATCGTTTCTGTTTATGAGAGACCAACGGATGGTGGTTCACTAAGAACAATAATTTTTGGTGCAGGTAATACATGGCATGTGGAAGAAAGTGTAAAAGAAGTTATCAAAATGATTGAGGAAGCACAATGAACGATGCTAAGATTATTGCAGTAACACAGCCGCTTATTATGGATCATATAGATATGGCAGAAAACATTATCTATAAGACTCCAGAAGAATTTATCGCATATACCGCCAGAGTATCGAATCCAGGCAATCAGAATAACAATCTAACCGCACCTAAACTCCTCAAGTATCTGATTGAACATCGCCACTGGAGCCCTTTTGAGATGGTTTCTATCACAATGGAAATCAATACAACTCGTGATATCTCTCACCAGATCATTCGCCATCGTTCATTCTCTTTTCAGGAGTTTAGCCAGCGTTATGCTGACCCAACTAAGGACATGCAGTTTGTAACGAGAGAGGCAAGACTACAGGATGCTAAGAACCGTCAGAATAGTATTGAGACTGATGATGAAGATTTGGAATGGCGATGGAAAAACAATCAAGATAGTGTTACAAAGGTTGCTAAAATCTTTTATGAGGATGCTATCAAATGGGGCATTGCCAAAGAACAAGCCAGAGCAATTCTTCCAGAAGGTCTAACCACAACCCGTCTATATATGTCAGGGACGCTTCGTTCTTGGATTCATTACATTGACGTTAGATCCGAAGAAGGCACACAGAAAGAACACCGTCAGGTTGCTCTTGCTGCACAGGAAGAGATACTAAAACACTTCCCGTCATTGCGTGAGTATTGGTTCCCAGAACCTGAATTTGATGCTCAAGAAGCGATTGATAAGGCTTTTCATAAGTCATGGCATTGGAAGTTCTGGTCATGAAAATAAACACCTACCATATGCTTATCAAATATGTTGATGAACAAGGTGAAAACAAACAAATCAGACGAAACAAACTATCAAGGGTGGCCGTCGTTAGATATACAGAATACTTTAAGAACAAATACAAAGACGTTGAGTTTGAAATCATAGAAGATTTTTAAAGAGGAAGTAAGAATGGACAGTTTATATCAAGAGTTTATTTACAAGAGCAGATACTCACGCTATCTACCAGAACAAAATCGCCGTGAGAACTGGGAAGAAACAATCAATCGTTACCTTGACTTTATGTATATGCACTTACATACAAATCATAGTTACGATATAACACCAGACCTTCGTAAACGCATATTCGATCACATTCATGACATGAAGGTCATGCCTTCTATGCGAGCCCTGATGACATCTGGCAAGGCACTTATGCGTGACCACACTTGTGGTTATAACTGTTCGTTTCTACCTATTGATGATCCCAAGGCCTTTGATGAAGCCATGTTTATCCTCTTATGTGGCACAGGTGTAGGATTCTCCGTTGAACGCCAGTTTATCAATCAACTACCAGAAATTCCAGAGAAACTATTTGACTCTGAAACCGTAATCGTCGTTAGAGACAGTAAGGAAGGATGGGCAAAGGCTCTCCGTATGCTTATTGCACTTCTCTATACGGGCGAAGTTCCAAAGTGGGACCTGACCAAGGTTCGACCAGCAGGTGCTCCTCTAAAGACATTTGGTGGCCGTTCATCTGGACCAGGCCCACTTTCGGAACTGTTTAAGTTTGTTGTAAAGATGTTTCGTAACGCACATGGTCGCCGTCTTACCTCACTTGAATGTCATGACATTATGTGTAAGATCGGTGAGGTTGTGGTGGTCGGTGGTGTTCGCCGTTCTGCTATGATCAGTCTATCTAATCTATCAGATGACCGTATGCGCCACGCCAAGGCAGGTGCATGGTGGGAGGCCAACCCTCAGAGAGCATTATCAAACAACTCGGCCGTATATAACGAGAAACCAGAAATTGGTTCATTCATGTCCGAATGGGTATCACTATATGAGTCGAAATCAGGAGAGAGAGGTTTATTCAGTCGTGAAGCATGTCAGAAAATCGCCAAAAGAAACGGAAGAAGAAATGCTGATCAGTTATTCGGCACCAATCCGTGTAGTGAAATTATCCTTAGACCATACGGATTTTGTAACCTTACCGAAGTGGTTATCAGAGCCACAGACACCATTGAACAGATTAAGGAAAAGATTGAGGTTGCTACTATTCTCGGTACTTTCCAGTCTACTCTCACTGATTTCCCGTATCTAAGAAAGATTTGGGTTAAGAACGCCGAAGAAGAAAGACTACTTGGTGTTTCTCTCACAGGCATCTATGACTCCAAACTATTCAACAATCCAGATGATAAGAATATAAAGGAGAGACTAAATGAACTCCGTGATCATGCGATCAACACCAATGCTAACCTCGCCAACACACTCGGCATCAACCCAGCAGCAGCCATCACCTGTGTCAAACCATCAGGAACAGTCTCACAACTCTGTGACTCCGCTTCTGGCATTCATCCTCGCCATGCCAATTATTATATCCGCCGTGTCCGTGCTGATAATAAAGATCCTCTCACCCAATTCATGAAGGACAAGGGTGTGCCATGGGAGCCAGACGTTATGAAGCCTGACTCCACAACGGTGTTCTCTTTCCCAATGAAAGCACCAAAGGGTGCAGTTGTAAGAGACGATATCGACGCAATCAAGCATCTTGAACTATGGGCTATCTATCAGGAAGCATGGTGTGAGCATAAGCCATCCGTTACAATCAACGTCAAAGAAGATGAATGGATGAAAGTTGGTGCATGGGTATATGATCACTTTGATGAAATGTCTGGTGTATCATTCCTTCCACATGACGGTGGTTCGTATCGTCAAGCACCTTATGAAGAAATCACACAAGACTTGTATGAAGCAATGCTACCTTCAATTCCTAAATCACTTGATTGGGATACATTGGTTGAAATGGATGACAATGTTGAAGGTGTCCAAACTCTTGCCTGCACGGCCGGCGGATGCGAAATCTAATCCTAGCAATGCTCCTCGTGCCTTCACTGGCATGGGGAGCAGATCCCATCCTTCCTAATCCTGCTATGACTCCTGGTGATACCTTACCAGTGGGTCTTGACAAAGTTTGCACAGTAGGTTATACTAAGACAGTTAGGCATGTTTCGCAATCAAAAAAGGATCATATCTATGAGTTATATGGTATAACAAGAGTTCCCGGACAATATGAGGTTGATCATCTAATCAGTTTAGAACTTGGTGGATCAAACTCTATGCGGAATCTATGGCCTCAATCGTTCTATACTGAAACATGGAATGCCAGAGTCAAAGACGGATTAGAACATCACCTGAATAGAATGGTATGTGACGGTAAAATCTCATTAGAGGAAGCACAGAAAGCAATCGCTACAGATTGGATCGCCGCATATTGTAAGTATGATAATAAACTACCAGCGTCATGTGCTACATATATGGAGAAAGTGAAATGAAGAAACTACTTATTGCAGCAATGCTATTCGCTACACCCGCTGCCGCAGAAACCAATATCACTATTAGCAAGTCGCACCAGATGATGCAGGTTGATAGTGACTATGGCTCGTACCAGTGGCGAGTCTCAACCGCCCGTAAAGGATATTATACTCCCACTGGTACATTCCATCCTTATTCCCTTCAACTAATGCACTATTCAAAGAAATACGACAATGCCCCTATGCCTCATTCTATTTTCTTTAGCGGTGGTTATGCTATTCATGCTACTCCACATATTGGGAACCTGGGTCGGCCTGCCTCTCACGGCTGTGTTCGGTTGCATCCTGCTAATGCTGCGACTCTATACCAGATTGTAAAGCATGACCCCAACACAACTATTAGGATTGTACCATGATAAAGACTTGGAAAGGAATGGACCTCAACTATGTTAGCAAAGACGTTGCTAACCGTTTCTTCGGTGACATTATCAATATGTCAAGAGAAGAACTTGTAAAGCAGATTGTGGAATCACCCATATATGATCTTCTTCCTAAAGAGGATGCTGAAAAACTCAAGTATGAGAATGTCATTGAATTTCTTGATGCGAAGAAGAAACTGGAAGAAGCACAATGAACCTATTTCAACTCGGTAACTTTATCTCCCATGCTGGTAATGAACTAGAATGGAAGATTGAATGTGACGCACTCACTGACGAAGATTGGGATTGTCTTGCTAAGATGATTAGCGAAAAGACGGAGTTTGGTTCCGTCTATGGCATTCCAAGAGGTGGTACCAAACTAGCTAATGCTTTGCAAAAGTATTGCAATCCAAAGAATCCAATTCGTCTTGTGGTCGATGATGTATGGACAACTGGTAAGTCTATGCGTGAGGTTATGAAGCCTGGTGACATGGGGTTTGTTGTCTTTGCTAGACAGAAGATTCCTTATGATCCAGAGACTTATACTCGTGCATTGTTCACTATGGAAATTTTATGAATGAACTGGATGAAATTTTACTTGATCAACTACATGTCGCAAGACACATAGCAAAGAAGATGAGAAAAGCAAGAAAGGTGATGGGTCCTGATCCTTACTTGCTTTCTTGTCAAGAAGCGAATGAAAAGAGAATACAATTCTTAGAGACTATGATTGATGACAAGACATTATTACAAAAGAAACACAAACGAAAGAAACAAGAAAACCCAGACATACTGGCCAGGAGTACCTCATATGAGTGGTACAGAAATTTTATGATGGCGTCCAATATCGGATACAAAATGATGGTTGATTCGTTCCAAGCCTATATGTCTTACTTTTACAACAAGAAAGGTAAGCAAGAATGAAAGCCCAAGGTACACAGGTTCTAGGACAGATATTGGAAAGACTATCAGAAGGTGATGTTTCATATGATGATAGGAAAGAAGTATATGAGGTTCTACTAGAAGTATTTGAGGACTTTGATGCCAAGAACCTGGAAGAATGTCTCGACATAGACTCAGCATTTGATGAAGTTTGGAACGAAAAGTATCCACCTGAAATAGAATACGAGGAATGACCTATATAGGTCTATGACATGGACCTATAACAACGAACCCCTCACCGAAATCCCCGAAGGTTATCAGGCCTTCGTTTACGTTATCACCTGCCTTCCGACAGGACGTAAATACGTTGGGAAAAAACTATTCAAATTCACTCGCACCGCCAAGAAGAAGGGGAAACGTGTCAAGAAACAGGTGGATTCAGATTGGTTAGATTACTATGGCAGCAATAAAGAACTTCTCCAGCATGTTGAAATCTTCGGTAAGGAAAAATTTTCACGAGAAATCATCCGTCTATGTAAGAGCAAAGGCGAAGCGTCGTATTATGAAGCTAAAGAACAGTTTGACAGGGACGCACTAATCTCCGAACAATACTATAACGAATGGATTATGGTTAGAGTTAGAAAGTCTCATGTGAAAGGAAAGTGATGTTACCTGATTATTGTAAGAATGATAGCGTGGAAAATTATGTCTTTTCACATAATGTTTTTAGTCCCGAAGAATGTCAAAGGATCATAGAACAGTCTAAAAAGTTATACCTTGAAACGGCTGAAATCCAGCAACAAAAGGATTCGGTATATAATCAGAATATCCGGGATAGCAAGATTTGTTTCATTGACTATGACAATAAAGAATTTGATTGGTTATTTGATAAGATAACTGCATATGTGATACCTATCAACAATAAGTGTTTCAATTTTGATATTTGGGGTTTCCAAGAAGGTCTACAGTTTACAGAATACAATGCTCCATCAGGACATTATAGTGAACATACCGACAAGTTACTAAAAGGCCTGGTCAGAAAACTAACCATCGTTATACAGTTGACTGATGAAAGTGAATATGAAGGCGGAGAACTACAATTCTTTTTAGGTGGAGAACCCACCAAAGCATCACGAAAACAGGGCACAGTGATTGCCTTTCCCTCATACATTCTTCATAGCGTTACACCCACAACAAAAGGAACCCGACATAGTTTAGTCGGTTGGATTACAGGAGCACCGTTTAGATGATTACAGTATATTCTAAAGACCAATGTGTCTTTTGCGACAAGGCAATTACACTACTAAAACTCAAGGCAAAAGAACACGTTGTCCATAAGTTAGGTAAGGACTTTGACCGTGACACCATCTTGGAAATGTTCCCAGACGCCAGAACTTTTCCTATAATAACAGTTGACAAAGTGTTCATCGGCGGTTATAATGAACTTGAAAAATTGCTCAACGAAGGAAAATGACCATGATTGATAAATATGCTTTGCGTGAGGATCTAAAGAATGGGGTTGTTACCGTAGTCTTTGAGAAAGCCGACGGTACGGAACGCACTATGCGGGCCACTCTTTCCGATCTATATGTTCCGCAGGTGGAACCTGCTATGCTTTCCGAGTATGACGGACAAGTTCCTCAAAATGCTCGGCAGTTGAATGATAACGTCCAAGCGGTATGGGATATCGATGCTGGTGGATGGCGTTCATTCCGATATGATTCAGTGAAACAACTTTTGAAGGAGTAGAATATGCCGCACCCACATAAGAACCGACCACGCAAGGGTCGTCGCAAGATTGGATCGACCAAGCGTAAGGCACGCCGTCTCAAGGGAAAGAAGGGTAAGTAATGTCTGCTGATAATGGCATCTATGTTCTCCTAACGGAGAGTGAAAAGGGTCCTGAATATCGTGTAGCATATGCCCAGGCCATCGACTCCATTTATGGAAAGTTCAATGAAGAAACTTTCAAATGGGAAGGCAATCTGGAAGCAATGCGTGATATCTTCCAGGATGCAGAGGTCTATCATACCCTGAATGAGGCATTAGATCATGCCGAAGAAATGGAACAGGAATACCATTACCTAGAGGATGGTATTTGTGTCATCAACGAGTTTAAGGATTATGGAAAAATCTTCGGATAAGGAGAAAAAAGTGAGAAAGTCGGCAGTGGTCAGACGACCAAAGTTTGCAGACGAAAAGTACCTCGGTCCGGAACCCACTGTGACCGAGGACTCCACACAGTCAGAAATGGCACTTGCTTATAGCTGGTTTAACTACTTTTATTCCAGTGAAGATGCCAAGAACTTCACAATATCCTACCTAAAGTCTATCAAGTATGATAAAGACATTACTAGAAAACTGGCTTCGGTCAAGGCCATCGACCTCCATAACGTCGGATGGAACTGCCGATTACTGGCTACCGGTTCCAACCTACCCGATGATGTATGGAAAAAGGTTGAAACAAAGATTAGAGAACTCACGGCGAATGTTGTGGAAACGACCGAAGATGAAGCGGAACAGCCGGTTCAAAAAGTTGTTTCTATCCAAGATCGCATCAATGCGAAAGCGTCCGAACTAATCGGTGAACTTGAAGAACAGACAGACGTTTTCTTCCAAGAAGGAGTTATTCAATTCGATGTTAAGAAGTGGTCCATTGAGAAGGGAATTAAACCGCAAATTGCGTCGAGGATTGCAGAACACTTCCGTCCTCAATACGAAGAAATCACCGAGGCCCAGGCTGGTAAAGACCCCGACCTTGTGGAAGCGTATCGTGGATGGCGTAAGCCGGTTCTTAAAATTCTAGGTCTATTCATCAAGAAGATTGTAGACCACATGGACGAGGTTGAGGAAGCCGGCAAGGCAATCCGCAAACCTCGTAAGAAGAAAGTCAAGCCGCCTCATGTATTGGTGGCAAAGATGAACTACTGTGCCTCTGCCGATACTCTAACCTCTATCGACCCGAAAGGAATAATCGGTGCTTCGCAACTTTGGGTATTCAATACTAAAACTCGCAATCTTACTGTGTACCATGCCGTGGATCGTGATGGCCTTTCGGTCAGAGGGTCTACGATTATCGGATTTGACGAGGCAGTTTCGATTACAAAGAAACTCCGTAAACCCGAAGAACAAGTCCAACAGGTCTTGAAGGCTGGTAAGGTAGACTTGCGTAACATTATGAAATGCCTAACTACAAAAGAGAGTAAGGCAACCGGTCGTATCAACGTCGATACAATCCTTTTGAGAGTGCTGAAATGACACCTACAGAAGCATTTGGATGGACATGCATATATCTTGGCATGGTAGTAGGTATTATGACATGGATCATAGTAGTTGCTGCCACATTCTACGATCTAAAGAACAAGGATAAGAAATGACTGACAAAGTAATCGAGTTTCCCAAAAGCAAGGTAGTCCGAGAACTACCGGAGGAAATCCATCAGGCGAGGGCCAAGAAAGCGGACAAAAAGTTTGCTGACTCTGTTGTTGATGAACTGGCCGGGTTTCTTCTCACAGAACTGGATAACTATGACATTGAGGTGGAAAATAAGGCCTTTGCCAAAGATTTTGTCCTCGTCGTGGATTCTCTCCGTGCCACCATTTATCGTTCATTGGGTCTTGATCATCACCTCCATATGTTTATTGACGACAATGTGAAACTATTGGAAGGAAATATTGAAGGCCTTACCCAGGAACAGATTGCGGATCAGATTGCCAAAATGATTGAAGAAATCGCCAAGGAAAAGGTTGACAGCGAAGAAGAATGATGATACCATAAGTGTATCAAACAAGGAATATAAAATGTCATATATGTTGATTGACCTAAATCAGGTACTAATCTCCAATCTAATGCAACACCTAAAGCATGTGGCTAAGTCCAATGAATTGAATGAGGACTTAATCCGTCATATGTGTATCAATACTATTCGTGCCAATGTGCGTCAATTCAAGTCAAAGTATCCTAATGTGGTGCTTTGTTGTGACAATCGACATTACTGGCGCAAGGACTATTTCCCTTTCTATAAGTCCCAGCGTAAGCATGACCGTGAGTCCTCTGGTTATGATTGGGGTATGATCTTTGATGTCCTAAACAAGATTAGAGACGAACTCAAAGAATTTTTCCCTTACAAGGTTATTGACGTTCATGGTGCGGAAGCGGACGATGTTATTGCCGTCCTTGCTGCCCGTCTGGCGCCTCATGGTGAAGTCCTTATTCTGTCATCTGACAAGGACTTTGGCCAGTTGCAGAAGTATCCTAATGTTACACAGTATTCGCCTATTCTAAAGCGGTTCATCAAGATTGACGATCCCAAGACCTTCGTGCGTGAGCATATTATCAAAGGTGATCGTGGTGATGGGATTCCTAACTTTCTGTCGCCCGACAATTGCTTCGCCGCTGGTGAACGCCAGAAGGTCATTAGCAGCAAGAAATTACAGGAGTGGATCGGACAGGATGTCGAGGCATTCTGCACCACCGATACTATGCTTCGTGGTTTCAAGCGTAACCAAACTCTAGTCGATTTTGACTATATACCAAACGAGGTTCAGACCAGCATTGTCACGGCATTTGAAGATGCCAAACCTGCCACTAAACAGGTAATGTTTGACTATTTTATACAGAAAGGACTCAAAGCAATGATTGAGTCCATCGGAGACTTTTGATGGCTATTAGAAACATTTATGAGGTTCTTGATGAATTTAGAACCGCCAAGACAAAACAGGACCGTATTGGAGTTCTACGGAAGAATGATAACTGGGCATTGAGAAATGTCCTACAGGCGGTCTTTCATCCTAATGTAAAATTCAATGTAAAGGTTCCTGAGTATAAGAAGGAGCATGTACCACCAGGTATGTCATATGATCATATGACCTCTGCATTGCAGCGGGCATATCTCTTTCAAGAAGGTAATCCTAGAACGCCTCCGGCATTGACTGATAAACGTAAAGAAGAACTCCTTATCCAGATTTTGGAGTCACTTGAACCAAAAGAGGCCGAAGTGTTTGCTAACATGCTAAAGAAGGATCTAAAAACACCATATCTAACCGAGGCACTTGTGAATGAAGCATTTGACGGACTACTACCAAAATAGGAGAAAACTCAAGTCGCTACAATATGATAACGTGAAATATAAACCCACCGTTGATGCTTGTTGGGAATGGTTCCACATTCTAAATGAACAAATATTTGGTGGTCTACTTGAACCTGTAAAGAAAATCTTTATATCTAAACATAAGAAGTATGGAGACGTTTATGCACTATACTATTACAACTGTAAGAAACGTGGTAAACCCTCCAAGATAAGCATGTGCAAAAGTTTTGAAAATGAGAAAATGTTTGTTGAGGTATTGGCCCATGAAATGATACACCATTTCCAATACATTTATGATGAACCTGTCGGACACGGACCATCGTTTGATGCCTGGCGGGACAATTTCAAACTTAAAGGACTTAAACTTTACAAGGCTGCATGACATGACTAAGATGAAATCGCATAATCCTATCGACTCTATCTACGCCGAACTCCAGGAAGAGGATCGCAAGTATGGCGGCAAACGCCTAGAAAGACCTCAATCTGAGGTTTCTAAAAAGCGTCCTCTCAAGAACCTCAAGAAGGCGTGGATGGAACACACCGAGGATTTTGACGAAGTGGACGATTTTTACGAGCATTAATCTATTGTAAACACTCTACTATTCCGGTAGATTTATAGGTATGTAAACGGCCAAGGTCAGGGTGCGACATCCTGTCGCAGTCGTTTACATACCTTTTTTATTGCCTATTCCGTTCCTTGTGCTATAATGCAGCATGATCAAAAAGCGCAAATCACGTTCCGACCGTAAGCATGTCATATATTCTTTATCCGTCAATGGTTTAGAGTATATCGGTGTGACGTATGTAGACAAATCAGCCGTGTCCAAGTCTGTTATCCGTCGCTGGCAAAAGCATGTCCGCCGAGCCCTTACCGAAGGCAGGGACTGGGCCTTATGCAAGGCGATACGGAAATACGGTCCGGAGGCGTTCGAGGTCTGCTATTATGAGGTGGTTCGAGGCAAGGCCGAGGCTCACCTCCGTGAGCGGGAATTGATCCGTGACCTCTCTCCCGCCCTCAATACAGACGTTCGGTGAATGACAACACTCTACCGACTCTATAGACTAAGGGTGCGTCATCATGTCGCACCAGTTCCGTGCCAGTTTACATTGACAATGCCGTTCCGTTGTGCTAGGATACGTCAACAATCGAGATTGAAAGGAAAATATCATGTCTAACGCCCGTTTCGTTAAAAAGTCCTTTAACCTGGACCTTGGCACTCTTAACGCCCTCACTAACTATTTTGAGAATGGCGGTACAATTAAAGTGGCCAAACCTGTGAAACGCCCGAAGAAGGGTTATACTGTTTCTAAGGTTAAACTAACGAAAGGTTAATATCATGGAAGTTTTCGCTGTAATATGGTCAATCGCTTATGAGGGCGAGCAATTAATGGGCATATTCTCCAGTTATGTGAAGGCTCGTGATTATGTATTGTCTCTGAAAGACAGTGACGTTTATATCCGTAAGGTTGAACTGGACGAAATATATCAATTCGGCCAATGTGGAGAGGAAATATAATGTATTTTATGCGTCATATCTATGCTCTTTCGGTATTCGAACCCGATGGTTTTGATAACGATTGGATGGTTGCTTACTATTGTGCTAATCACAATAGCGGCAAATATCCGTCCGAGTCCTATTGGATCGTTCCCGGCACTCTTAATCTGGAGGATTAATAATGAAAAGGTCAAATCGCTTTAAAGATGAAAAACGATGGGATCCTGTAATCGGTGACAAGATTAAAATTGGCACCGGCCGTCAAATTTGGACTATTATTCATATCACCGAGTCAACCCGTATCGGTGAATGGGGTAACACGTTTCTTAATCTAGTTAATCCTGAAGGTACTAGACAGGCACGTTGTTATCTTGGTGAAGCCAAACCTTGGGAGTAATTAATGACTGATATCGTTCTCTTTATGGTAGTGTTTGTTCCGCCGGTTGCGTTTGCTCTTATTGCTCTTACTAGCATGGAGAATTGATATGACTACGATTGTCAATCTTGATACTCAAGAATATCGTGAGAACATGGAATTGCCCATGGAAGAACTCGCCGTCACATTATCTGAAATGGGAATGAAGCGGGATTGCCTGAGTGATCCCGAACTTGTAACAATAGCAACCCGCAAGTTAAAGACCTTGCGCCTTATTGCTGCTACTGTTATGAATGAAGATTTGCTCAAGGCCGTGATGGCTGAATAGGAGAACTAATATGACGGTGTTTTATTCTATCTACGATGAACGTGGCACTCGTGAGTATTGTTTCACACAGTACCTTGGCAATCTGTTACTTGATGCTGATATCTCATATTGGATTGTTCCTGGTACTATAAACGACATGGACGAATTGGAGGATATTTTCATATGACACACCAAATAATCCTGTCTGGTTCTTTTCGTTTCGTCGCCAAACGACTGGTCGAATTATCTAATATCGGATATTCAATCATGCGGTTTGGTAAACAAACCGATGATGGTAACTGGTTATACATTATGGAGAAGGAGATTGTTAGATGATGGACGAAAATAAAATCATGCAATATGTGGCACTCGGTATGGTTGCTACGTTTTCCTTTATCGGCACTTTGCTGTGGATTGTTATTGATAGGACGAACTAAATGCGAGTATATGCTTTGGTAGCCGAGCCGTTCTCGGACTCTGACTGGTTGATTGGTGTGTATGGTTCTGAGGATGCGGCTCGTGCTGCATTTGAGGACTGGGATCGTTCTGTTGATGTACCGTTTTATCGTATCGAGGCTCGTGAGTTAGATGCTCCGGCCGCTGAATGGCAAGGACCGTAATAATGACAATATCCATCCGCTTTGACGGCTATCCGCTTTATGCTTTCGTGCCGGAGTGGATGGTTATCGTATATACAATCGGCGTTCTTGGTGTTTACCTTTCTCTAAGGAGTAAATATAATGGCTAATGTTAATACGTTCAATCTGACCGTTTACTTTAGTGCGGGCACCTTTCTTACCTTTCGTGGTATCTCTCGTGTAGCAGTAAAACGTTATATCGAACACTATAAGAATGATGCCTTTTATCAAGGTAATACTGTGGAGGCAAGATAATGAATAACATCTTTATTCTTTGGTATGATGACCTGATTGATGGTAAAGTTATTCGTGGCATCTATTCAAACTATGAAAAGGCAGAAGCATATCTCAATGAAATGCTGGCCGAAGAATTTGAAGGTGAAGCAATGTATTCACCTGAGGACTTTAGTATTGTGGAGGATTATGTAGAATGAAAGTTTATAATCTTTATTTTTCTCTCGAACCAGATATGTGTGGAGTCTTTAAGACAATAGAACAGGCACAGGCCTGTATTGATATGATGTTAGAAGAATTTGAAATCGATGAAGGAATTTCTTCTGATGACTTTGAAATAGAGGAGGTTTATCTAAATTGAAACGCAAAACCATAAATCCGGTGGCCAAGGCACTCCGGACTCCTGTATGTAGACCGAAGGTGTATGTAGACAAGAAATCTGTCTACAATCGCAAAAGACTACCAAAACTATAGACTAAGGGTGCGTCATCATGTCGCACCTGTTTACATACCTTTTCTGTTGCCTTTACCGTTCCTTTGTGCTATTATTACCGTATGATGAAAATTGAAAAAGGAACAAAAATGATTAATCTCTCCAAGGCGTCGAAAATGCCCGCTAAATCGTGGTCTCTCCAGGCCGGTTCGACCTGCCCTGGATCGATTGACCCGTTTACTAAGCAGCCGTTGCCCGTTTGTGCCGGATGCTATGCTAAAGGTGGCACTTACAGTTTCAAAAACTCAAAACGTGTCCGTGAAGAAAATCGTGAAGATTGGAAACGTGCCGAATGGGTCGATGATATGGTGCTGGCTCTTGCAAAGCAAAAGTTTTTCCGTTGGTTCGACTCGGGAGACGTTTATCATCCCGCTCTTGCTTTTAAAATCTTTCTGGTGATGCAAAAGACTCCGCATGTGCAGCATTGGCTGCCGACCAAGTCTTATACTATCCCGAAGATCCGTGCGGTTCTTGACCGTATGAAAACTCTGCCCAATGCTGCGGTGCGTTATTCGTCTCCGTCTATTGTCGGTGAATTTACAGAGGAACATGGTTCGACCGTTGTTTCGTTTGCCGATGAACCGACGGATGCGTTTATGTGTGGTGCATATGAGCGTGATGGTAAATGCGGCGACTGCCGTGCCTGCTGGGATAAGACTGTCAAGGTCGTTGCTTATCCTGCCCATGGTATGAGCATGATGGCCAAGGTTCGCAAGATGAAAGAGGACCTTGAGTCGAATAAAAACGTTTGGGAAATTCTCGACGTTTATGTTACCAATATGATCAACTCTTTCTGGAGGTTCTAATATGTCCCGTATGTCTGATGCCTATACCGATATTGTTGAATTGGTAGGTGATGCTATAGAGGCAGGTGCCTACTATGTTGGCGATGTGGTAGAATATGTTAATGAGCGTTCCCGTCTCAAGGTTGACCGTGACATGGTCAACGGCATAATCGAGTCCTTGGATTTTGATTATGCGGGCGGTGCGTCCCGTATGATGTATGTAAACAGACTAGAGGGTGGTGAATGACAACAGGGTATGTCAACCGTCTACATTCAGGGTGCGACAATATGTCGCAGGCGTTGACATACCTTTTCGCTTGACTAATCCGTCCTATGTGCTATAATATCCGTATTGAAATGAGAAAAGGAGTTAAATATGCCCCGTGTTGCTGCTTCTAATGGTGTCCGTCCTGAAATCCGTGCCCTTGCCGTGTTCCCGCTCGGCGCTACTGTAACGCCCGACGTTATCAATGCCCATGTCGGCACTGGTGATTATGCGGCTAAGTATGTTTCGTTCCTGAATACCCGTTATGGTTTTACTATTCAGGCTAACAAAGATGGCCGCAAGGTCGTTTCTTATACAATGATCGCCGAGCCGGCAAATGCTGCTGATCTTCGTGGTGCTACGCCGAAAAGCAAGATTGCTAAGCCTGCTGCTAAGGCTAAAATTGCTGCACCGAAGGCAGTTGCTAAGGTCAAGGCGCCTGCTAAGGTTGTCGATAAGGCAGCAATCAAGGCAAAGAACCTTGAGACGCTAAAGGCCGTTGCTGCAAAGCGTAAGGCTGCACCGAAGAAGAAGGTTCGGGAGTTTGATGATGTGACGGAAACGTTCGGTACTTCCGGCGAAGTCGGCACGTCCTTCAACGTTGACCGTGACTGGGACTCCATTGACGGTCTCGACCTTTCGAAATTGCTCTAATTTCAGGAGTGCTTATGGCCCTCTTAAAACTCAAATATAAAAACTCGGCCTATCGGCCGGGTTTTCATGCTAAGTATGAACCTAAAGAACATACTTACATTGGCCATGTCTTACACTTTTCATGGCTGTCCGAAAATGAATTTGCTCTAACTACAGGTGAATATGACGCACCGGTTCGCATACTTGATAAACGTGATATCGTGGCGGCCTGGGTCGACCGTTCGGGCCTACCTGACAATGTTAGAGTGGTTGATGATAAGTATGTCGTGACAAAAGGTCCGTTTAAACGTTATTCGTGTACCTGCACCGCCTACAAATGGCGCAATCGTTGTTCTCATATAGATGGAGTGAAACATGGGTCTTGATATGTATCTCTATGGCGAAAAGACCGTTTCTTCGGAGACCGATGCCAACCCGGTCATGGAAGATGGCTTTATCGTAACCAATAAAACTCTTGATATTGGCTATTGGCGTAAACATGCCAATCTGCATGGGTTCATTGTAAATGAATTTGCAGATGGTGAAGATAATTGCCAGAGTATCTGGCTTACTCAGGAAAACCTACAAAAGATTATCGATACACTAGAAGCCGATGGCATGTTCGAGGAACGTGTTGAAGGTTTCTTCTTTGGTCGCTCTTACTTTCCTGGCGAGAGTGATGAATATTTCTCTTATGAGAAACAGAAGGCCCAGGATATCTCCATCTTTACTAAGGCACTTGAATGGGTCCGCAATGCGGCACCTGCTGTTGGTAAGTGGGGTGACCCGGACTTTAAGTGGGCCGAAAATCGCTCCGTCTATTATCGTGCATCGTGGTAAGGAGATAGATATGAAAATCCATAATGAATGTACCTTCCTGAAACCCGATGGCATCGCTAAGATGGAGAATATGTATAAGGCTACATTCGTTATGGAGTCTTGTATCAAAGGCAAGCACGGTTGGGCCAACTTTCCTGCCGCTATCTTTTATACAGAAGAAGCACACCCGCAGGGTTCTAATTACTTCGCCTTGTATCACAATGGCGAACAGTTTATGATAACGAATGGCATCACCGCTACTGAACCTTTCGAGGGTATTCAGATTGGTGATAATGTGTATTATTCTCATTATCGTCATCATTATCGGGAGTGCGGCCCAGTTGCTATTGATGGTGGTCGTGACTATACCAAACTGGTTGGTGATATCAATGCTGCTAAGAAAGTAACATTGAAAGTCAATAAAGATAAACTAGAGGTGGCAGAATGACAGAGTTTCTAACTAAAAGCGCCGATGTGGCACTAATCGAAATCAAAGAAAAACTATATGAACGACTGGCTGAAATTCGCCGTATCAAACATGACTTTGCGGCACGGTCTCGCATTGATCCAATTTGGGAAGGTATCGTAGGCCAATGTGGTTCTGAGGAACGCTTCCTATCTAATCTACTTGACTTAATCGAACGGAGTTGATATAATGTCCAAACTTGTCCTAGTCGAAACTGTTTCCACATTCCGCCACACATATGTTGTGCGACTACCTGATAGTGAGCCAAATGATTATGCTCTTGATGATGTGACCGACGCTATTACAGCCGGAACTTATCAAGACAAACTAGAAGAAGTATCACAGAATCATATTGCGGAAGATATCTTTTCCCATCGTGTTATCACGGAGAAAGAATATCTGGAACTATTTGATCGTGAAAACGCTTATCTAAGTTTCTGGCCAACAGAAAACAAGTTGCGTTTTATCTTCGATAGTGTTAAACATCGGGAAGAACAAATTAGCAGAGAAATCAACTTCGGTCCCGATGTTGGTTTAGAAATCATATCCGACGAAGGATGTTAAGCAATGAACGCCGACAAACTCTACAAGATCGACACCACGGGCAAAACTCGTGTCTGGTGGATGGAATACGATAACGAAAAGTATCGCACACATTCTGGCATCGAAGGTGGCAAGATTGTAGTTTCTGGTTGGCAGTATCCTGAGGCCAAGAACGTTGGTCGTTCTAATGCGACGACTGTTGCCGAGCAGGTGAAGGCCGAGGTTGATGCTGAATATACAAAGAAACAGAACCAGGGTAAATATCACACCTCTGTTGGTGAGTCTATTTACTTTGGTGCTAAATTCTTTGAGTGCATGTTGGCCGACAAGTATGATCCGAAGAAGCATAACAAGTTCCCGTATTTCTCACAGCCGAAACTTGATGGTGTTCGCTGCCTTATCTCTAAAGATGGTATGCAGTCACGCAATGGCAAGCCGATTGTTTCTTGTCCTCATATTCTTGAGGCACTTGATCCGCTCTTTCAGGCATTTCCTGATGCCGTGTTAGATGGTGAACTGTATAACCATGAACTAAGAGACAACTTCGAAAAGATTATCTCGCTTGTTCGTAAGACTAAGCCTGAAACAAAAGACTATATCGAAGCCTCAAAGTTGGTTCAGTATCATGTGTATGATGTGATTATGGATGGTCCGTTCATTGATCGGCTTTCCTTTATCAATAGTCATATTAGCCGAGGCAACTCTTTTGGTAATCGTTATTATCCGATTGTTCAGGCTGTAAAGACCTCCAATATTCAGGATGAACATGACATTGAAATGATGCTCGGCGAATATCTTGAAAGTGGATATGAAGGTCAAATGCTTCGTGTTATCGACTCATCTTATGAAGGTAAGCGTTCTAAGAACCTTATCAAGCATAAGGAATTTGAGGACGATGAATTTGAAATCGTCTCTATGGAAGAAGGTAAAGGTAACTGGGCCGATGCTGTAAAGCGGATTGAAATCCGTTTGAAAGACGGAACCACACAGTTTGCGGGAGTGCGAGGCTCGTTTGACACGTTGCATGACCTGTTGTATAATGATTATGGATATACAAGCGTAACGATACGGTATCAGAATAAGACTGATGACGGTAAACTCCGTTTCCCTGTTGTCGTGGCATTTTGGAAAGGTGATAGAGACCTATGAACCTGTTTTATATTGACCCTGATCCTCAAAAGTGTGCCGAGTGGTCCGTTGACTCGCATTGTGTCAAGATGATCCTCGAAGCGGCGCAGTTGCTATCTACCGCACACCGTATCCTCGATGGTACACCAATCATCGAGGAGCGGACTCTTGCGTCTGGTAAGGTGCGTAACCATACCAGATATGAATTTCCATCTGTGAATGATATGCGTAACACTATGCTGTATAAGGCTACACATATCAATCATCCTTGTGCTATCTGGTGCCGTGATAATAGTCATAACTATGCCTGGACCTGGCAGTATCTCAAAGAACATTGTGACGAATATACCCACCGCTATGGTAAAATCCATAAAGTTGAGTCATCTGGCCTGCTTGATATGCTAGAGGTTCTTCCAGGAAAAATTATACATACTGACTATATGACTCCACCTCCAAGTGCCATGGATCCTAAATATATCATATCACAGTTTCCGATGGAGAACTATCGAAACTATTATAAGTATGGCAAGGCACATCTTCACAAGTGGAAGAACCGTAAGCCTCCTGAGTGGATTACAGGATGATAGAAACAATAAGAACGTTATCAACGGGTGAAAATATATTCATCTATGATAACGTTTTTGAAGATTATGAGATTTTCAAATTCCAGAGTTTCGTAGAAACCTCATACTATAAAGTAGGGTCAGTCTCTTTCACCGTCTTGCAGATGGAAAGAGACAGTTTTCTAAGGTGTCAATTCTCAAATGAAGATTTGGATAACTTTGGCCTATTCAATAGCACCAATATCTTACCTCTCCAAAAACATTTCACCACATTGAAAAACTCATGGGTTGTTCTATCAACTCATATGTCGCAATATCATTTTCATTCTGATGATATGAAGTATGATGGTAAGAGTAGAAAGACCCTATTATATTATGTGAACAATAAATGGGATAAAGATTGGGGCGGAGAAACATTATTCTGTAATTCTAAAGGTGAAGTCGAAATGGCCGTAGAGTTTAGACCTAATCGAATAGTGGTATTTGATAATAGTCTAATGCATAAGCCAGCACCAATTTCTTTATCATCTTATCCATATAGATATTGTTTTGTAGCACAATTCAACTAAATAGGATTTATAATGCCAACATATTCGTTTCGTGATAAACAAACCGGAGAGACATTCGATGTATTCATGTCCATCTCCGAACTGGATGAATTTTTAGAGAATCATCCAGAACTTGAGAAACTACTATCAGCACCACATTTTCTAGGTGCTAATATGAATGGTGGGATCAAGAATAACAAAGCATATGACCCAAAGGATAATGCATAATGCCTAATTATACATGGATGAATAAAGAGACAGGTGAAGAACACACCAATACCATGACCATTGCAGAACGTGATGAATACGAGAAGAATAATCCACATTTATCACAGGTCCTCCGTAACTTTACAATGGTGGATCCTGTAAACGTCGGTATCACCAAACCTCCAGCAGATTTTCAAAAGTATGTTCTAGGCCGTATCAAGTCGGCGGTACCACAAGCCGATGCGGTTGCGAGTAAACGCTGGGACATTCCCAAGGAGATATAATCTGTCAGAAAATCCTCCATCTAAAAAGTTTAGAGGTCGTGCCCGTAAAAAGGCATCGACCTCTTTTTGTTATGAGACAGTGAATAACAGTAACGATAAAGGTAAATATATGTCTCGTAAATCCAGAAGAAACAATAACCAACAGCACCATGGTGAAAACCATGCCGAGAAAAACCATTTTGAACTCAGACACATTCAACCTCTAACAGTCAATCAACAGAATGTCTTTGATGCTTATTATGCTGGTAAAAATCTCATGCTACATGGTTATGCAGGAACTGGTAAAACGTTTCTGTCAACATATCTTGCTCTAAAGGAGGTTTTAGAAAACGACATATATAAAAAGGTTGTTATCATCCGTTCGGTCGTACCGTCTCGTGATATGGGTTTCTTGCCCGGAACAGAGAAACAAAAAGCGGAAGTTTATGAACAACCTTACCAAGAGATTTGTGACGACCTATTCGGTCGTGGTGATGGTTATAAGATTTTGAAGATAAAGAACCTCGTTGAATTTACTACCACCTCCTTCTTGCGTGGTATGACCTTCAATGACTCAATCATCATTGTTGACGAGTGCGAAAACATGACATTCTCCGAAATTGATACCGTTATGACCCGTATTGGTAATAACTCAAAGATTATATTCTCCGGAGATTATCGTCAGACTGATTTGCACAAACCACATGACAAGACTGGTATCAAAGAATTGATGGCCATTACTCGCCGTATGCCATCATTCGACCATATTGAATTTGCAATTGAGGATATTGTCCGTTCTGGTGTTGTCAAGGAATATATTATTCAGAAAACGGAAATGGGACTATAAAGGTATCGGGCCGAGGGTTGACTTCCTCGGCCCTTTACTATATAATAATAGAATAGGAGTTATATTATGGCCGGTTCTGTGGAAGATGAAATCAATGCTCTCGTGGATGCTCTCAATAAGAGCGAATACACTAAGGAAGAATCCAACCTTATCCTAAACCAATATATCAATGCTGTTATCCGTAATGGTGTTCAAGATGTCATGCGATATCCAATCGCTATGACCACAATGGATTTTACCAAACGTGTCAAGGCACACGAATGGAAATTTGCTCGTGGTTTCTTTGGTAACTGGGCAAAACATGCCATTGAAGAAAAAGACCAGGACGTGGGTTGCTGATGGAACAGATTATAGCATGGAAAAACTTTCTAACAGACGATGAAAGAAATGGACTTATTATGGAATGTAATAAGTATAATTGGTCGTTGGAAGGATATAGTCAATCAACACCTGAAACCAGAACATTCTGGTTCAAAGACCTAATGAAATCTATTAGAATAAAAAACCTCTTTTCGTATAAAATAGAGGAGTTTCTTGCTAAAAAGATAGAAATTTCTCGTGTTTATGCTAATGGACAAGCACACGGTCAATGCGGCATGTTTCATCAAGATATACCTGGTTGTGAATACTCTTTGGTATATTATATACACGAAAATTGGAAACCCGAATATGGAGGCCATCTTATGATAAAGAATGGTGATAATATTGAATCTTATTGGCCAGAATCTAATTCTGCAATTCTTTTTAGATCGGATCTATGGCATTGTCCATTGGAACCAACCGTATATTGTAAGACGCAACGGGAAAGTATTGCGTTCAAGTTTAGTTTATTGTGAAAACATTTACCCATATAAACACAGATACATTATGCACACTTGAAAGACAGGAACACAATGGAAAACGATACTACGTTTCACCAAACGGTACTAAACTCCCGTCGGTTACTACTTTTCTATCTCATTTCAAAGGAGACAGCATACAGAAGTGGCGCAAAAAAGTCGGGGAAGAAGAAGCGAACAAAATCTCGGCACGAGCAAGCCGCAGAGGTACAAAATTCCATTCTCTTATGGAATCTTATCTCTCTAATCAGACAGGATTCCTCACAGAAGAAGATGTAATGCCAGACATGCAACATGCATTTCTGGATATCCGCCCTACTATTGACAGGATTGATAATGTTCACTATCTGGAAACTATGCTCTATTCAGAGACAGTTGGTCTCGCTGGCCAAGTGGACTGTATTGCCGAGTTTGATGGCGTCCCTTCTATTATTGACTTCAAAACTTCTCTGAAACCAAAGAAAGAGGAGTGGATTCTAAATTACTTTGAACAATGTACCTGTTATTCCTTGATGTATGAAGAAATGACAGGTATTCAGTGTAAGCAAATCGTGGTTTTGATCTCGGTCGACCATGAACCACCTCAGGTGTTTGTCAAGAACCGCAGAGATTATATACCAGAGTTGGCACGAAAAATAAGGCAATTCAGGGATGAAACAGGCTACTAAAACTTGCTATATATCGGATGACAACTATGTGGCATGTGCTGCTACCGAAGATGGTCGCTTTGCCTATCTTGAAAATGATCCTGCTGGTATCAAACTATTACAGATTGTTGATACACTGGCAGAAGGTAAAGAATTGGTATTGGACTACGAATTAGCAATGAAAGAGTTTTGGGAGGTATTCAAATGAAAAAGTTTTATCTAATCGCCTTGGTGTTTCTTAGTCTTGGTATCGCTGGTTGTAATAGTGTCGGTGACAATGCTAAGTTCCTCGAATGTCTCGCCAGAGACCGAACGTCAAATCCGTGCAATTAAAGAAGAAAAGGTAACTGGTCCTTGGATTGAGGAGTTTGAGAATGAAATACATACGGAATAATAATGTTACGAGAACACTTTATAAATCAGTTTGATAACTTTATATGTGGATGGTATATTAGCAAACAAGTTTGCGACCTTATGATAGATTATCATAAGAATACCTCCAATAAATGGCAAGGTCTTTCTGGAGAATATGCAATTGTTAATAAGTCTATGAAAGACAGTATAGATTGCAAATTGGAAGATCCTACCATATCTAAAATCTATAATGATGAATTACAAAAGTGTATTGATTTGTATATTGAAAAATATCCTTATTGTAATTGTTCCGACCCTTGGAAAACAGTAGAAACTGGAAATTTACAATATTATCCTCCAGGCGGAGGTTATCACGGATGGCATTCCGAAAGGGCTTGTTATAGTCGTCCTATGAGTTCAAGACATTTGGTTTTTATTACATATCTTAATGATGTTACGGATCAAGGCGAAACAGGATTTTATCACCAAAAAATAAAAATTAGACCAGAAAAAGGATTGACCATAATCTGGCCTGCTGATTGGACATTTACCCATAGAGGTATTACTTCACCAACTCAGGAAAAGTATATCTATACCGGGTGGTTCAGTTATTATAATGATAATGCTATTGACAATCTGACATAAATGTGCTATAAATACCATGCTTAGATCGTTGAGAGACGGAATATAGGCTTCTTGGACGTGGGGGCAGTTCCCACCGCCTCCACCATAAACAGAGGAACAGGACGCTGGCTCTATGAAGTGAGATATCGGATTGATCACCGAGAAGGCATGGAGAGTCCTCTGTTTATGATGGGGGCGATTCAGGTTCGACAGGATTCAGTAAGGTCGTAAGGAGATCGAAAGCAAATCGTAAATGCAAACGATAACAATGCATATGAGGCTTTCGCTCTAGCAGCGTAACCCTTTGGGTATGGGCTCCACCTCGAAACAGAACGGGCCCGCTTATCATGAAAGGATTATATTATGAGTGAGAAAGACAAATACACTGGTATGCGTGAGTTTAACTTCGCACTATCCACCAATGTCTATATCTGTGCCTTTGCAGGTTTGTTTCTTGGTGCTATTCTAGGATACTGGGCTACAGGAGTAATCGAAATCACTATCGCCTCTGCTATCACAATCTCTATCCTCTCTGGCATCTTTGGAATGTTTGTGTAATATTCCATGCAAGTCACGGGCATATTTTCAACACCTATCTTAGAAACAACTCTTGACAATGTAGGGTCTAATGTGCTAGAGTATGTTAGAAATCTTCCTTTCGAGTCTACTAATGACGGATGTTGTGAGTATTCAGTTTCTAAGAAAATACACAATGATCCTTTCTTTATGGACCTTTTTGATGACATAAAAAAGGTAGCAGACATATATGCACGAGAGGTTCTAGGATTAGATTTGACGGATCCTAATTTTGTTATGGATCTAAAAACGGCTTGGGCAATCAAAATGAAACCCGGTGATTTTGCTGGTTCACATTATCATGCTCAATCTATATTTACAGGTTTGTTATATCTAAGTGTAGATAAGAATGGTAGTAGTAAATTGAACTTACATAGACCCGAACAACCTCCTCCTACCATTGAATTATTGATCAATAATTGGAACTTATTCAATTGCAAAGCATATGATGTAATTCCCGAAACAAATAAACTAATATTTTTTCCGTCCAATATCAATCATTCCGCAGATATCAATGAATCAAATGAAACTCTTTATTGTTTAGTGTTTGACTTCTTTCCTAGAGGTGTCCTCAGAAAGAATACAACAAGTGAACTAATCTTAAATTGGTAAGGATATAGAATGAACGCCGAAGATATCAATAACTTTTCCATGGCCATTGAGGAGATGGTCTATATGAAAGACATACCGTATATTGATGCAATCGTTATGTATTGCGAAGCAAACGGATTCGAGGTAGAAATGGCCGCCAAGTTGGTGTCCGGTGTCCTCAAATCCAAAGTCCAGTTAGAAGCGGAAGACCTCCACTTCCTCAAGAAAACAAATACCTCCCAACTCCCTCTCTAATATGGTGATATGATGTTTAATAATGAAGAAGTCAGTGTTATTGAAGAATCCAAGAGAGCAATCAAATCTCAAATCAACGCCCGTTCCCTTCTATGGAATGGAATCACTCGCAACGTGGTAATTGCTGGTGGTTTCTTTACAAGCGTTATGCAAAACAAACCTTTCAAAGATATTGATATCTTTGTATTGAATAATGATGTTGATGTTTATAACCACTTGACCGAGGGATATCATAGTGCTTCGGCGATGGCGCAAGTCCGTATGGTCGAAAAGGGTGAATGGCGTCGATCTGAAATGATGTCGTATATGCACAATACAAACATTCTTGACGTTATTAATAATGCTAAAACAGACGCACAGTATATTCTCACCAAGTATGAGACCCGTGAGGAACTATTAGCACACTTTGACTATAAGCATTGCCGTGTGTCATATGTTCCTGAGGAAGATAAACTCTATATCAACCGTGAGACCTTTGACTGTATCAAGAATAAGGTTCTCAAGTGGAACAATAAGCAACTTAATAACCCAGATCAGATATATCGTAAGAACAAGTTTCTGAATAGTGGTTGGGTGCTTGAAACACCTATTGAGAAAAAAGATGATAATCTTCTCATTCAGGCATATCAGAAGTTGAGAGAAGAAATGGCTGATAATATTCTGAATACCTATATTGCACCGACACCGGCGGAAATCAATCCAACAAAATGAACCACTTTACCGGTTATGGGGCCTATCTGCTATTCTTAGCACTTAGGACCCATTTCACTAATGAGAGGTATGACTTCTTTCAAATGCATGGTAAACTCCGTGCAAACAAGGAGTCATACCAGAAAAGACATGATAAGGCCTTCTTTGACAAACTGGCCAGAGAGTATAAGACAGAAGAACTAAAGGACTTTTATATTGCCAACTTTCTCAAAGATAGACATTATGTTACAGAACTTTTGGACCAGGATTCGAGAGATACATACCTCGACTACTTGCGCCGAAGGCAGTCCATTTCATATACGTTTACCAATGAATTGGATCGGTTATTCCGTAATGGCATTACAAAGCCTTTTACTATTAGCACAGGCGAGTATCCTTATATCATTAGTCTTTATCTCGGTGGCTATATATCACCAGAGTCTATGGTCATCACCGCCGATTTTATACCATACTTTTCCAAATTCGATGACCATTTGGGAGTGACCGATCCATTATGGTCGCCTATCTCCCTCAAACTCAGAAAGTATAGACCGTTCCTAAAGTATGATAAAGTGAAGATGAAAGACATACTGAAAGGGAAAGTGAATGAGCAAAGAGAAACGACAAAAGAGATTCCTACAAAAAGATAGACATATCGAACACCAGTTGGATATTGCCAAGACATTCAATCATGGTTATTATAACGATAACAACAAGCACAGATTACACAAGGTAAACGCCTTTCATTGCTCTTGTTGGATGTGTGGTAACCCTAGAAAGTATCATAACGAAAAGACTTGGCAGGAACGGAAGTTTGAATGCCAGGCCGTTGAACAGACAAACAGAGATTCCATTGGTAAATGGGAATGGGAGGATCTAAACGATCCGGATATGGAGTGGAATGGATGAATAATGAAGAATGGAAGAAGGCATATCGGGAAGGTTTCGCTGATGGTTATGCCGCTGCTAAGAAGGAAATGAACTATCAGAACTTTCCGCCAGTATATTACGGTGGTGCTACGCCTACTGGTCCTATTCCAAGAGGAAGTGCGGTAATGGGAACTCCTGTGACTGCCGGTGGATATGTTTCTGATCCTCCGGTTGCCAGTGTTCCTACTGGTGGTCTATCCTATTCCCTGAACGAACATTTTGTTACTGGCATGTCCGTTGATAATGTGGGTTGCTAAATAGGAACACTACCATAAAAGGTAGTATTCTTATCAGGAGAAATCGATGACTAAAGAAGAAATGCTAAAGGCTACTGCTCTTATTATTGCGGACAATACCCCAGATAAGGCAGCAGAAATTATCAACTATCTTTATCTCAACCATCCTTCTTTTAAGATAGTGAAGGATAAGGTTGTCCACAGAACAAGTGGAAAAGAAATCGAAAAGGTTGCTTTTGGCCTATAATATCACTTGACAGGGGCCTCGGCCCCTGTTATAATCTTTATATTGTTATGGTAATGTGACATACAACGACTATACAACGTTCATACAAGGAGCATACAATGAACTTTTCAAATCTAAAAAAGAACTCTGGTAAATTTGACAATCTACTAAAGGAAGTAGAGAAGATCAATAACCCCGGAGGTAAGAACTTTGATCGTGATGAAACTGACAACTATTGGAAACCCACACCCGATAAGTCAGGTAATGCACTAGCAGTCATCCGATTCCTACCTGGTCCTGCCGTTGACGGCGACGATGCCCTTCCTTGGGTTCGTTATTGGGATCACGGATTCCAGAACAAGTCAACAGGTAAATGGTACATTGAAAAGTCTCTAACGACTTTCGATGAAAAGGATCCTGTTGCCGAGTATAACTCCAAACTTTGGAACTCCACCACTGATGATAACGGTCCGGAGCGAAAGCAGGCCCGTGACCAGAAGCGTCGTCTACATTATGTGGCTAATGTCTATGTGGTCTCCGATCCACAGAATAAGGACGCCGAGGGTAAGGTGTTTCTATTCAAGTTTGGTAAGAAGATCATGGATAAGATCACTAAGATGATGAATCCTGACCTTGAGTCCGAACCACGCATCAACCCAACCGATCTTTGGAAGGGTGCGCCGTTCAAGTTGAAGATGACCCGTCAGAACGTCAATATTGGTGGTCGTAACGTAAGTTTCCCTAATTATGACGAATCGGTGTTTCTGGCTCCAGCACCTCTATCAGAGGATGATTCCGAAATGGAAGCAGTCTGGAAGTCAGAGTATTCTCTAAAGGAGATTGTTGATCGTAAGAACTTCAAGACCTATGAGGAACTAAAGAAGCGCCTAGACGAGGTAAACGGTCTTGGTGACGAGGCACCAGTTGCTCGTAAGCCAGCACCAGTTGTGGAGGATGAAGAAGTCCCTTTTACAAATTCAAAGCCAGTATTTACGCCAGCACCATCATCATCTGATGATGACGAGGACGAAGATTTGGCCATGTTTCGTAAGTTGGCTGAGGACTGAGACTCTACAAGATAATTATTGAGAGGCGGGGCAGAAATGCCCCGCTTTTTTATGCGTTCGTGTTATTGGAACTAAAGTGATTGTTTAGAGGATCACCACTTTCAAACCCTCTTGTTCTATGCATAGCACGTTCAAAAGCAGGATTATTCCAAGGTTGTTTATTCTGCTTTGTTAGATTATCGACAAAGTTTGTGTCGAAAGGTCTGGTACTTTGAATTGGTTGACGCACATTTACATCGGCGCCTTGACCCGATCCAGCAAATGCCGCTACCATAGCATGTCTAACAGAATCCAATCCATCACCTGCCGAACCTACAGAATTACCATTTACTCTCTGTGATGGTGTCACATCAACTCTACCCTGTCCTACACCAATCTGTTCTCCAGTCTTGGCTGTGAATAGTGGTCTTTGCGTTGCTGTATCAACTGCGGCCATGTCATCTTTTCTATCCAATGGATAAAAACTAATATTACCTTTAGGCACATTGAATGATCCGCCGTCAGACGCACCAGGAATACCTTGTGACCTCAAGAAATTCTTTGTTGAGGATTCGTCAGGTGCCTTTACAGGTTCTGGTGGTTTCACTATTGCCGTTGGACGTGTAGGCGGTGTTGGAGTTTCGGTAGTCTTATTCTTAGGAAACTCTGGAGTTGATGCCTTAGTCTCTGGTGTGGGTGTAGGTGTAGGTGCCTTCACCTCTCTCTTTGGTTCCGTTGAAGGAGAAGTCTTTGGTGCCTCACCAGCATACGCAGGGGTAACTGGTGCTATCTCTCTTTTGATTCTTTCCGTTAGTGTAGATTCCTGTACCTGAGGTGTAGGTGAGGGAGGTTGGACCTGTGCCACTGCCGTTGTTTCAGGTGGTGCACCTGTTCCTAACTTGGTACCAAATCTGGTACCAGCAATTACCTGGGTATCCATGGTGCGGATCATTTTGTCACGCCACTTATTCTTGATACCTTCTGAGGTAAAATACTTCTGCTTTTCCGATACGTTATGAAGATGACCCATTACACCGTCATAAATGGACTGCATACGGCGTTCCGATGGGCCTGCCTTATATGCAGGATTAGGTGCGAACTTACCTTTTGTTCTTCCTGTAACCGATTCGAACTGATAACGTGCCATCAATGCACCTTCAATACCACCCTTATTGCTCTTAGCACGGTTTAGAATGGTACCCATAATCATTGCATGTTCTTCTGGTACATGCTTCTTTGCAGATGACTCACCATGTGTGGCACGGAGTAGCATGTCATATTCACGGTCGTTGATTGGTTTACCGTAATACTGTTCAATCTTTTGTCGCATCTTGACCGCATCAACCTTAGCGGTTGCTTGTGGCATTTCAGGCAATACGTTAGCACCACCTTTACGATGCTGTTCCAGAATTGCTGCTCTTGTGGCAGGATCAGATAGATCCAATTCTCTTGCTTGTGCGGATGCTACGCCAAACTCTTGCTGTAGTTTATCAGATAGAGAAGCACCTTTCTTTTGTTCGGTAATAAACTTGTCTGGTTGCAGACTATTGGCCTTCATTTCCTGAATTGCATCAAGATAACGAGGGTCTTTTGGACTAATCTTTACCTTGATACTGTCACCAGTTTCGGTGAATGGTACGCCGGCCTTTTTGAATCCGTCTCTTGTCTGCTGTAATAGACTTTCATCAGAGAACGGAACAAACATATGGTTTTCATGAATGTTTGATAAGAATCCGGCCTTGCTGATATTGAATGTGCTGGTTAGATCGGCAGATTGTTGATTAGATGTTGGTTGTGGTGGTGCCGCAGCAATAGCAGCCTTGACCTCTGCGGTTGCGGCCGCATTTGTTGGTGAAATCTTCTCAATCTCTTTTGGATCGGATGAAACCTTTTCACTGGCAGGTTTATTTGATAGGTCAAAGATATGTCCATCAATCTCTTTGACGACATTATCCATACCTCTTGCTGCGGCCATTTGGCGGCCAACTTGCAATGCCTCTACAGATTGTTGAGCATTACCGCCTACGATACCAAAGTTATTACCTTTGATACCAGCATAATCATAAATGCTTCTTTGTGTGATATGTGCTGGACGACCTGAGGACTGTTCCAATACCCATAGTTGTCCGTTTTTATCAGGTTTACCAAGTGATACTACGGTGTGGTATCCGGCGCCTTCTCTACTCTGACCCTCATTATATTTCAATGTGGCAAGCATAACGCCTGGTTTGATAGCACCAGGATCAAAACTTACTTTGCCTGCCCAACCAGATGCACGACCAACATTAGGGTTGAACGCCTTACCTAAAGTGGCGCATTGTTCTGAATTACCTTTATCGTATAGTGTTTTATCTTTAGGTACAATATAACCACCAGAATATTCATATGATCCTGCTGGCAATGCGCCGCCTGTAGATGCACCAACACTAGGAATACCGGCAGGTGTATCTGCTGCGGCCTGTGCGGCGGCCATATATTGCTTATAACCACCGTCTGTATAACCACCCCAATGGTGAATGCCGCCGGCCTTATAATATAGATAGTATGCGACCTTGGCGTTCTTTGCTGGGTCATACAAATCTTCTACACTGGTAACACCAGCATATTTCATTTCTGGACTGCTAAAAGGGTGAGCATTGATATTGATCTGAAATAGACCGTATGATCTTTCTCTATCAGGATTCTTATCGTTTGCTGCTCTCAAATTACCAGAAGATTCCTGCATACCAACTGCCGCCATCAATACGGCATCTTTATCAGAGAATCCTGCCTGCTTCAATAGTGCAACATAATGTGAGGCAGAATATGGTCCTTTGACTACACCGCCTCCGCCTCCTCCGCCAGCGGCGCCGCCAGCACCTTTGCTACCTGGTCTTGCTGTGCCTAGGCGTTGATCAATTTCTTCGAAATACTTTTGCTGTGCCTCTTGTGACTTCTTAGAGATAGCAGCACGGAAACCAGAAACGTCTGGTAAACCTCTTTCATAATACTTTGGGAATAGTTCGGCAAACTGGGTAGGTGTAAGCAAACCTAATAGAGAACGGCCATCAGGAGTTTGTGCCAATTCCTGACGCTGGCGAGGTGTCATCTTCTTTAGTCTATTGAAGGCGTCTTTATTAGGTTTATTGGCCATTTACATCTTTCTTCTAGTTAGAGACGACATTTGTGCCTTTAGTTCGTTCTCTTTATCTATTCTTTTCTTTTCTTCTTCTTGTAACCACGCCTGTAGCAGGTCAACATAGATATATCTTTCCCAGGGCATCATTGATTCAAGTGTATCTAAATTCCATTTATGATGCTGAACCAAACCAAACTGGGTTTTATAATGATTTGCCAGTCGGTCGTGACCCATTATTATGTAAAAAAATCGTAGAAATCTGAATACCTCACTTCATGATGGAATCCACATTTATTACAGGTTGCTTCCAGTTTTACCAAGAACGTTGGTAGATTTTCAGTGAAGGCCTGTAGTTTCTTGTAATTCTCTTCCGTCAGACTTTCAACGAACTCTTTTAGTTCTTCTTTCGAGTAATCTTTCCACGAATATTGACCGTCCTTGTCCCAGATATAGTCAATCGAGTTTACGATTGTATTGGATATCTGGTCAATATCCGATCCTGCCTCAATTCTTTTCATTGTAGCATAGTTTGGATATCGCATCTTCACACCTTTATCGGTACTCAATTTGATATCGTCACTAACCCCTTCTGATATTGCTATCTCACAATTGGAGATATCCATCATAGCAGGGAATACATTATTACAAATCTCACCACTGTCCAGTGTATTATTACAGGTGAGATTTACCTCGATGGACTCACCGATAGACTTTGCTCTAAGAAACACGAATATATGATCAACAACAAAGAATGGTAATTTATCAATATTCAAATTACCTTTGATAATACAATTAGTAATTACCTGTTTGACCGTCTTAGTAATTTCATTAGGGTCTTTCGACTCCATTGCAATCAATAATAGTTTTTCTTCTTTTACCGAAAATGGTCTAACAATAATAGTATCGTCAGACATTGGTACAGTTAGTTCATACGTTGGTAAATCAATTTTAGGTAATGGCATAATATACTCCAGTTATTATTGTACCTCTGGTCTGTCCCAATACTTATATGAGAATGTGACCTGTAATCTTAGAACGTCCTGATCCGCCCATGTAACTTGCTGTGGATTGACCAGTGTAGGCCAGGCATAGTTTAGTGTCCATCTATATGTGGAATTTTGTCTCAATTTTGTGGTTGCATCCATTTTAGTGTTTGGTGAACCTATACCAATCTCTGACAACTGATAAATTTGAACTCTTGCCCAATAATCCTGAGGATAAGAAAAATTGAATGTAGTGGTTGGATTGATAAACTCCATCCATTCATCAAAGAAATATCTTTCGGCAGAATTATTACGGCAAATAAACTGGAAATTGGCAGTATTATAGAGAGTGTTATTTGGAAACACCATACCAGGTCCATAATATCTGGTCTGCACAACGTCGAAACCACGACCAGGTAATTCTGCTGCCTCACACATCAGATGAAGATCATCAGGCATTTTAGTTTTGATACCAGTTGGTGGTTCAATAACGACAACAAAACGACATGAACGGGCGATTTGACCGCCTTGGTTCATGGCCGTTCTAAATTTGTCTAAATTCAACCCCTGAGGTACATTAGTCTGTGATACGCTAGGCATTAGTATCCGTCCTCGATGTTCTGGCTATCAATAACTCTCATTTCTCTAAAGACCATTGTGAGCATTGCTTGTGTGGGCATACCGTCATGGTAGGTGCTCCACTCACCTTGTGGTGTATAGTTGATATCGATGGCATCAATAACGCAGCGACCAATTCTTGGTAGATTTGTGTTTTGTAATGTCTGACCGTTTTTGTCTTTATAATAGAAATCGATGGTAAATTCTGATGGTGATAGAAACAGACCACCAGTGGAAAGATAATTGCCGGCACCTGCATTTACACCAATATAACCCTGTCTTGGATCACTTTTACCACCCACCAGAGTTGGAGAGGAGAACTTTCTAAGGGTCTTGACAATCTCTCTTAGGGCCTGACTGTCATCTGGTGATGAAGGCACCATAACGAAACTAAACTGAAATGTTCTAAGGTTGGTGTCACGATATAGAACCTCAACCTTAGGATTGATAGCACCACCCATCATAGGCGCAGCACCTTGAACGGCACCAATTGCGGTACCAATAAGTGGAATATTTGCAGCGGCACCAGCAATAATTTTAGATAGTTTTGATTCCTGATAGTCGTGTCTTGTTTCCCAAACTAAGTTGGTGCTATTTGTTCCACCACCTGGAATAAACAGTGTGACAGTTGCTTGTGGTGTATTGTCATTACCACGACCAACCGCCTGAATATTCATCCAGTGGCCATTCTGTTCGTTCTCGACTATCTGTGGAAATGCTAGTCTTGGACCGGGCATATATTACTCCAAATATTTTGACTACATATATTTAGTGAGGATTTATGGCATACAATTACAAACAAGGAATATTCACGCCCAAAAATCCTGACAAATATATTGGTGATGCTAAGAATATCGTATATAGGTCAGGATGGGAAAAGAGAGTTATGGATTGGGCAGATACCAATCCTAATGTCAAACGATGGTGCTCGGAAGAGGTAGTAATTCCGTATATCTCACCAGTCGATAATCGACCCCATCGATACTTTGTGGACTTTTATGTGGAGGCGGTTAGGAGCAACGGCCAGACCGCCAAGATGCTTTTAGAGGTCAAACCTAAGGCCCAGACGCAAGAGCCTGTTCCTAAGAAACGCAAGACAAAAGGATATATTACCGAGGTCGTTACTTACGGAATAAATCAGGCGAAATGGAAGGCTGCCGAAGAATTTTGTAAGGATCGAGGATGGGAATTTCTGCTAATAACCGAGGAACAACTGTTTAGGAAATAGCATAAATACCTATATGGCAGAAAAGTATTCGTCCAAAGATTTACAGAAATGGTTATTTGAGAAGGCCCTAAATGCGGCATCACCTCAGGCCAGACAAATACTTATTAGAAACGACCAGAGAGGTCGTGAGGATGCCCTTATTGGTCATCTATACTTCTTCAAGTATGATCCAAAAGGCAAGGCCTATCTGCCCAAGTATGACAAGTTTCCAATGGTGTTTCCCATTGAGCAATATCAGGATGGTTTTCTAGGTCTAAATCTACACTATCTTGATGCAAGACAACGTAAGGCACTATTAGACCAGTTGGTAAAGTTTCAAAATAATAAAGAATACGATGAAACTACCAAACTGTTATTGAGTTATCAATTATTACAGGGTTCTAAAAGACTAAACAGTTTATCACGACCATGTATAAAAAGATATTTGTTCAACCATTGTAGATCACAGTTTATTGAAATTTATATTGATGAATACGATAAGGCAATCCAACTACCAGTCGAGGACTGGGTATTCAATAGGTAAGTAAATGACTTATAAGAACACACCATATTTCGGTGCTTTTCCAAAAATGCAATATGATATCAATAATACTGGTTTCGGTGCTGGTTCACATGAGACCGTAACCGATATCTTCTTTCGTCTGGGTATGATCAAGGATATTTTGAATAATATCACATCATATACCGTATATGAACTAGACGATTCTGATACACCAGAAATTCTGGCAGAAAAGGTTTATGGTGATATTGGTGCCGGTTGGATGATTTTGTATGCCAATAAAATGCTAGATCCACAGTTTGATTGGCCTCTCAATTATGATGCCTTTCAGAAAATGATTATTGACAGATATGGTTCGGTTGACAGCGCCTCCTCAGAAATTCATCATTATGAAAAGGTAATTATTAGAACAAACGAATTTACCGGTGTAACCACAGAAAATAGATATATCATCGACGCCGAGAGATTGACAGAAGAAATGCCTAATGTACCTTATACATACTGGCTTCCATATGTCATCGAAACATTTAGAACATCCGATTCCAGTGTATTCACTACCGACGATAACGACGTTGATCCGCCGATCTTTCTTTCCGCAGACTTGAATTATGATGACGCCGTGAACGTCACCAAATTCGGTTCAGTTGCATTTGCCAATGAAACAAATACCTATAATGTCGATGGAAAGACTGTAACAGAAACAATTTATGGTGAGGCGGTTACCAATTATGATTATGAATTGAGAAAGAACGATGCCAAGAGACTTATCAAGGTAATCAAGGCAGAATATTATTTCCAGATTATCAATGAGTTTGCTAGACTTACAAACACAGAAAATACTTTTGTCAGAAGGTTAGTATAATATGGCAATTACTTATGATGGCCGCCGAGTTCGTGCGGATATTACTATTGACGGTCAGACATTCACCGATATTACTGTAAAAGAAGTAATACTAGGTGAAAGTCTATTGACACCAGGCCTTCAAACTGCCATCACATTACAGTCTTTTGTCTATAGTAATCCGATCAAAAACTGGATGAATTATAAGAATAAAGACGTTACTCTCAATATGAGAACACAAGATGGTGAGCAGGTAATGTTCATCAAGCAAAGAATTTACCGTATTGATAACCGTGAATTGGATATCAACGTTGGTTCCACCGAATCACTAACACTCCATGCCTGTGATCCTTCTCTATTAGAAGATGCCAAGTCTCTTATTTCAAAATCATTCAATTGTCAGACTCCATCAGAAGTTGTGGACTATGCTCTCAATACCTGTTTGGGTGTTGGTAATAATCCTGTAATTGATGACTGTCAACCAACCAGAAACTATATTGCTGAAATGATCCATCCGTTTCAGGTAATTCAACAGCAATGTAATGCCGCACTAGACGGTGAAGATCCGTCATTCTTGCATTATATGACCTTTGAAAATACTGGTACTCATTATTTCAGATCACTCAAAGCACTAATGCACCAGCCACCAACATGGGAGTTTCAACATTCTGAAACAAATATGGATCTTGCCGACCCTAAAAAGGTTATCAATTTCTCATTCCCCTGTGACTTTGATTATTTGTCAGATGTTCTAAATGGTCTTGATGAAAACGGTAAGAGCATGAATGGCCTGGCCACGGTAAATGCTGTTACAGGTGCAATGCAGTTTCTTGGTGCTGGTGACGGCAGCAGTTTTGGTGGTGGGTGTATCAAAGGCGTTGCTAATCATAAACAGGCATTTACTAATAAAGGATCAGGTAAACAACAAAACGTTTGTGAATTAGGTGTGGAACAATATCTATTACTAAGACAGGCCAGAATGGGTCTATTAGAAAAAGATAAGGTCGCACTAAGACTTACCATTCCATGGAATCCTGATTTGCATGTTGGTAATTCTATTTCATTTTATTGGTTGAATAAATCAACAGACAATAGTTTCACAGGTAAAATATTTGGTACAGGTAATTATTTGATTGCTTCGCTCAAACACAACGTTCAATTTGGTGGTTTTGGTACCACCACTCTCGATTGTATTACTAGGAATTTGTAAGGAGATATTATGGCACCTAGAGAACTAACGACACAAGTAAAGACTTGCGTTATTGCCGGTGGTGGTATCAATGATCCGGCACCAGACCATTCCTGTAATCAGAAGATTGTAAATCCACTAGAACACGGTGATGAAGTAAATTTTGAGGATTTGCAATTCTCGCCAATGGCACTCAATCCGACTCAGACAGGCGGTTCACAATTCCCTGGCACAATGGATCCAGGTACACTCGTATATGTTCTAAAGAATGTTGGTGAACCAGGTGGTATTATTCTTGGCCTGGCCAATTCTATTAGAAAAGGTAATATGGGCGCCGAAGGCGGTGGTGGAGGTGGTCAAAGCCTTCTCACTGGTAAGATTGCAGAACTATTCACACAAGATATTGGTGTAAATGTTCCACCCAAGGTTCAAGAGGTGGATGAAAATGGCATGAAGATCAGAAAGATCCAAGAAAAGGGTGAGAAACATTCACTCTCATTATTGGATGGTCTACCAAGTCACGGTGCTTTATTTGATATGGCCGGTTTTAGATTACCAGCACTAAAACAGGTACCGACTGCCAAGCAACATAATGATCAAATGATGACAAATCAGATGTTTGATCAGTTGCAGGGTATTGTAGGATCATTACAAGGTCTATTACAGGGCCTTATGCAGAATGGTCGTGGCGGTAATAATACACATAATTCTGGTGGTGGTATCGGTAATGGTATCAGTTATTGGGATGAAATTCAGAATAATATTAGAAATAATCATCCTTCGGAACCAGAACGTGCCGAGGCCATGATACAGGCCATCAAGAGTCTGACAATTCTAATTCAAGGCCATGAAACAGATAATGGTGTTGGTTTCGTAACTGGTAATGTGGTACATTATGGTATTTACTTAGAAAATGCCGTTGAATTGTTATCTAATGTTTCCACCATCGATGATGTTATGTCTGTATTATCACGACTACAGTGGGATTCCAGTCTACACGGACAGGACGCACTAGACGTTGTTGAAATACAGATTGAAAATGCCTGGGGTGTGGCATTACAGCAGGTTGATGTAAACGGTAATATTGTCGTTACATATGCTAATGCAAACGCACAAATGGCCTTTGCTAATTCTATGTCAAACGTTTCTTATGGTTCAGGTGCCACGAGTGCTCCAGCATCCTCAGGATCAGGTAGCGGCGCAGGCGGACAAGGCAATCAAGGTTCAGGTTCTGGCGGCGCCGCTCAGTCAATGCTAGGCACACTTTTTGGTAAATCAGCACAGACCTTGCAGGATATGTGGAAAAGATTGGCCATGTCGCAAGAAAAAGAAGCAAAGAATATGCACCAGAAACTAACACAAGATAAGAAACCACAGAAACAAAAACAAATAAATCAGGCCGTCATTGATGGCGGCGACCCCTTGAACAAAGTATATTATCAGGAGTAATAGATGACTGACGTAACTGGATCCGTATCGGTAAATAACTCCGGCGGTGATCAATTCAATACTAATGAAGAAAGAAAAACGACTCCTCGTGCGGTAAACTTTGATAAAGATGCCAGAAGCATGGAGGGTGCCGGTGCATATCCTAATTACTGGTCACACAAGACACGTTCTGGTCATACATTTATTATGGATGACTCTGAGGGTAAAGAAACTGTAACGCTACAGCACCGTTCTGGTACAGGCATTCAAATGCGTCCAGATGGTGGTATGTTACTAACAACTCATAACGGTAAATATGAGGTAACATTTGGTGAAAATCGTGTAACCATTTCAGGTGCTCAGGATATCACGGTAAAAGGTGATGCCTCAATGAGAGTATATGGCAACCATAACGTCACCGTTCACAAAGATTATAACCTCACCGTATTGGGTGATATGAATGTCACCGCAAAGAATATGAACCGCTCTATTCGTGGTAATATGGACACCACGGCCAAGAATATCAATAAAAGAGTAGAAGGTTCTTCCACATATAATACGATGGGTGCTCATTCTGTGGTATCAGAAGGTAATATGATGGTGGCATCAAGAACACAAAAGGCCTTTTTTGCTGGTGGTAAAGGTATTCATGCATCTGTTACCGATCAGGGTGATATGACCTTCAAGAATGAAAAAGGTAATATGCATATGGAGACCAAAGAAGGCAAGTTTGATGCCAAGTTCTCCGATGGCACTAATGAAGTAACATTGCTGGCCAAAGATGGTGCTCTACATGCACAGGCAGCAAAGGCGGTCAATGTAGAATCCAAGCAAGATAAAATTCAGGTAAAGGCCAAAAAAGATGTTGGTATTACCGCTACATCCGGTGGTGTAAATGTTGATGCTCAAAGTGGTGGTATCAATATGGCAGCAACACAAAATATTGTTACCAAATCTACTGGCGGCGACGTTCAAATCAGATCACAAGGTGGCAATGCACAAGTTCTTGCCGGTGGACAGGCATCAATTGAAGGTGCGGGAAGCACCCACGTTGGTCAAAATCAGAGTACCACAAACATTGTTGGTGGTGGTTCTGGTGTAAATGTTGATGCTTTGGGTGGTCTATTGAACCTTGCCGGCGGTTTAGGTCTACCTTTCACTGGTCAAATTCAGCAATTGTCATTTATATTTGATCAGATTCAATCTGCTACTGGTATTCCATCTATTTCGGCATCCAAGGCACAGCAACCACAAGAAGAACCAGATGCCTCTTCGGAAATCAACTCGTGGAAATAAACTAAATAATATAAACGCAAAGGACTAAAATGGCCAATATAATCAACAGAGATCCGGATTATTCTGACCTTGACCTTGATTTTACCGTCAATAGAACGACTGGTGATGTTAATATGAAGGTTGGTTCCGAGGCCATCAAAAGGTCTGTTCGTAACCTGGTATTTACCAATTTCTATGAAAGAAAGTTCAATACTCAATTAGGTTCGGATGTCACCGCATTACTATTCGAAAATGCGACTCCATTGACTTCCATTCATATTCAAGATGCTATTACAGCATTGATAAATAATTACGAACCAAGAGTAAGATTACAAAGTGTAACCGTCAAAGAAGATATTGACAATAACGGTTATAACGTCACACTAACATATGTGATACTAAACAGAAACATCAACACCACAGCAACATTGTTCCTGGAAAGGATAAGATAGTAATATGGCAACTTCCAATAATTCATTTAGAGTTGCAGACTTAGATTTCAATTCTATCAAGAATAATCTAAAGACCTACCTCAAGAGCCAAGACACCTTCAAGGACTATGACTTTGAAGGTTCAGGTATGTCCGTTCTATTGGACATTCTTTCTTATAACACATATTACAATTCATTCTATATGAATATGATCGCCAACGAGTCCTTTTTGGATACCGCACAGGATCGTAAGAATATCCTTTCTCATGCTAAATTGATTGGTTATGTTCCTGATTCCGCACATGGCGCCGTGGCCCAGTTGAATGTTACTGTTACTCCAGGTCCAACCGAAAACCAAGACGTTACATATATTGTAATGGACAAATATACTCGTTTGCTTGGTGCAGACGTTGGTGGTGTCAATTATCCTTTCGTAACAATCAATGCTAACACCGCATATAAAGTCAACGGTTCATTTGCCTTTGCTAACGTGTATGTAAAGCAAGGTGAGGTTATTACTCACCAGTATACCGTTGACAATGCCAATAATACCTCACGCAGATACCAGATTCCATCAGCAAATGTTGATACCGACTCGCTGGTTGTCACCGTGCGTGAATCGGCATCTAATACAGAAACAAACGAATACTTTATTTCAACTGATGTTACCGAACTTCAGGCCAATTCCAAAGTATATTTCTTGGAAGAGGATCAGGAGCTAAATTACACCATTTATTTCGGTGATGATGTTATTGGTAAGAGACCTGCCAATGGTAATATTATCACAGTAACTTATTTGGATACAATTGGAACATTAGCAAACAATGTTACCAAGTTCACATTTGTTGAACCGGTCGCAGGTCTATTCAGAAATAACGTAAAGGCCGTTGCTGTTAGTGGATCATATGGTGGTACTGCCAAAGAACAAATTGAAGATATCCGTTTCAGAGCACCATACGTTTATACCTCACAGAACCGTTGCGTAACAACCAACGATTACGAAGCATTGGTCACCAAAGATTACTCAAATATTGAGGCCGTGTCCGTTTGGGGTGGTGAAGAAAACGATCCACCAGTATATGGTAAAGTTTATTTGTCTATGAAAACCAGAGGTTATTATGTTCTAACCGACCTAGAAAAGGCTAGAATCAAAGAAACACTAATCAGAAACCGTAACGTTCTCACCGTTATTCCTGAGATTGTTGACCCTGAATATGTCTTTATTCTAATTCGTGGTAATATTACATATAATCCAACTCTAACAACTAAGAGTGAAACAGAATTGCTCAATGTGGTAAAAGATGCTATTTTCCAGTATGCAACTGATGAATTATATACATTCAAGTCCACATTCAAGCAATCTAAATTGCAGGCTTATATCGAAAGATCAGATGCATCTATTACCGCATCCGATTTGACCATTTATCTACAGAATAGAAAACCAATAGCACCTGAGATTACAGCAAGATATTATATCAATTTCAACACACAGTTGAGAAAAGGTGATTTTGCCAAGAAACTCTATTCTTATCCACAAGTAACAGTCCAGGACTCAAAAGGAATTGACCGTGAGGTTTATTATGAAGAAGTTCCTGAATCATATACTGGTGTGGATTCGGTTGACGTTATCAACCCAGGTATAAATTACGGTACATCACCTGTTGTAACAATCTCCGGTGATGGTACTGGTGCTACTGCCAAGGCCATTGTGGTCAATGGCCGTATTCGTTCAATTCAGGTATTGACAGCAGGTGTAAATTATACACGAGCAACCGCTTCAATCACTGATGAATTTGGTTCAGAATGTTCATTGTCTGTTAGACTAAGATCAACTCTAGGTGTTCTTAGAACATACTACTATAAGACCAATGGTGAAAAGGTTATCATCAATGATAACGCTGGTATTGTGAACTACCTAACTGGTAAAGTTACACTCAATACCTTCACACCAATGAAGATTGCGACAAACCCATTCTATGATAAGAATATTCTGACCATAAATGTGGTGCCAGAAAACAGTGTTATTCCACCACTAAGAAACAGATTACTTGCTATCGATACTAATAACGCACAGGCAATTCAACTCAAAATGGTACCACAAACCTAATGTCACATTCCGCATCGTCCAATAATAAAACATCCTATCTGGTAGCGTCACAACTACCAGAGTTTGTCAATAGAGATCATCCAATCTTTGTTGAGTTTATTGAAGGTTATTATAAGTTCTTAGAACAGGAAGGTGAACTTGCCTATGTTACTAAGAACTTTGCTTCATATATGGACGTTGATGTTATTTCGGAAGATATTGCCGAGCATCCAGAACTTGAAGAAAATACCGAATATTACCAAATTCTGACAAAACTATATCAGAATACTATTCGTTATATTCCTGATGATGCTATGGCCGATATGAATATTATCGCCAAGCACTCAAAACAATTCTATAGAACAACCGGTTCTGAAAAATCGATCAGATATATTGCCCGTATTCTATTCAATAAAGATGCGGATATTTACTATCCACAGGACAATATTCTCAAAGCATCAGACGGTAAATGGTTTGTTGAAAAGTCTCTAAACATTAGAGATATTACGGTCAATGGTGTTGCTAATACCGATGCCTTTACACGTTTTATCAATACCACTATTAGAGGTAATACATCCAATTCTACCGCAAAGGTAGAAAGTGTTGATGCTTATTATGATGCAACCGCACTTGTTACAGAACTAAAGGTTTCTGGTGTTGAGCAAGACTTTATCAACGGTGAAAAACTATTCTGTTTTATCGAAGATGAAGGTATTACCAAAGAACTTTCGGCCAACCTTTATTCTGGTATTATTGTCAAAGTAACAGTTGTAACTCCAGGTTCTGGTTATACTCAAGGTGCATCTGTTCCAATTATTCCACCAGCAGGATTCGAAGGTAATAAGGGAACACTTATTATCTCCAAGGTTGTCAATAAGAGACTTGAGGGTTCGATCAAGGCTGTTGACGTTATACTATCTGGTGCCGGTTATGTTTCAAACACCAACCTGCTACTAACAGGTGGTGGTGGAACTGGTGCTGCTGCTAACGTATTTACCGTTCAAGATGACGAAACATATCATCCAGCATATTATGATATTGTTGCCTCACAAATTATTGACGTTGCGAATACACAGATTGCCAACACCGTCGATGATAACGAAGGTTTTGCTTATTCAAATCTAAACACAATTTATACCGTTACCGCCAATCTAACAATCAATGTTGGTGCTGGTGGTACACAGAACGTTGTTACTCTATCTGATAATATGGGTAATTCAAATGTTTATTTTGAAACCGGTGATTATGTCCATATTATAGACACAAATACAACCCATCTTATTGTAGAAAGCAATCGTTATTATAATGAATTGAATTTGACACCAGGTCTGGCCGGCAGTCAATATTTCCTTTCATTCGATGTTGTCAAGAAACCAAATGCCAATTCAATCGTAGCACAGTCTATGAATTATTGGTTCTACGGACCATGTGGACCTATCGTTTCTACTGCTATTATCAACCCCGGTAAAAACTATATTGAACTACCAACCGTTTCTACACTATCTAATACCTTTGTTCGTTCACTTGGTATTCTTGGTAAAATGGAAATTTATGATGGCGGTACAGGTTATGCTAATGGTGATATTATCCAATTCATCAATAAACCAGGTACATATGGGGTTGGTGGTAATGCACAGGTATCTCTAGTAAATGCCACTGGTACAATTCTACAGGTATCGTTCTTGCCACTAGATGGTCATCTACCAGGTGGTTCAGGTTATCGTCAAGACATTTTACCTGATGTCAATATTCTAACATCAGGCGGAACTAACGCAAATGTTATGGTCGTTTCGTGTATTGCTGACGGATCAGAATTGGTGGCAAGATCCGATATCATTGGTGGTATTGAAGAAATCAAGATCGTTTCTGGTGGTTATGGTTACGAAACCGCACCAATTCTTGATCTAACCGGCCTTGGTGACGGTACTGCTAATGCCTTTGCCAACGTTGTTACTGGTGTTTATTCATATCCAGGTCGTTATCTAAATCAGGATGGCCAGTTGTCGTCTTATATGTTCCTACAGAACAGAGATTATTACCAGAAATATTCATACGTTATCAAAATGAGCGAGTCTATGGATCGTTATAGACAGGCAATAACGGATCTTATTCATCCTGCCGGACTCAAAATGTATGGTCAGTATCTATTCCAGGATAATGACGAAACTGGAAAGTTGGATATTTCAATTGCCAATACATTCATTGCTTCTGGTGTAAATACAACAAATCTTATTGTTCTATTTGATTCCGCTAACTATTATAAGGATCATACAAACAATAATATATTGGCCAATACCATTTGGTATAATGCTGCTAATACCAAGCAGTATGCTAATATTGCCAATGTCATCGTGTATTCTAGCATGGTTTACGGTAACGTTACAAATACTGTAACCAATGCCAATACAACCATTGTCAATTACTCCGCATCAGGATTCAAGTTCCTTGCCGCCAATGGTGTAAATAACACTATTGTTCTAAATCATGCTAACTCATTGAATGTTGATAATAAGATGACCGTTGCTGCGTGGTTCTATCTTGATAAGGCCAATGCACAGTATAAGACAGTGGTATCTAAACAGAATCCTACCTTCACCAGAGGATTTGAAATAAATAGTCAGAACAATGATGTAAATATTATTGTCAGACCATATACGGCAAATAATATTCTAAAACTAACCAGTAACGCCAATGCCAATAGTTGGTATATGGCAGCATTTACCTATGACGGCACACACGCCCGTGGATATTTCAATGGTCAGTTTGTTGGTATTACCGATGGTGTTTCTAATGGCGTTTCGGATTCTGCTAATAACCTATACATTGGTGCTAGAAACGACTCCGCAAATACAATGAACGGTAGAATTTCTATTGTTGAAATTTACAATAGACCATTCTCTAATACAGAAATGACCAATCTATTCAACAAACATCGTGGTAGGTTTGGGTTATAAATAAAGGATCAACAAGAGAGATAATATGTCATCTGTTTATTCAAAAAATCTTGAAATCTTCGTAGCCGAACAATTTAGAGAAGCATTATCCCGTGATCAAGGTGCCAATGTTTACCTAACATTCGGTCGTCCTGCACCATGGACTAATGAATCAAATCCACCTCAGGCCAATACATCGGTTGCTGCCGTTGGTGAAATTTGGAAGAATATGATTGGTGGTAAGAAGATTACCAGTAATGACGTTAGACATGCCGTAAAAAGACATAACTGGACTGCTAACACAGTTTATATTGCCTACGATCATATGGCAAATTCATTGGATCTAAAAAGTGCAAATACTCCTTTTTATGTTATGACAGACGAGTTCAACGTTTATAAATGTCTCTCCAATAATTATGGTAAAGTATCAACATTCAAACCAACCGCAACCAACCCATCAGGACATTTCCAGACTGCCGACAAGTATATCTGGAAATATATGTTCACACTAACTGGTGAAGAACAAGAAAGATTCCTTACCGCAGATTATATGCCTGTCAAGACATTACTATCTGACGACAACTCTCTACAGTGGCAGGTTCAGGATAACGCCCTTGATGGTGCTATTCATCATATTCAGGTTACATCTAGTGGAACAGGATATACATCAAATAACATTTCTGTAATTATTACAGGAGATGGTAAGTATGCTAATGCATATGCTACACGAAGCCTAACCTCCGCTAATGTTTCAAATGTCACCATCGATAACAAAGGTTCAGGTTATACATATGCAGATATAACCTTCAAGTCTACTCACGGCGCCGGCGCTGTAGCAAGAGCAATCATTAGTCCACCACAAGGACATGGTTCCAATCCTTTGGTTGAATTGGGCGGTTCATTCCTTATTATCAATGTCAAGTTGGACGGATCAGAAAATGGTGTTATTACCACAGAAAATGATTTTAGACAAATTTCTATAATTCAGGATCCAAGAGATTATTATAATGAATTTACAATCTCTAACTCAGCATTTTCTCAGATCACCAAAATTACACTAAGTCAGAGTTCATCGACATCGGCCTATATTGAGGACGAAACTGTATATCAGGGAACTAACTTAGCAAATGCTACATTCAAAGGAACAGTAGCAGGTTGGGATTCTACTAATGCAATTGTCACTCTAACAAATACAGAGGGTAATCCAACATCACAGTTGTTGATTGGTAATACCTCGACCACATCAAGATATGTCAGTTCGATCACATATCCCGACGCCAAGCGATATACAGGAAATCTCCTATATACAGATAACATTGCTACAATCGCAAGAGCCGAGGATCAATCGGAAGACTTCAAAATCGTTCTAAGTTTCTAAGAGGAAAGAATAAAAGATGGCAAATACTGCTAATACAACCGCATTGACTACAGATTTCAATGTAACTCCTTATTACGACGACTACGATCCATCTAATCAGTATTATCGTATTCTATTCAAGCCAGGATATGCGGTTCAGGCCCGTGAACTTACACAGATGCAGTCTGCCCTACAGGAGCAGATCAATCGCTTTGGTAAAAACATTTTCAAAGACGGCAGTATTGTTCTTCCAGGAAACTTTACATTCGAAACACACAACGGCGCCACAGTAGGTCGTGGTATTCGTTATGTCAAAGTTAGAGATACCGATGCCTCCAGTAATCCAGTTGATATGGATGTTTTTGATGCGGTTCTTTCTAAAGCAAGTAAAGATGCAAATGATCGTATTGAGGTTGTAGGCACCAGCGGCGTCAAGGCACAACTTGTTCAAGTATTAGACGGTGTTGAGTCCTCTTCCAACACTAAAACACTTTATCTTTCATATACCGCAGCGGCCACATCGGCAAACGTTACTATCAAGACATTCTCCTCTAATGAAACACTTACAGCAAACGTTTACGGTACAAATTATACCTTGGTTGTTCATCCAACCGATCCAGCACCAACAGGATTTGGTTCTCGTTTCACCATTTCAGAAGGTGTTATCTTTGCTAAGAACCACTTTATTGCGTTCCCAACACAATCTGTAATTATTGATCGTTATAATCCAAATCCAACCGCACGAGTTGGTATGTTTATTACAGAAGATATTATCAATTCTTCTATGGATTCTTCTCTACTGGATCCAGCACAGGAGGCCTCTAACTATTCTGCACCAGGTGCAGATCGACTAAAGTTGGATCCTGTTCTAACGGTTCTTCCAGTAAATTCCGATGCCACGACAAAAGATTTCGTTACTCTATTCAAAATGGAGAACGGTATTATCATTGATAATTATGAAAAGACACAGTATAATCTTATCAATGATGCAATGGCCAAGAGAACATACGACAACTCTGGCGACTATGTGGTCAGAGGACTTGATATTCAGATTCGTGAGCATGATGACACAGGTTCAAACTTTGGTCGTTATGCCAATGGTGATAACAAACTACTATTCGTAGGTGTTTCACCAGGTCTTGCTTATGTCAAAGGTTATGAGGTAGGTGCACTTTCTACCTACGAACTAACCACAGAAAAAGGTCTAACATCATCCAACGTAAACCAGCAGATTTCCTCTGCTACAATGGGCAACTACGTTCAAGCAAATAACGTCGTTGGTGGTTGGGAACTTGATAAGGGCAACCTGGTTGACCTTTACAACACCGCACAGAGAAGAATTGTCAATAAGAAATGGGGTGATGGTGCTCAGTCAGGTGCTAAGATTGGATCCGCTGTTTTCAATTCAATTGAATATGTTTCTGGTAGCCCAGGTATTGATCCAATTTATAACATTTACCTATCTGATATCAAGATGCTGGGAACAAATACATTCCCGCAGGTAAAGAATATCTATTTCAAAAATTCAACACCTAATTCTAATATCTCTGCTGACCCTATCATGAACAGTGCCAACAATACACAATTGGCTCTACTTGGAAAGGCAGATGCACCACTACTTTATAAGACTGGTTCAGATTATACAAGAGCAATCAGAAGTGTTGACAATATTTCGAATATTGATACTACTTATGAGTTCAACCAGACAGTAGGCGCTACAGGTTCTTCTCTACAAGTTGCTGCTAACGGTCGCTTTATCACAACTCTATCGGCACTAGGTTCTGATAGATATCCATACGGAACAACGAACCTTTCTGCTGCTGATAAGCGTGATATTCTTGTTGTGTTCAATAAAACCGTTGCAGGTGCCAACACAGCCACTATTGCTCTAAGCGGTAGCGGCACAGGCGGCGCCGGTACCACAACACTACAAGGAACTGGTACTCGCTTTGATCGCCTAAACGTTGGTGACAAGATTGCCATTGCTGGTAACGATACTATTTTCTTCGTAACCAGCATTTCTGGCCCAACCGCACTAACAGTTGATACAACTCTTCCAGCAACAATCGCCGCTAATAATCTTTTCAAGGTTTATTACACTGGTGATATTATCGACCTTACAACCAAGGGTGTTGATGCTGGTACTGTTAGAACTGTTGCTGCTACACCAACTTCATTGACAGTAAACCTACAGGAGACTTTCTCTGGTCCTCTTTATGCTACTGTTACAACCAGAGTGCAGAGACAGTCTGCCAAGGAAATTGCTAAAGAACTCAATACACATCGTTATGTCAAAATCGATGTTGATACTAACGCCTCTGGCCTTGGTGCAACAAATCCTTACATTCTAGGTTTCTCTGATGTTTATAAGATTAGAACAATTCGACTAAAGAATGGTTCTTATCCAACATCAAACACCGATGGCACAGACGTTACTTCTTCATTCATTTTCGATAATGGACAGAAGGATACTCTTTATGATCTAGCAACAATCAAACCAAAAACACCTCTAAAAGCAGGTGATAAACTACTTGTTGAACTAGATTACTTTACACAAGACTTTACAGACCGTGCAGGTTATTTCTCAATTGACTCATATCCAATCCAGGATAATGATGCTCTATTCAACGCATCTACAAATATCAGAACAGAAAACATTCCTGTTTATAAGTCACCAACAACTGGCGGCGAATATGATCTAAGAAACCATCTTGACTTTAGACCAGTTAAGGTTTCTACCGCTAATCCGTCTGCTACAACTGTGGCCGGCGCAACCGTAAATCCAGGTTCTTCATCAACATTCAACTATCTAACAAGTCTTAGATTCCCAGTTCCATCATCACCAATTCTCTATGATTATTGGTATTATCTTGGCCGTATCGATCTTGTTGTGGTTGATCGTGATAAGAGATTCCAGGTTATCAAAGGGGCACCGAACGTCAACCCTGTAACACCAATAGCACCAGAAGGCACAATGCCACTGGCCTCTATTACTGTTACACCTTATCCTTCTCTATCACCAGCATATGCCGAATCTCTAGGTAAAATTGATGCTGCCGTGACTACCAAGAAACTATCAAACATGCGTTACACCATGCGTGATATTGGTACACTACAGCAAAGAATTGTCAATCTTGAGTATTACACCTCATTGTCAATTCTTGAAAAGTCTGCTGCTGATATGGTCATCAAGGACGTAAATGGTCTTGATCGATTCAAGAATGGTATCTTTACCGATACCTTCCGTGATAACAGTCTATCGGCCACTTATAATGACGACCATCAGATCACATATGATACTGACGAAAAGTGTTTGCGTCCAGTTTATACCATGGACTCATTCCCATATGATTATCTGTCAAATACCAATCTATCTAAGACTTCTTCTGTTCTAACAATGAAGTATACCGAGGTTATGCATTATGAGCAGACTCGTGTTACAACTGATAGAAACGTTGAAAGACAGTCATGGTTGTTCCTAGGTACTGTATCTCTATTCCCTGATTCAGATATCTGGGTTGATACAACAAAACTACCAGATGAATTGCTCGGCAGTTCAAGAGTAAATATTGTTACTTATGGTACAGAAACTTATCCAGTAACTAGAAAGGGTATCAACACCGAATGGAATGCTTGGCAGAAGTGGATTACTGGTTATAATGTTTATAAGGGAACAGGTACTAACAGAACCCTAGTTGCTGCTAACGTTCAGAACTATGACCAGGCCAAGCAGATTGCCAATAACAATAACCCAGTTGGTGGTAAGGGTGTAAGCATTGAAACCCTATTCACCAATTATAGAACAGGTACACAGCATTGGCAAGCAACTGGTACAGACATTCAGACAACCGGTTATAAGGTTATCAATACCTCTATTGTTCCTTATATTCGTCCACAGATGATCACCGTTTCTGCCGTCAACATGAAACCTTATACTCGTGTATGGGCCTATTTCGATAACGTTCCAATGGCCAATAGTTGCCGACCAATTACTGCTACACAGTTTACCGCTATCACAGATACAAGTACCACTACTGTAGCACAACCACCATGGGCCGCATACGGTGCACCTCTAATCACCGATGATAAGGGTAAAGTTTACTTCCAGGTGAATATCGAGGCAAATAAATTCAGAACAGGCCAACGTGCCCTAGTGGTTGTTGATAGTCCAGTAAACATCGATGAATCCGCAGTCCAGGGCGCAACATTCTCTGATGCGGTGACCACTGGTGGTCGTGCTATCTTTACTGCCGAAGGATTGTCTCAGCAGGTTCAGAGAACCGTCATGTCAACTCAGACAATCTCTTATTATGACGTTGAGGTATCGAATACATACTATTCATCCGATTCATCATTCCTTGCAGCACCTCCTCCACCACCACAGTGTTCACACTCATGCTCGGCATATTCATTCCTTGCCAAGGCACCAAAGGGTGAAGAAGGTATGTTCTTGACCTCTGTTGATCTATTCGTGTCACGCAAGTCCAGAGACTACGGTATTTGGATTGAAATTCGTGAAATGGATTCCGGTCAGCAGATTACAAGAAACCAGGTTCCATATTCAGAAGTTCACTTTGATGATCCTGACCAGATTATTCTTTCACCAAATGGCATCACAAGCCCTCTAAGAGCAGTATTCAAGGCACCTGTATTCTTGATGCACAATACCCAGTATGCATTGGTTATCCATCCTATCAATGCTAACCCAGATACTTATCTATGGGTATCCAAACTCGGTGAAAACGATATCAATACAGGACAGCCAATTGTTGATCGCCGTGGTTTTGGTACATTCTATCAGACAAACAACAATACCAACTGGGATATTATTCCTGATGTTGATATGGCCGTTCGTTTCTGGAGAGCAGACTTCGTTGAAAACGTCGATGGTGTTGCATATCTTGGTAATAGTCCTGTTGAAAGAATTTTCGTAAGAAACAGAACAATTCCATTTGATGCCAATAACTCTGGCGACTTGTTTATCTCTGGTGATAAACTAACACTAACTGGTGCTAACACCGGTCCTAATGGCCCAATTGCAGTAGGCGATCTACTCATTGGTGCATCTGGAAACTCCGAGGTTAGAAGCATCAATGGTGGTGTTTACTCCATGGGTAATACAGGCTTTGCCAATGGTGAGGTTGTTCACTGTTTCTTTGCTTCAAACCTTGTTTATAAGGGTGTTGATGCAACAGTTTCGACTATTACCAATGCAAGAGGTTTCTTGAACTTCTATGTTGACGGTGCAGAAATGAGTATGCTTCACCTAACCGGTTCTGGTGGTGGATTCATAGCCAATGACGTTATCCTTGCCATGACCGATACAAGCGTTCAAGGTGTTATTGAAGGTGCTGATCCAACTCAGAACTTTAGATATTCAGCACTATCTTTTGAACCTTCAATGTTGAAGTTCAAAGGAACTGATATCAACTTCCAAATGAAAACCTATTCCAATACAGGAATCGAAGGTGCTTATTTCGATATTGAACCATCAGAAACTTATCACTTTGAAACCGAGCAGGCGCTATACTCAAGAACCAAAGAAATCAATAGTTTCTCTGGTAACAGAACAAATATGGTAAAAGTTGGTATGAGAACCGGATCAAATACTGTTTCACCGGTACTTGATCTAACAAAGACACATTCTGTCTATATTGATACTCATATCAATTCTAATACAACCAATGAGACTTTGGCTACCGGTGGTGCTCTATTGAATAAGTATATTTCAAGAACAGTAACACTTGCCGAAGGCCAGGATGCCGAAGATATGGAGGTCATTCTTGCAGCATATCGTCCACCAGGAACTGATGTAAAGGTTTGGTTGAGACTTGCTCATGCCGAAGATACCTCAACATCATTCGAAAGCAAGGGTTGGGTAGAATTGGTAAGACCAGGAATCGAAGATGGTAAGTATTCATCTAAGGATGATCGTAACGATTACATTGAATACAACTATAACATTCCTTCTACTACACCAGATAGATTGACAATCGGCAGCACCATGTTTATCTCTGGTGTTTCAACAATCAATGTTGGTGACACTCTAGTAGGTCTAACCTCCGCAACGGAAACCACTGTTGACCGTATCGAAGGTACAATCTATGTAATGTCCGACACCGGTTACCTAATTGGTGAAACCGCAAACGTTGTCAACTCTACAGGCGTGGTTGTTGGTAACACAGTAATCGGCCAGATTGGTCAGCAGCCTTCACTAAGAGGTCCAAACGGTGAGGTAACTTATACCACCGACGACGGATTGTCCTTCACTGGATATAAGTCTTTCTCTGTAAAGATTGGTCTACTCAGTGATAATTCAGCAATATATCCAAAGGTCGGTGACCTAAGATGTATTGCCCTTCAAATGTAAGGAGTCATCATGGAATTTAGTTTTAGTATGGATGACCTCGAAAAGGTCGAAGGTGTAGATTTCAATGATGGTAACGGTCCAGTTCCTGCCCATCGCCACCCAAAAGGTGGTGGATGGGTAGCGGACACCGCACAAGTAGAAGAAACCTGTTATGTCGGACCATATGCGTCCGTTTTTGGTAATGCCAAGGTTGCTGAAAATTCTTTCATCAACGATTATGCCAGAGTATTTGGCAATGCTTATGTATATGGTAATGCCAAAGTTTATACGCAGGCGCAGGTATACGGTAACGCACAAGTATATGGTAATGCAAGAGTATGTGGTCAGGCCCAGGTATATGGAAATGCCACTGTAACCGATCATGCTCTAATACACGATCATGCTACTGTTTATGATAATGCTATTATAAGAAACAATGCAGAGATTTTCGAAAGAGCAAATATTTGTGGTAATGCTGATATCTTTGATTCGATCAAGATATATGCTACCTGTAAGGTTACAAGAAAACCACTTGTTCTTTTAGGATTTGAATACAGTATTACAATAACAGACAATCATGTATGTCTAGGATGTCTTGTTATTCCTCCATTCTTTATTGAGAAGGTTGGAAGAAAATGTATGCGAATGATGAATTATGATCCTGAAAAGGTCGATTCATGGGTAAAAATTATAAGATTTACCTCGGACTTTCATGGTTGTAAAGACATTGAAGAAGAAGTTTTGAATTTCAATGAGAGGCAGGTACTCATGGAAATTCTTTCCGGAAAGGTAGGATGTAGAAGTGGAACATAAAGATATCAAAACCGATGTTGGTGGTCTTTATAGAAGCCCGGAAGGATTTCTTATAAATAAGGATAATACCGCTTTAGAAGCATATAAGGCTCGTAAGCAAAAAGACAGAGAACTTATAGAGTTGAGAGAAGAAGTATCTTCTATAAAGAATGACATGCAAGAGATAAAAGAACTACTAAAAGGACTGGTAAAGTAAATGGGCATTTCATCAAATGTAGCACTCACAGATACCTTTGATCAATGGAGATTAAAGACTAACCAAGTCATTCTTTATATGAATGAACAAGAATTGAAGATGAACTTGGTCTTTGATACAACTAATGCTGTTTATACACAATCAAATACCGATAATGTTAGATTATCGGCCGCATATGTTGTTCTCAATGCTGCCTTCACCCAGTCCAATACCGACAATGTAAGACTAACCGGTGCTTATGATTCTCTAAATTCTGCATATATTGTTGCCAATGTTGGATTCGATATTGCTAATGATGCATATACAAGAACAAATGCCAATTATACCGTAACTAATGCATCATATACATCTGGAAATGCTAACTACGTTCTAACAAATTCGGTATTTACACAGTCCAATACCGACAACGTTCGACTATCTGGTGCTTATGTCTCATTGAACGCCGCTTATGTGGTTGTCAATGCCGCATGGGATATGGTCAATACCAATTTCACTGTTACCAATTCGGCATTTACAAGAGGCAATTCTAATTTTGCCGTTACTAATGCAGCATTTGAGCAATCCAATACCGATAACGTTAGACTATCGGCAGCATATGTTTCACAAAATGCCGGATATGTGGTTGCTAATGCGGCTTATACTCAGGCAAACACCGCAAGAAATAAGGCAAATGATGCCTACGGTCTTGCACAGACACTTGGTGGTGATACTGCCAATACCGTAATTTATTTGCAAGATAACTGGTATGCTCAAAATAATGCTTTTGACGTTACCAATGCTGCATATATTCAGTCAAATACCGATAATGTTAGATTATCGGCCGCATATGTTGTTCTCAATTCCGCTTTTGCACTTGCTAATGCAACTTCCAATAACCTAGCAAATACAGCAACCGCAGCAAATAATTATGCTGGTTCAATGGCCAACTCTGGTAATAATTATGCGGGTTCAATGGCTAACTCTGGTAATGCATTTGCACAGACCATTGTTGATGCTAATCTAATAGTTTCAAGAGCATATACCAATACATCCACTGGTGCTGCCAATAATTATGCCGGTGTCATGGCCAACTCGGCCAATGGTTATGCTACAGCAACATTCTTGGCTAAATCCGGTGGAACAATTACCAACGATCTAGTAATTGGTGGTAATCTAACTGTTTCTGGTTCAACTACATATGTCAATACCGCTAACCTAATGGTTGGTGATAATATTATCGTTCTAAATGCTGATATTCCGAATACTGTTACAGCAACAGAAAATGCCGGTATTGAAATCAATCGTGGTAATAAAGGTAATGCTTCAATCATTTGGATAGAAACCGCACAAGGTTGGGCATTTACCGATAATACCAGAAATGCTATAACAACTTATATTACATCAAATACATATGCAGACGGTATTGCTGCTAATACTACCGCTGCCTTCCTAAAGGCAAATAACGTTGCCACAGGTGCTAATGGTTATGCATCATCAGTAGGTGTTGCTGCTAATCTCTACGCATCATCTGTAGGTGTTTCTACCAATAACTATACATCAGCAACATATGTTACCTCTACATCACTAACAACAACCCTAACAGGATATGCTGTCAGTACCGCTCCTACATCAGCAAACAACTATGCTGGTGTCATGGCAAACTCCGCTAATGCCTATGCAACGGCAACGTATGCACCTAAGGCATCACCATCTATTTCAAGTCCAACGTTTACAGGTACAGTAACATTCAATGCCAATATGCTATCACAGACATTGACCGATGCTGCTACTGTCAATTGGAATGCCGCATTAGGTTCAATTGCTACTGTTACACTTTCCGGTAATCGTGTTATGGGTGCTCCTTCTAATCTAAGAGTTGGTACCTATATTCTCCATGTGATCCAGGATGGTGTCGGAGGTAGAACACTAGACTTTGCTTCGGCCGGCGTTTATAAATGGGTTGCTGGTGTGTCACCAGAACTAACCTCTACACCAGGTGCCAGAGACGTTATATCATTTGTGAGTGACGGTACCAATCTTTATGGTTCATGGCTTCCAGACGTAAAGTAAGGTAAAATGGCAGAATACATAGAACTATACATGGATCAAGGTGCTGATTTTAGCACCACGATCCAACTCAACGAAGAAAATAATAACGAAGCACAAAATCTTGCAGGTTACATTGTAACCGCACAGATCAGAAAGTCTATACTTTCAATAAATGCTACAGCAAGTTTGGTTTGCACGATTCCTCAGGCCAATACTGGTGAAATTTTTGTTGAATTAGATGCAGGAAATACGGCTAATATTCCAGCAGGAACTTATTTCTTTGATGTAAAGACTAATGACACACTTACAGGAATCAGAGCAAGACTTATTGAAGGTGTAATGTTTGTTACACCATCTATCACAAGGTAAATCAAATGGCCAAGATAGTAGTCACTTCGACCCCTAAGAATCGAATTTTGATAAATACCTTCAATGGAACAGGGGGTGGAGGAGGAGTTCAAAATTTTACGCAGTTGAAAGACGTGGATGCCTCTGATGCCGACGATAAAGAAACAGTAGTTTATGATGCAGCAAGTGGTAAATTTGTAGTTGAAGAATTGCCCATCATAAACGGAGGAGAATTTTAAGTCATGTCTAATACAACAATTCAAATCAAAAGAAGTTCGACAACATCTACACCATCAGGTGGTTCACTATCTGCTGCCGAACAGGCGTATTCATTTTTATCCGATAAACTCTTTATCGGTGATTCAACCGGCACTGGCGTTATTGCCATTGGCGGTAAGTTTTATGTAGATCAGCAAAACACAATTTTTAACGTTGCTAATGCTGCGTTTGCGGCCGCCAATTCATCATTGGTTGCCAACGATGCCTACTCACAGGCTAATGCTGCATATAATAAAGCAAATACAGTAGCATCTGATCTTGCCAATACGGCAATTGCTGCTAATAATTATGCTGGCGAAATGGTCAATTCTGCTAATGCTTATGCATCTAGCACATATCTACCATTTACAGGCGGCACACTAACTGGTGATCTAAACATTACCGCTAACCTAACTGTTACTGGCACGACTACATATGTCAATACCCAGTCACTACTTGTTAGCGATAATATCTTTGTTCTAAATTCCGATCTTGATGGTGCTACAGCACCTACACAAGATGCAGGTATGGAAATCAATCGTGGTTCATCCGCTAACGTTTCTGTTCTATGGAATGAAACATCAGAAAAGTGGACCTTTACAAATGACGGTTCTACCTATCTAAATATCGCATCCAATACAGATGTTGAGACAGCTACAACTTCTGCAAATAGTTATGCCGGTGTTATGGCCAACTCTGCAAATGGTTATGCAGACTCGGTTGGATCATCAGCAAATAATTATGCAGGATTCATGGCAAATGCGGCCAATGCTTATGCTGTAACAGTAGGACAGTCAGGCAATGCTTACGCTGATTTTGTTGGAGCAGCGGCCAATGCTTATGCAGTAGTTGTCGGTTCATCCGGTAATGCATATGCACAGGTAGTTGGTGACTCTGCTAATGCTTATACAAGAGTATTTGCTAACTCCGTAGGAACATCGGCCAATGCATATGCTGATGTTGTTGGCGGTGCCGCTAATACAAATGCTGCTAATGGTTCTTATATCAGCACCGGCGTAGTCAAAGTCCCATACGGCGGCACAGGTCAGACTTCATTCACCGAAAACGGTATCCTATTCGGTAATACATCGGGTGATCTAAAGGTTACCGCCGCTGGTACCGAAGGTAATGTCTTACAAGTGAATAGTTCTGGTGTTCCACAGTTTGGAATGCTCGACGGAGGTAATTTCTAACAGTAATATTGGAGAATTAGAATATGAGTGACCCACAAAAGTATATAAATGCATATGTTGATCATGCAATGGGTATGATCCACGATCAAGTGTCAACAATATTACAGTTGAGAACTCAACTAAGACTCGCTACAGAAATTGTTCCTGAGAAGGATGCTTTGATAGCATCCCTCCAGGAGCAGTTGGACGAATGTAAGAATACGGCGTCGGGACTAACCAAAAGTGTTGAGAAAAGTGTTGAGGAAGCAGATAATATAAAGGCATCATATGAGGCTATAAAAAATAAAGTCTCACATATGGATGCTTTGACCTCACAGATGAATGAAATTAAACAAGCATTGTTGACTAAGAACAATGAATATGATACTCTAAAGAATGAACTTCAAAATCTGAAAAATGAGACTGAAAAACTAAAATTAGAAAATGCCACTATGACAGGCCGACTTTCTGAAAAGGAGGCCGAAATCGTCAAACTCACACAACTAATTCCGCCTCCTAAAAAAGTTATAAATAAGAAAAAGACAACCGAGGTTGAAAATGCTCCTGTGGCAAATGATCAGCCGGAAGACGAGAATGACGACTTTTAATGGCAAACACAGTAATCAAACTCAAGAAATCATCTACACCTAATGAAGTTCCATCTACGCTAGAATATGGTGAACTTGCCATCAACTATGCGGATGGTAAACTTTATTATAAAAATCTAACCTCACATATCGTCCAAGTTGCTGGCGGAGGTGGCGGCGGCGGAGGTGCTGATAGTTTTGGCGTAGTAAACGTCGCCGGATCACTACTCGTTGCTGATACCTCGGGTGACTATCTTACTATTGATAAAGGTGATAATATTGAATTATCTGCCGATATTTTTACCGATTCTTTTACTATTACTGCTAATCTAAAACCTGCTTTTGATAAAGCCAACTCTGCTAATGTCCTTGCTTATAATACAGGTATTGGTGCTAATGCATATGCGGATGTTTCTACTACTGCCGCAAATAACTATGCCGGTGCGATGGCAAATTCTGCCAATGCTTATGCATCTTCACTGACACCAGATTTATCACCTGCTTTCAATACTGCCAATGCTGCATATACCGTAGCAAATTCAGCATATACAAATGCTAATGCAACTCTAACATTAGCCCAGGCAGCATTTGATCGTGCTAATCTTTCCAACGATATTCTATTCATTGAGTCGTCATATGATACTGCTAATGCAGCATATTATAAGGCCAATGCTGCCAATTTACTTGCATATAATACCGGTATTGGTGCTAATGCTTATACGGACGTTTCTACACAGGCATCCAATAACTATGCTGGTGTTATGTCCAACTCTGCTAATGGATGGGCAAACACCAAACTTGCTAATACCGATGGTGTTATATTCGACGGTACACTAAACATTAGGGATAACCTTGCAGGTGTCAATAGTATTTTCTTTGACACAACTTCTCTAACTGCTGCTAACGGTCAGGTTGTAGAAGGCCAAGTAACTTGGAATCCAGACGACAAAACACTTGATGTTGGTACAGGTGAGTCTATATTGCAACTTGGTCAAGAGCAATACTATAGAGTATTGAATCAGTCCGGGGAAACTATTTACAATTCCAATGCAGTTGCGTATCTTTCTACAGTAGGAAATTCTGGTAAACTAACTGTCCGTCGTGCCATTGCTAATAACTCATATGACTCTAAGTATATTCTTGGTATTGCTACAGAAGATATTCCGAACGGCGAAGAAGGTTTTGTCACAACATTTGGTAAAGTTCGTAAGATCGATACCAGTATGTTTAGTGAAGGTGATATCCTTTATGTAAGTTCATCAAATCCTGGTGCATTACAGAATACCAAACCAACTGCTCCAAACAATAAAGTGCAAATTGGTACTGTTATTACTAAGTCTTCCACAGTAGGCATGATCTTTGCTGCGGTTCAGCGTGGTTCATCACTTGCTGACGACGAATTAGCACACTTCAACGGATCACTTACTAACGGCGATTTGATTCGTTATGTTTCCGCTAACGGTAGATTTGAAAATGTCAATGAAAATAACACAGGGCCTGCTACAAATGCTGTTGCTGCCTTTGGTCACTCCAATACAACTTATGCAGCAGTCAACAGTGCCTTTGGTGTTATAAATGCCGCATATACTTCTTCAAATGCTGGTTATGTGGTTGCTAATGCAGCATTTGATAAGGCAAACACAGTATCAAGCGATTTAGCAAATACTGCCGTTTCTGCTAACAATTATGCCGGCGTCATGGCAAACGCCGCCAATGCTTATGCTTCTTCACTGACACCAGACTTATCTCCTCCTTTCAATAAGGCTAATGACGCCTATACTGTTGCCAATGCTGCCTTTGATAAGGCCAACTCCGCAAACGTCTTGGCTTATAACACAGGTATTGGTGCCAATGCTTATGCAGGAGTCGTTGGAACATCATCTAATAACTATGCTGGTGTAATGGCCAATGGTGCTGGTACTGTTGCGAATGGTGCCTTTGGTGCTGCCAACCAAGCAGGTGTTATTGCCAATGCGGCATTTGCCGCTGCTAACCAGGCCGGCGTGGTTGCTAATAATGCTAACACATATGCAGGATCAACTTATCTAAAGAAGGCCGGAGATACCGTTACTGGTGATTTTGTTATTCAAGGCAATCTTACCATTTCTGGTAATACAACTTATGCCAATACACAGACATTATTGATTGGTGATAGTATCATTACACTCAATAATGATATTCCTGCTGCGGTGGCACCATCGGAAGATGCTGGTATTGAAATCAAACGTGGTTCTTCCGCTAATGTGTCCATTCTATGGAGAGAAGGTTCAGATACATGGACTCTCACAGAAGATGGTACTACCTGGTATGACATTGCAACCAATACTGATGTTACTTCTGCTAACAACTATGCCGGTGCAATGGCTAACTCCGGTAATGCCTGGACACAGACCATTGTAGATGCTAACCTGGTAACTGCCAGAGCATATACCAATACTTCTGTGTCATCTGCTAATGATTGGTCAAATACCAAAGTTTCCTCTGTTACAAGTAATAGCACGGCAAGAGTTTGGGCCAATACTGTTAGTGTCAGTGGTATCGAAACTGTCTATCTTGACCTTTCAACCTCTGGTGTAACTGCTACCACATACGGCGGCGCCACACAGATTCCAGTTCTTACTGTAGACGCATATGGTCGCATCACCGGCGCATCAAACGTTGCCGTTTCTGGTATGGATTATGCTTATGTGAATACCTCGACTGGTGCCGCTAACGCCTATACCAATACATCAACTACGGCAGCAAATAACTATGCTGGTGTCATGGCCAATGCTGCCAATGCGGTTGCTGGTACAAAGGTTGCAACTGTTTCTGGTACATCAGGACGTGTTACATCGACCGGCACCACAGCAATCACAGTTGATTTGGCAACAGCAGGTGCTGGCGCAGCATCGTATTCTTCCGGTATTTCCGCTATTACAGTCGATGCCTATGGTCGTGTAACATCTGTTACCGGATCTGCTGGTTATGTCACATCATCTGGTGTTACCTCTGTCTCCGGCACTGGTACGGTTTCCGGACTAACTCTTACAGGAACAGTAACATCAACAGGCAGTTTGACACTTGGTGGTACACTCTCTGCATCTATTGATAACATTACCGATGAACACCGTGTTTTCAATAACATGGGCGATAATCACAGCACAAGAACAGCATTTGATGCCACAACACCATCTTATAATTTTGGTTGGAGATTTGTTCAAGGATCAACTAACGGACCTGGTGTAAACGGTGCCGGCCAATATTATAGTTTATATATTGGATTAGGCAACGATTATGCAGCCACTGGTGCTGGTTCGTATGGTATGCAACTTGCTATTCCAAGAAACGTATCCACACCTTACCTTGCCATCAGATATAATGAAGCTAATGCTTTAGGTTCTTGGCAGAAAATCTCTGCTGGTTATGCCGATACTGCTGGTGCGGTTTCTAGCTATTCCCCATTCAATACCGGCCTGGCCGCACAGTCAATGACCGTAACCTCATTGTCCGATGCCTCTGGTACAATCTCATGGGATGCATCAACATCAAGAATGGCAACCGTGACACTATCTGGTACCGGTAGAACAATGGCAAACCCAACCAATCTAAAGGCTGGCTCCTATATATTCATATGTAAGCAGGATGGCGTAGGTTCTAAAACCATCACCACATGGGGATCGGTATTCAAGTGGCCTGCCGCAGTAGCACCAACATTATCAACTACCGCATCAACCACTGACGTATTCTCATTCTGGTGCGATGGTACAAACCTTTACGGTACATATATTCCTGATTGTAGATAATTTAGAAGGATAAAGGCACAAACAACCATGATGTTATTTCCTATTCTTAGACCAACTAAGATCGTAACTCTCTCGGCAGCAACTAACAATGTCGATCTTTATTCTACATCGGGTAGCCCAGCATACCCTCTAAACTTACTTTGTTTTATCAATGCCAACATTGGTAGTTCTTCCGTTGCAACACCAGCATTTAGAACAGGAACATCCTGGAAGGGAGGTTCGCTACTGTATATCAAAAATGCTGCCACGATTACTGGTGCTGTCGGTGCATCAGGAACAGTAGGTAACCCCGGAGCCGCAGGTAACGTAGGTGGTGTTGGTGCCGCTGGTAATACAGGAAATCCTGGTGCAAATGGTACCGTAGGTGGTGTTGGTGCCGCCGGGACCGCCGGACAACCTGGTGCATCCGGTGCAGGCGGCAGAGGTGGTGCCGGCGCCGGCGGCGGTCGAGGTGCAGGACAAGCGGGCGGCGCTGGAGGCATCGGAGGTAGAGGAAATAATGGTCTAATAGGAGTCATCGGCGGTGTAGGAAATGCCGGCGGCATCGGCGGTGTAGGAAATAACGGCGGCATCGGCGGTGTAGGAAATAACGGCGGCATCGGCGGTGTAGGAAATAACGGTCAATCTGGAGGTGTGGCTTTTCGAGCAGATACTATTTCAGGAATAAAAATTCTATTGAATAATACAACAACTATTACTGGCGGAACCGGTGGTCCCGGAGGATCAGGTGGGCCAGGCGGCGCCGGCGGCCCAGGCGGCCCAGGCGGCGCAGGTGGCACTGGTGGTCGAGGAGGAATTGGTGGTCCAGGCGGGCCCGGCGGACGCGGCGGCGCCGGTGGTGCTGCTGGCGGCGGAGGCGGCGGTGGCGGCGGCGGTGGCGGTTCATATTCATACGGCGGCGGCGGCGGCGGCGGCGGTGGTGGATCTCCTGTAGGTGCCGGCGGCGCCCTTTCGCCGTTTGGACCATATGGTCCACCTGCATCTCCAGGACAAGTTGGCCAAGCTGGATTAGGAAATACAGGCGGCGCTGGCGGAGCAGGCGGTTCAGGCGGCGGTGTTCCTGCCGGCCCAGGTGGTCGAGGTGGTTCAATTGGTCAAGGCGGTAACGCCGGTGTCAACGGTCCTATATTCGCCGGCGGCGGTGGTGGTGTTGCAGGTGGTATTGGTACCGCAGGACAACCTGGCGGTATTGGTCTAACGGGATTAGCAGGACAACCAGGTGGTATTGGTCTGTCTGGACAACCAGGTGGTATTGGTCTGTCTGGACAAGCAGGTGGTATTGGTCTGTCTGGACAAGCAGGTGGTATTGGTAGTGGTGTTTCTGGTACTACCAACATCACATATATAAATGCAGGTACAATTAATGGCGGACAAGTCTAATAAAATAGAGGGATTAAATGGAAAATAATATTAAAATCTACTATAGAATAATCGAAATTGATAAAGAGAATAATTCTTTTGTTGTTAGATATTGGACAGATATTATTACCGAAGATTCTTTGGCAACACATTTTGATGCTGTAGGAGATATAGCAAGAACTTCTGATGGTTATCCGGTAAGATGTCAGTCTGACATTAATGTACCTTTAGGTACTAATTTTAATCCAACGAGAGAAGATATACTTTATTCAATAGAAAAGGGTGCACCATCAGAGTGGTTTTTACTAAAAGAAAAATTAATGTTAGCTAACAACCAACCAAATTTGGATGTGGTTGAATCAATGTTACATGAAAAAAATGAATTTAATTATACAATTGATAAAGATTCACCAACAGATCCTTCAAAGGATCCTCTTAGTTATTTTAACGAAATCTTTGTGAAACTTTACAAAGAATTTCCTAATAAAGATATGACAATTACGTTTACTAATTCAGCATCGGCAAACACACTTCCTACAATAAAAATTGAATCTATTTAACACATAATGAAAGATATAATATGATACATAATGATACCTTTACTAGAAGAAGAATAACACCATTTTATGTGTGGTGGAAAGATGCTTTTACCAACGTCCAATTAGATCATTTTGAAAATATGTGTAGTAAATTTGATTTGTATAGAGGTGGAGTTGTAAAAGAAAACGGACAGACAGTAGATGGATCGGTCAGAGTTTCGGATATTAAATTTTTCGAAAGAAATGATGAAACATCCTGGATATTTGATACCTATAATAATGTGATTGAATCCATAAATGATCAGTTTTATCAATTCGATCTGCATGGATATAATACTATTCAATATACAGTGTATAATGGAAATGAACAAGGTAAATATGATTGGCACGGTGATACGGTACTTGGTTATGAATTAGAACCTGTTATGAAAATGCTTGATACCCGAAAACTTACACTTGTTATGCTTTTGAATGATAGAAATGAATTTGAAGGTGGTGATTTTCAAATAAATACCGGGCAAGAAAAAAATCCTTTGACAATTTGTATGGAAAGAGGAACTATTATTGCTTTTCCTTCATTTATGATTCATCGTGTGACCCCTGTTTTATCAGGTGTTCGTAAATCAATTGTGATATGGGTAGAGGGTCCTAAGTTTCGGTAGGAATCCTAAATAGTATGAATAACTACTAAAAGGATTGCCATGTCACAGTCAGCACCAGCAAATAGAGAAGAATTTAAGGCTCTTTGCTTTCGTCAACTAGGTGAACCTGTAATCAAGGTCAACGTTGATGATGTGCAGGCCGAAGATTGTATAACTATTGCAGTCCAATATTTTCAGGAATTCCACTATGATGGAACCGAAAAGTCATATCTAAAACATCAAATCACCGCCGGTGATATTGCCAACAATTATATTCAAATGTCCGAAGGTGTAAATTCCGTTACTCAGGTATTCCCTGTCGGTGGCACCAATCAATCCATGACATTTTTCGATCTAAGGTACCAGTTGCGTCTAAACGACCTCTGGGATCTTTCATCCACCTCCTATGTCAATTATGCTCTAACCATGCAGCATCTAAGAACATTGGACATGATCTTCTCAGGTGAAACACCAATCCGTTATAACAAGATCAACAACCGTCTCTATATCGACTGGGATTGGGGTAGTGATATTGAAGAAGGACAGTTTATCATTGCACAAGGTCGTGTCGTTACCGATCCAAATGCCTATAACCTATTCTGGAATGATCGTATGCTCAAGGCCTTAGGTACAGCATATATCAAGCGTCAGTGGGGAAATAATATGAAGAAATATGGTGGAATGCAGTTGGCAGGTGGTATAACCATGAATGGCCAGCAAGTTTTTGACGAAGCGGTGGCAGAAATCAAAGACTTAGAGCAAACTATTCGTGATACTTATCAAGAACCACCAGGATTCCTAGTAGGATAATATGGCAGTCAACCGTTATTTCAACAATTATCCGTCACAAGAAAGAATCAACAATGAACATTTGTTGATGGAAGACCTTATTGTTGAATCCATCCAGATTATGGGTCACAACGTTTATTATATTCCAAGAGAATCATTTGATGAAGGTGATATGATCTTTGGTGAATATAAAAACTCGGCATTCAAGAAGGCCTATCTAATTGAGGCATATCTATTGAATGTTGGTGGGCACGAAGGACAGCAAGACTTTTTCTCTAAGTTTGGTTTAGAGATTAGAGACAACGATAACTTTGTTATATCACGCAGATCATTCCGTAGCATTATGCCTGGTTCTATTAGACAAAGACCACAAGAAGGTGATCTTGTCTATGTTCCTATTCTTCATAAAATGTTTGAAGTAAAGTTTGTTGAACATGAAGTTATGTTCCACCAAATCGGTAAGAAACTACCTTATGTGTATGAATTGAAATGTGAGGCCTTCCGTGCTTCTCAGGAACAGATTGCTACTGGTATTGATGAAGTTGATCAGGTAGGTACAGACAATCTTTATACAATCAATATCAATCTTGTACCTTCTGCAAATATTTCACCCATCGATTACTTTATGGGTGAAACTGTATATCAGTCATCTAACAGTAATATAAATTCTGCATATGCACAGGCAACTGTCAAACAGTGGTTTGCATCTAATAATACATTGCAACTCTATAACATTGTTGGTCAGTTTACTAATAACTATACGATAATTGGTAATACCAGTAATGCCATTTATACTACTATCAATGTCGATACAATCTCAGATTTGTCGGAATATGATATGTTCGACAACAAACAACTAAACACCGATGCCGGAGAGATTTTAGATTTGTCCGAGTTCAATCCATTTGGAACACCATAAATGTTAGGTAATAGTCCATTCTATCATCAACTTACTCGTAAGGCGGTCGTTCTATTCGGCCGTTTGTTTGATGATATCATTGTAGTTAGAAAGAATGACCAGTCCGGTGAGGAGGTCAATCGCTTTCGTGTTCCTTTGGTTTATTCACCAAAAGAGAAGATGGTTACTCGTATCTTCTCTGATCCAGATTTGCTAAGACAAATTCAGGTTATGCTACCAAGAATGGGTTTCGAGATTACTGGTATTACCTATGATGCCTCTCGCAAACAAAACTCATTACTAAAGGCCGCAAGATCGAATACCACTACTCATGTTTCGGCGTCTTATATGGGTGTTCCGTATGATATCAATTTTCAATTGAATATTTATACAAGAAACATTGACGACGGTACCCATATTGTAGAGCAGATTTTACCGTTCTTCAATCCTGACTTTACAGTTACCACTAATATGATTCCTGATCTAGGAATGTATAAGGACGTTCCAATCATTCTCAACAATGTCTCTAATGATATTCAGTATGAGGGTGATTATGATTCAGTAAGATATGTCAATTGGACACTAAACTTTACCATGAAGATGTATTACTATGGTCCAATCTCATATCCAAAGATCATTCGTTCTATCTACACCAACATTTACAACGATCCTGCATTACAGTCTGGTTACATTGCCAGAATAAATGTGGCCAATGCTAATGGTGTATTCAAAGTAGATGATATGGTCTATCAGGGTAATACATATCAGACTGCTACTGCATATGGTTCGGTTGTCAAATATAACTCCGATTTAGATCAGATGGTGATTGGTGCGGTTCAAGGAACATTCAAGGTAAATACTGAAATTCATGCATTATCTACAAACGGCGTATGCACATTAGATTCATTCTATGTCATATCAATGAAACTTGCAGAGATAGTAATTACTCCAGATCCATCAACGGCACAACCTACCGATGATTATGGTTATAATATTGAAGTCACCGAATGGCCAGAAACAGAATTATAAATACCTAACGAACAACTGCGGAAAAGGCAATGGCAAAACAGACAATCAACATTGGAACAAATGCTAATGATGGTACCGGTGATACGCTAAGAAATGCGTTCGGTAAAGCAAGTAACAACTTCAATGAACTTTATAATAATGTAAGCAATGTTACTTCAAACCTTGCTAATCTTATTACCGTAGTCGATACTACTGATGGTGATCTTCTATTTCTAACATCATCCGCATTTGATGTTGCCAATGATGCATATGGATATGCTAATCTTGTTCTTGGTTCGGCCCAGGCTGCCACACAAATTGCTAATACAGTAAATGGTGCTGCTGCTAATGCTAAAGCCGCATTTGACCTTGCCAATACGGTCAATACCACATTCTTCTCATATTATACCGCAACTAATACTGCTATCAATCTAATTCTAAATCTTAGTGGTATTGCTAATACAATCAATGCTATTCTATCAGTAGTAGATGGAAATGCTGCGGCAGGTTTTGATCAGGCCAATGCTGCATATGTCAGATCCGATTTGGCGTGGAGTCAGGCAAATGTAGGCACAATACTTGCTCTTGGTGCAGGCGTCAATGCATCCGCTGCCTTTGTATTTGCTAATGGTGTTTCTACAAATACCACGGCATCATATAGAGTTGCTAATTCATCCTATAATGTTACCAATGTTGCTTATGGTGCTGCTAATGCTGGATTCTTCAAGATAAACTCCGCATATACTGTAGTAAATGCCGCATTTGGTACAGCAAATTCCAAAATCAATACTGTAGATGGTGTATCAACTGGAACATTTACCGCAGAAGGTAATCTTGTAGTTTATGGTACAAGCACATTTGCATCTGGTTCACATATTCTGGATTCTAATGGTGCTACTTTTGGCAAAACTGTAAAGATCAAGGCAAACCCTGCATCTGGTATTTCCTATCTTTATTTCTATAATGCATCAGGAAGCACAGTTCTATCCAGCATTTATGCAAATACCGGCAACGCACACATTTCATCTAATGTCACTGTTCAAGGAAAAATTACATCATCCGGTGATATCAGAACATATGGTGACATTTCCGGATTCTTTACATCTGACGAAAGATTCAAAGAAAACGTAACAAAAATACCTAATGCACTTGAAAAAGTAAACTCAATTACAGGTGTTGAGTTCGATTGGTCAGAAGAATATATCAACAATCATGGAGGTCTTGATGACTACTTTATTAGAAAACATGATGTTGGTGTCCTTGCACAACAATTAGAAAAGGTACTACCAGAGGCCGTTATTACAAGACCAGATGGAACAAAAGCAGTTAGATATGAAAGAGTTGTTCCTCTACTAATCGAAGCCATAAATGAGTTGTCATCTAAAATAAACAAAGGATAAAAATGGCACTTCAAAGTAATGGCCCTATATCTTTATCAGATATATCCAATCTAGCAAGAGGTAACACCAATCAACAGATAAACTTGTCTGATTGGGATGTTCGTTATTTGGCAGGCAAAGAAAAAGGCACAATCAAATTATCCGACGCCTATTCTAAACCAGCACCTGGTTCAAGAACATATTCCACACCAGGTACATATACATTTCTTGTTCCACCATTTGTTACACTTACAGTTGATGTAATAGGAGGTTCAGGCGGTGGAGGTGGTGGATCCGATCACTTTCCATATTTGTATTGTTGGGGCGGCGGACCTGGTACCTCAGGTGGTACCTCAAGATTTGGATCAACTGTTCCTGTTGTAGGTCCTGGTGGCGCCGGTGCATCACAAGGTGGTTGTTATGGATATGGTGTAGGTGACTTAGATGCGGCAGACTCAGTAGGTACTGGCGGCGACACAAACACTACAGGACATACAGGCGGTTCAAGAGGACACGGATCTGGACCAGGCGGTGTATATTCAGATGGTGGACAAGGTGGTGACAGCGGTAGAGCAATAAAAGAATGGACACATCTTATAACTGATAATACTCCTGTTTGGAAAAGCAATGTTACGGTAACAGTAGGTAGTGCAGGTGTAGGCGGTTATCGTGGTAGTCAATGGTGCACTAATGGTGGTAATGGTACTGCCGGTTCTGTAACTATTGAGTGGGAATAAAATGGACGAAGAACTATACATTAGAGTGGAAAAAGGCAAAGCAGTAGATCATCCTATTGCAGGATGGAATCTTCGTATGTTTCATCCTGATCTGAATCCAGAAAACCCTCCAAAAGGTTACGAAAGATTTACACGTTTACCTCCACCAGAATTAGACCGTTTTCAAAAAATTGAAGGTGTTGTCTATGAGAAAACTAATTATGGATGGCAAGACAAATATATAATTAGTGAAATGACTGATGAAGAAAAACTATATGTTGAACAGTTGGATAATATTCTTACCGAAATCAAAACATATCCTGACAGCGAACTAAAAAAAGTTTCGAAATTGATTGAAAAAGGTAAACTTTCAAATGATCCTACTGTTATATTGGAACATTTGAGAAAACAGTAAAGTGAATTATTATGGGACTTGAGAAAAACTTATCAGATGCCTTAGGCATCAACCACGAGGAACCACCTAAAAAAGAAGTGGTTCCATATGAACCTGTGCATCAAGTAGAACCTCTTGACGATCAAGATGAAGATTATCTACTTGTTAGAAATACCCTTCGTAATCTAATTGAAAAGGGTAATGATGCATTAGAGGACATTTCCACTATTGCACGACAGAACGAATCCGCTAGAGGGTTTGAGGTAGTTGCCAACCTGATAAAAACTGTAGGAGAAACGTCCAAGGACCTATATAACCTACAGAAAATGAAAAGGGACCTAAAAGAACCTGATCCTGCATCCGATCCAAGAAAGAAGGGTGCAGACCACATCAACGTGGAACAGGCCGTATTCGTAGGTTCTACTGCCGAACTATTGTCGGCAATCAAACAGAAACAGCAGGAAGACGAGCAGAAAACTATAGAAAACTAAATAGGAATGTCCGTCACGGAGCACCACCTCCCACGGACTCTAACGCTAAACAGGAGCGCCAGCATGTCTATTTATTGTCCTCTATCAGAAGCACTCAATATTCTTCCACCAGATCATCCTATTGACTACGATGATTATAGTAACTGTATTCCTATGGATTACATACCTATAAGACATACAGATGAAACCAAAGATGCCATTCGTAAATCCCTTACAGGTAAACCAAAGTCCGAAAAGCATAAGCAGGCTTTGAGAAAACCTAAGAAAAAAGGTCATAAACAGTCGGCCGAGCATAAATATAAAAAGGCCATGAACAAAAGTTCAAAATGGATTATAACTTATCCTGATGGTCAAACAGAAATAATAGTAAACCTCTCTCAATTCTGTAGAGACAATGATTTGAAATATGGTCAATCCAATCTAATACACGGATGGACATATAAAGGATATAGAGCAGAAAAATATGGCCAGATTACCGTTTAGTTATCAATCAAACCCCAATCTCCCTAATGAGCAATACAGACATTCATTTACTCAACATGAGTTGGATGAATATATCAAATGTGCTGCCGATCCTGTTTACTTTGCTGAAAAATACATAAAAATCATCAACGTCGATAAAGGTCTCATACCATTCTCTATGTGGGACTTTCAAAAGAAAATGTTGAATACATTCCACGAAAATCGTTTTTCTATATGTAAACTACCTCGACAGGTTGGAAAATCTACAACATCCGTGGCCTATATTCTACACCAAGTTTTGTTCAATGAACAGTTTGTTGTGGCAATCCTTGCTAACCGTGCTCCAACAGCAAGAGAACTTTTAGGTAAGTTGAAACTTGCGTTCGAGTATCTACCTATGTTCCTCAAGCAAGGCATCAAAGAGTGGAATAAAGGTTCTATTTGGTTAGCTAATGGATCGAGAGTTCTGGCTGACTCCACGAGCGGTAGTTCTGTCCGTGGTTTCTCGTTCAACTTGATTTTTCTGGACGAGTTTGCCTTCGTACCTAATAATATGGCGGAGGAGTTTTTCAACTCAACCTATCCTACTATTTCATCTGGTCAAAGTTCAAAGGTTGTTATTGTTTCGACACCAAACGGCATGAATCTTTTTTACAAATTATGGACGAAAGCGGTCGAAAAGACCAGTACCTATGTACCTATCGAAATTCACTGGAGTATGGTTCCTGGTCGTGATGCCAAGTGGGCAGAAGAAACTATCAGAAACACCTCTCAAAGACAGTTCGACCAAGAGTTTGGTTGTGAGTTCTTAGGTTCATCCAATACTCTTATTTCCGGTTCTAAACTAGCATCATTGCATTGGAAAGAACCTATCTATAGAAACGAATGTATGGATGTATTTGAAGATCCTATTCCAAAACATACATATGTCTTGTGTGCCGATGTTTCGGAGGGTCAAGGATTAGACTATTCGACATTCTCTATCTTTGACGTTACAGAGATTCCGTATAAACAAGTTGCTAAATATAGAAACAACGAAATTAGTCCTATGCTATTACCTGCCGTAATATACTCGGCAGCAACTAGATACAACGAAGCATTTGTCCTTATTGAAATCAATTCAATTGGTTTACAGGTGGCCGACATTCTGCATTTTGAATTGAACTACGAAAATCTTATGAAATTCCAGATAAAAGGCAAACAAGGTATGCAGGCCTCAGGTGGGTTTGCGGCAGGTAAGAATAAGTTGGCATTCGGTCTAAAGATTACCGCACAATCTAAGATGATCGGTTGTGCTAACCTCAAAACCCTGGTTGAGAGTGATAAACTTATTCTCAATGATGAAGATACAATTACAGAACTATTTTCTTTTGCTGCGGATAAAAAGACATTCAAGGCAGAAGAAGGAACCAACGACGACTTGGCCATGACATTGGTTCATTTTGGTTGGTTGACAGCACAAAAACTATTCAAAGAAACAGTTTCAAACGACATTAGATATGCTCTACAGAAAGAACTTGGTTATCTTCAAGATGTGGAGAACGTACCTTTTGGTTTTATTGACAACGGTTTAGATGATTATGTGGAACAAGATGACAACGGTGACCTATGGTTGAAAAGTGATAAGGATGGTCTGTATATCCACGACAATTGGGACCCAAGACTATAGTTTTGGAAAACATCAAAACGCTAAATAAGTAGAAATGGATATTCTACACCATTCCAACCTATAAAAAGGAGTAAAAGATGGCATATCAACTTTCCCCTGGAGTGATTTGGTCCGAAATTGATCTGACTACAATCGTACCATCACTATCCACTACAGCAGGAGGTTTTGCCGGCGACTTTGATTGGGGTCCTGTAAACAAGGTTATGACCATTTCTAACGAGGTAGAACTTGTTAGATGGTTCGGTAAGCCAAGCCAGAACACATTTACATCATTCTTTACCGCTGCAAACTTTCTTTCATATGCACAGAACTTACAGTTGGTTCGTGCTGCTGATCTAACTAAGGCAAATAACGCTACTGGTGGTGTCGATAATATCGTCATTCAGAACCAAGACGTTTATGACCTACAGTATAAGGATCTATCAGCATCCGCAAATACTGGCCCATTTGCTGCACGTTATCCTGGTGAACTAGGTAATAGCATCAAAGTTTCAATGTTCTCTTCCGCAAATACCACAAAGTTTGCTCAGTGGGAATATTCACCAAACTTCAATGGTCCAACAGGCACATCAAAGTGGACCGAAGATCGTCAAGGTGCTAACGACGAAATGCACATTATCGTTGTTGACGCTGGTGGTAAGTTTACTGGTGTTCCAAACACAATCCTAGAAAAATTCTCATACGTTTCTAAGGCATCTGATGCTAAGAACGATGATGGTTCTTCTAACTACTATGTAAACGTAATCGAAGATAGATCACAGTATCTTTACATTCTAAAGCATCCTGCTGACGTTACCAATTGGGGTTCCGAATCACTAACAACCACATTTGATACTGCCAATACAGTAACATCAAGACTATCTGGTGGTTCAGTTGGTACACCAACCACTGGTGATCTAACACAGGCTTATGATCTATTCAACAATATCGATAAAGTTGATGTTTCACTACTAATGACTGGTCCACATGATTCAACAGTTGCGGAATATGTTGTCGATAATATTGCTGAATCAAGAAAAGATCTTGTTACATTCCTATCTCCACAAATGGACGATGTTGTAAACAATCAAGGTGGTGAAACACTTGCTATTATTGCAACCAAAGAAAACTATAACCCATCTAACTATGCCGTTATGGATTCTGGTTGGAAGAAGCAGTTTGACAAGTATAACAAGGTATATCGTTGGGTTCCACTAAACGGTGACATTGCAGGTCTATGTGCATACACAGACATGGCAAGAGATCCATGGTTCTCACCAGCAGGTCTAAATCGTGGTCTAGTCAAGAATGTTACACAACTTGCATGGTCACCAAACCAGACAGATCGTGATAACCTATACAAGAACTCCATCAACCCAGTTGTAACAATGCAGGGTCTAGGAACAGTTCTATACGGCGATAAGACAATGACCAACAAGCCATCGGCATTTGATCGTATCAACGTTCGTCGCCTATTCATTACCCTTGAAAAGTCAATTTCCAAGGCCGCCAAGTATTCTCTATTCGAGTTCAACGATGAATTTACCCGTTCACAGTTTGTTGCTCTAGTAGAACCATTCCTCCGTGATGTCAAGGGCCGTCGTGGTATTTTTGATTATAAGGTAGTTTGTGACGAAACAAACAATACACCAGAGGTCATCGACAGCAACCGCTTCGTTGGTGATATCTACATCAAGCCAGCCCGCTCAATCAACTTCATCCAGTTGAACTTCGTAGCGGTCAGCACCGGAGTTGCTTTCTCCGAAATCGTCGGTAAATTCTAATAAATAGAGAGACAAGGAGAAATAACAAATGGCATTTAATGTTCAAAATTTCAGAGCAAGCCTACAACTAGACGGGGCACGTGCCTCTCTATTTGAGGTTGTGATGAACCTACCTCCGGCAGCAGGTTTCACCGCTCTTGACCAGGAAATTCGTTTCAAGGCAAGAGCAACATCGCTACCAGGTGACAGCGTATCTTCAATTTCAGTTCCATATTTTGGACGTGAAATCAAGGTTGCTGGTACCCGCACATTTACAGATTGGTCTTTCACCGTTATCAACGATGAAAACTTCCGTATCCGTAATAACCTAGAACTATGGATGTCTGGACTCAACTCACACGTTGGCAACCTCCGTAACCCTGCACTAGCAACTGCTAACCTTTATCAGGCAGATGCTTGGGTTTCACAGTTTGCTAAGACCGGTGAATTGATCAAGCAGTATCACATTGTTGGTGCATTTCCAACTGACGTTGCTGCAATTGATCTTGATTGGGCTTCAGGTGACCAGATTGAAGAATTTAGTGTTACACTAGCATATCAGTGGTGGGAATCAATCTTCCCACTACCAACAACCGATTCGGTTGCTTCGATCTAATTAGTGTCCTAAATATAATAAACCCCGTGGAGATTTCTCTCCACGGGAACTACATCATGAATAGGGAGTAACGGCCATAAAACTTTTCGGATTTGAAATCGGTTCACCTAAAAAGGTTGAAGATCAGCAACTAATCGAACCAAAGAATAAAACATTTACACTGCCTCAGAATGATGATGGTGCAGTAACGGTTGCTGGCGCCGGTTATTATGGCACATATGTAGACCTCGATGGCACCTTCCGTAACGAAACTCAACTTATCACCAAATACCGTGAACTTTCAATCCAACCAGAAGTAGAAACCGCAATTGACGAAATCGTAAACGAAGCAATCGTTGTCGAAGATGGTGGTCAATGCGTAGAACTCAACATGGATGAACTAAAAGTTCCTCCTGCTATCAAAAAGCGTATTGAGGACGAGTTCAATTTCATTCTAAAATTACTGAATTTCAACAATATGGGACATGATATCTTCCGCCGTTACTACGTTGATGGAAGAATGTTCTATCATATTGTTATAGACGAAACTATGCCTGATGCAGGCATTCAAGAACTAAAGTATATAGATCCACGTCGCATTAGAAAGATCCGTGAAATTCAAAAAATGCGTGATCCGCAAACCGGCATCGAACTAATCCGCAGACAGATTGAATACTATCTTTATAACGAAAAGGGTATGATTGGTTCAGGTACCAATTTAGGTGCCAAGATTGCACCAGACTCCATCGTAAACGTAAACTCAGGACTTATGGATCCTAAACAGACCATGGTTCTTTCTTATCTCCACAAGGCCATCAAGCCATTCAACAATCTAAGAATGGTTGAAGATGCTACCGTTATCTATCGTCTATCAAGAGCACCAGAACGCCGTGTATTCTATATTGACGTTGGTAACATGCCCACAGTCAAAGCGGAACAGTATGTCCGTGATATCATGGTCAAGTATCGTAACAAGTTGGTATACGATTCCAATACTGGTGAAATCAAGGACGACCGTAAGCATCTATCAATGCTTGAGGACTTTTGGTTACCACGCCGTGAAGGTTCAAAAGGTACAGAAATCTCTACACTAGAAGGTGCTCGTAACCTTGGTGAATTGGAAGATGTCAAGTATTTCCAGTCTAAACTATATCGTTCGCTAAATGTTCCAATTGGTCGTATGGAACCATCACAAGGTTTCTCTCTAGGTCGTTCTACTGAAATTACCAGAGACGAACTAAAATTTACCAAGTTTATTCAGAGACTCCGCAATAAGTTCTCTATTCTATTCGATGACTTACTAAGAGTCCAGTTGGTTTCTAAGAAGGTTTGTACCGAAGAAGAATGGAAAGAGTTCAAGGAAGATATTTGGTACGACTTCAAAAAAGACAATAACTTTGATGAACTAAAAGAGGCAGAACTCCTCAATATGCGTCTCGACACACTAACAAAGGTTGATCCTTTCGTTGGTAAGTATTATTCACAACTATGGGTTCGTAAAAATATTCTAATGCAATCCGACGAGGATATTGAAGAAATCAATGCCGAAATGGAACAAGAAACTGCTATCGTTGCACAGCAACAGCAAATTCAAATGCAGGCTGATGCCGAAGCACAAGCGGTTCAACAGCAACAGGATATGCAGAACCAGATTGCCTTTGGTGCTCAACAGCAAATTGCACAGGCACAAGTTCAAAAAGAAGTTGATAAGATTACAGGACCTGATGAAGGACCTGGTAAGGCAGAACTTGCTAATCGTGATCATGAATCCACTATGATGGATAAAAAGATTGAACTTGAAAAAATGAAACAAAAGAAACAGGTGCCTGCTAAGAAGAAAACTATTTCCGAAGAAGCAAAAGACCTTGGATTGGTTTATGCAGGCAATAACAGATACATGAATAATGAAGGTAAAGTAACTCACATTGCTGACAGAGGAAAGTTAGTAAATACAAATGAGTAAACTGCTAAACAATCCAACACCAACTGTAAATGATTTGGCCAAGAAATATGGTGTTTCTTCCGTTGAGGTTAGAAAACAGTTGATGCATGGCATAAAAGTAGAAAAAGAACATACTAATAATCCTAAGATTGCCAGAGAGATTGCTTTGGATCATCTTGGTGAAAAGTTGGACTATTATAAGAAACTATCCAAGATTGAGGAAGAATCAACATCATATGGTGTAAGAGGTCTAGGATATTATTCTGGTGATCCTGCTGGTACAAACTTTGTTCAACAATACATTGATACAAACTCTATGTCCTATGAGGACGAGAACGGTAATAAGTTTGCATGGATCAAAAAGGCACATCTTGATCTTCACAATTCTGGATTAGGATATAATTTTTTCAATCCAAAAGAAATCGAAACAACATCTAATCGTGCTTTGCATGAACAAGGTATTGGTCTTTCACAATACAGTAAACTAAATGAATTAGGCGGTATGACTGGATACGAAGGAACAAATGATCTTCGTGCTATGAGAAAAGACGTTCAAGTTGAAGGTGAAAAACTAAAGAAAGCCAAAAGAATTGCTATGGCAGGAATGACTGCCGCTAACATTTATACCATGGGTGATGTTATGAGTAAAGCATCATCCGGTCACGGTTCACCAAAGGGTGACGTTGTTAGAATGGCATCTACATTACCGGGCGCCGCAGGTTGGGGTGCTACGGGCGTTCATTATGCAAAGAAAGCATACGATCTTGTCAAAGGAAAAAGACATATGAAAGAAGATAAAGATCCCTGCTGGAAGGGATACGAAATGGTTGGTATGAAGAAGAAGGGTGGAAAGAAAGTCCCTAATTGCGTACCAGTTTCAGAACAAGGTTCATCTGCTACTCGTTATACCGAGCGTCCAACCTATGAAGAAAACAAGTATCCTGACACCGCAGAACGTGGTATCTATCAACAAGAAGGTTATGCTTTAATCGGTCATCCATTCGACCGTTTTGGTGACGTAAATCGTAGAGCAAAGTTTTATGGTAGCAAACCAAAACCAACCACCACAAAGAACGATGAAAAGGACGATACCTATAAAGGTTCAAAGCAAGGTGGTACTAACGTAAATAAGGTCAAGCCTGTCAAAGAAGATTGGCAGTCCGTAAATCGTAAAGATAAGACCGATGGTCTATCACAGAAGGCAGTTGATGCCTATAAGCGTGAGAATCCAGGTTCCAAACTACAAACTGCCGTAACCGAAAAGAATCCTACTGGTAAAAGAGCATCACGCCGTAAATCATTCTGTTCACGCATGGGTGGAATGAAGAAGCGTTTGACCTCTGCTAAGACAGCAAGAGATCCGGATTCACGCATCAATAAGGCACTACGCCGTTGGAATTGTGAAGAAGAAACACAGATCAATGAACTAAAGGCAGAAACTCTTGGTTCATACACCAAGAAGGCCGCTGCATCCCGTAAGAAGTCTCTCGAAGGTCCAAAACCAGATATCAAGACTTGGTCCAAGAGAGAACACGGTATCCGAACTGCTATCAAGAAATTAACATCCGAAGCAGTTTCTCAGGATAAAGACTGGAACGAAAATGTTCCATTCAGGGAAGATGCTAACATAAATAAACCAGATACTATCAAAGAGCCTGGTGCTATGGGCACAACCAAAACAGTTTACGAGGAAACTAAAATGGAAAACAAACTAATCAACGAAGCAATCGAGAATATTATGGAAGATAATCTCGGTGCTATGAAAGAGAACCTAATGGTTGCTCTACAGGAAAAGGCTATCGAAAAGTTGGAAGAGCGTAAGAAAGAAATTGCTGCTAACTACTTTGTAAAGGACTAATAATGAAAACTCTCAAGCAGATTCGTGAAGAATATGATGGTAATTTTGTAAATCAGGTAGATCATCTTCCTGATGAAATGATGCTTGAGGAAAAAGGTATCGTAAAAACCATACCTTCTTCTAAAGAAATGCCTTCACTACTTATCTTTAGAAGAATATCATATAGACTTTATCCTAACAAACAGGTTGTGGCACTTTACTATTCTAAGTTGCTAAACAAGTATCTATCAATCCCATTTGGACCTGATGGTAATCTAAATCTGAGTGAGTCGAAAGTATATGACTCTCTTGAATCCCTTGAAGAAGGTATTGCAGATGCCATTGGTGGTGCTATTAGTGGTTATGCTAAAGGCGGTATTGGTGGTGCTCTGAAAGGTGGCATGAAAGGTCTTTTCAAAGGTAAAGAAAAAGACGATGATGAAGATAAGAAAGAAAAGAAATCTGGTGTAAATCTATCAGAACCAGGTTCTAAGACACCAGCAGAAAAAGGTGAATCCAAGCATTATAGCACCTGGGAAAAGGCACCAAAAAGTGATCCTGTATATCAAGCAAGACTAAAGCAGGCCTCTCTAAAAGAAAATAAGATTGCAGATATTCGCAAGATGGTTAGCGAAGGTATTGAGTCAACTGACCTTTCTATCAACGGAAGACAAGTTACACTAAATACATCTATGGCAAAAAGAATCCTTGAAGTTTATGATTCGGTCAATACTAAGAACAAAAAGATTGTTGAAAGTATGCTAAACGAGGACCTTGAATCCTTCAAGAAACTACTAAACTTTTCAATAAAGGCATAACTAAATGGCAACAGTTCTAACTACACAAACATTGGTTGATACCAATAGAATTTCCGTTATCAAGGTTGTTGGTGTTGGTGGCAGCGATGCTAATGCTTCAATGATCGTAGCAGCAAACCTAGCATATGCTATCAATGCTACTGGCCAAGTAAGCACATCAAATCCAAAGCGCCTCAATAGAGTTGCTATCAAGCGTATTTGGGGTCAAGGACAGATGACCGCTGCTAAGGCAGTTACTCTACAGTGGGGCGGTAATACTAATACTTCTATTGTTACATTTGGTAACGGGCCATTCGATTATAACTTTGATGCAGGTTCAACACCAGGTACAATCGAGATTCCTGATCCAGCAAATTGCACAGGCGATATTGTATTCACATCGACCGCCGGTGCAACCGATACATGGACCGCTTTCATTGAAATAAAGAAAGATGGCCGTGATTATGATCAGGGTCAGACAAGAGATCCAGCGGCATTCAACGTTCATAAGGCAACCTAATGTCAGAACTACTAGAAAACATCCTAAATGAAAATTATGTTTCTGCACAGGAAATCTTTGAGGAGAGACTAGGTGAAATCCTAGAAAAGAAACTCTACGAAAAGAAAAAGATGATTCAGGCAGAGGCCTTTGGTGGTATGACCAAGGCAGATATCGAAAGACGCAAGAAGGCCGGATTCATGAAGGCCTCTGATTATTTTGCAGCATTGAACACAGCAAAAGAAATCGAAAAGAAGGCTAAAAGCGATATCGAAGGTAAAAAGAAAAAGAAAGTCGAAGAAGCATTTACTGGTACAGGTTCAGGATCAGATAAAGAACTTGAGGCTCGTGCTAAGAAGGCTGCTGGTAAATTAGGTGCAGCAGTAAAAGGTGCCGCACAGGCTAGAGCAGAACGTGTAAAACGTGAAGTTGAAAAGAGAGCAGCAAAACAGAAAAGAGCATCCGCCGAACCAGGTAAACCATACGTTGCTCCCCCTAAGGCAGAACCAAAACCAGAAACAGGCAAAGCACCAGAGGTAAAACTTGAACCATCTGATGTCAAGAAACCATCTGGTGGTGTCAAGAAACTAAAGGCACCTTCTGTTGGTATCGATGCTGGTGACAGATATGATGCTGCTATGGAAAGAGCAAAGAGACTAGAACGCAGAGGCAAGACCGGTGCTATTAGCAGACTAAAGTGGTCATCTGCCGGTAAAAAGATCGGTGCAAAAAGAGTTGCTAGTGATTATGGTAAAGCAATGGGTGGATTCGCTAAAGGTATTATTAGCGGATTACAAGAAGATACGGAATAAAAATATACTAAATATACCTAATAGGTAGAGGAAACAATGAAACTTATTACCGAAGAAATTTTAGACGTTCAATATTTGACAGAATCCGATGGTAAGGGTGGTAAGAACCACTTTATCACCGGCATCTTTATGCAGGCAGAAAAGCAGAACCGTAATGGTCGTGTTTATCCTGTCAACGTGCTTGCCAAAGAGGCAGATCGTTATAATCGGGAATATGTTACAAAGAACCGTGCCTTTGGTGAACTAGGACACCCAGAGAATCCACAAATCAACCTAGACAGAGTTTCACATCTTATTACATCATTACATCGTGACGGTAATAACTTTATTGGTAAAGCTAAAATTTTGGATACTCCAAACGGTAAGATCGTAAAGAGTTTATTAGATGGTGGTGCAAGTTTAGGTGTATCAACAAGAGGCGTAGGGTCTCTTAGACCACACAATGGTTACCAGTTGGTACAAGACGACTACAAGTTAGCAACAGCAGCAGATGTTGTGGCTGACCCATCGGCACCAGATGCTTTCGTTCGTGGCATTATGGAAGGTAAAGAGTGGGTATTCTTGAATGGTCAATGGACCGAACAGAACAATGACTATGCAAGAAAACTCATAAAAGAAACTTCTCGCCATGATTTAGAAGAAGTGGCTCTAAAGATTTTTGAAAATTACATTTCAAAACTTTGAAATACTAAATAAACGGTAATACTGAAAAGGAGTATATTCCAAATGGCATCACTAACAGAAGCAGCAAAGGCTGTTTTAGAAGGTAAGGTCCTAGAGGAGGGTAATTATCCAGAGGTTTCCCCTGGTAAGATTTCTAATCCAAATCCTGTAGATCCATCTACCGCTTCAACAGGCAATGCTAAGACACTACGCCCAAATTCAAAGGCAGTAGAAGGAAGACATCCCGCATCCGCAGGTGCGGCTGATGTTGCATCTTTCTCTGGTGTTGATGATCTAGGCGGTCAGACACCAACAGAAGTACCAGGTGAAAATCTAGGTGCTAAGGCTGCTGGTAAGACTGGTAAGGACACCTCTAAGTCCTCACGTTCAAGCGTGGCACCAGAAGCAAAGAAATCTCTAAAGTCCCAGCCAGCAATGGCCGAGGAGATGGAAGAAGAAGGTGAAGCACTAGTAGCAGAAGATAATGCTGCCGCAGTTGCCGAGCGTGTTGCAATCATCAAGGAAGCTGCAAAGAAGTCCAAGATGAAGCATGACGATGATGACCACGAAGATGATGACGATGACAAGTGCATGAAGGAAGAGGAAGAGTTTGAACTCTCCGAAGAACTAGAAGCATTTATCAACGAAGGCATCGAAGCCGGTCTTTCTGAGGAAGAAATTCTTGCTGCTATCGACGAAAACTTTGAAATCATTTCAGAGGAAGAAGAACTAGAAGAATCCGCAGTTGAAGATTATCAGGTTGATATGTCTGAGCATGTTGACGCCCTTCTAGCAGGTGAGGATCTATCAGAAGAATTCCATGCTAAAGCAACCACAATCTTCGAAGCTGCTGTCAAGGCAAAACTAGAAGAAGAAGTTGCCCTACTAGAGCAGGCATATGCCGAGACCCTAGAGGAAAGAGTTGCTGAAATTCAGGCACAACTAGCAGAAGATGTTGATAACTATCTAAACTACGTTGTTGAACAGTGGATTGAGGAGAATGAAGTTGCCGTTGAGTCCGCTCTCCGTAGCGAACTAACCGAAGATTTCATTTCTGGCCTACGTTCACTATTTGCCGAACACTACATTGACATTCCAGAAGATTCAGTCAACGTAGTTGAGGAACTATCACAGACCGTTGAGTCCCTTGAAGCAAAGATAAACGAAGAAATCAACCGCAACGTTGAACTAACCAGCATGATTTCTGAGTCACGCAAGAGTGAATTGACATCTTATGTCTGTGAAGGTCTTACAACAACCCAGGCCGAGAAACTAAAGTCTCTCGTTGAGGGTGTTGAATATTCCAACGATGACGAATTTATTACAAAGATTTCTACACTAAGAGAAAACTATTTCCCTGCCACAGTCAAGACCGACAACGTTCTTGACAAGGTCGAAGTGTCAGACGATCCACAGGCCCTCGTTGAAGGTAACCTAAATGGTCCAATGGCAAAGTATGTCCAGGCTATCGGAAAAACTAAACTAATCTAATTAGTAACCAAGAAAGAAGGAAACTAAAATGTATCTTACAGAACAACTAGAGTCCAAGTGGTCACCAGTTCTTGACCACGACGGTCTCACCCAGATCAAGGATCCATACCGCCGTGCGGTCACTGCCGTTATCCTTGAGAACCAAGAAAAGGCAATGGCTGAGGAAGCCCGCACACTAAACGAAGCAGCACCAACAAACGCTGGTGGTGGCCTAGGTACTGGTACTGCAATTGGTTCATACGACCCAATTCTTATCTCCCTAGTTCGTCGTGCGCTTCCAAACCTAATCGCTTATGACGTTTGTGGCGTTCAGCCAATGACTGGTCCAACAGGACTAATCTTTGCTATGCGTTCACGTTATAAGCAGCAGCAGGCACAGGGTGCAGGCACTACAGGTGAAGCACTATTCTTCGAAGCAAATACCGCATTTTCTTCCAAGAACGCTGCTGGTAACACCGGTGGTGATGCTGGTACCGCATGGGCAAACACCTCATTCGGTGACTCCGCTAACAACAACCCAGTTGCCGACCTATCTGGCGACGGTACTGCATTTGGTGTTGGCCGTGGTATGACCACAGCACAGGCAGAAGCACTAGGCGATGCCGCTTCTAACGCATTTGCTGAAATGGCATTCAACATTGACAAGGTAACTGTTACTGCTCGTAGCCGTGCGCTAAAGGCAGAATACACCACTGAACTTGCACAGGACCTAAAGGCAATCCACGGTCTTGACGCAGAAACAGAACTAGCAAACATTCTCTCCACAGAGATTCTTGCTGAAATCAATCGTGAGGTTATCCGCACAATTTATCGTTCTGCTACAGTTGGTGCCCAGTATGGTGTTACAACTGCCGGTACTTTCGATCTAGACACCGACTCAAACGGTCGTTGGTCAGTTGAAAAGTTCAAGGGCCTAATCTTCCACATCGAACGTGAAGCCAACGCTATCGCCAAGGCAACCCGTCGTGGTAAGGGTAACGTTCTGATCGTTTCATCAGACGTTGCATCCGCCATGGCAATGGCCGGTGTTCTTTCTTATACACCAGCCCTATCTGCCGACCTAACCGTTGACGATACAGGCAACACCTTCGTTGGTATGCTACATGGTCGTATCAAGGTTTACATCGATCCTTACTTCGGTGGTTCAGCAAACGGCGACGAACTAGTAACCGTTGGTTACCGTGGTCAGTCACCATTTGACGCTGGTCTATTCTACTGCCCATACGTTCCACTACAGATGGTTCGTGCAATCGGTCAGGATACCTTCCAGCCAAAGATTGGCTTCAAGACTCGTTACGGCATGGTTGCAAACCCATTTGCTACCGCTGCTGGTGACGGTGTTGTTGCTGGTCGTGAGGCCAACTCAGGTAATAACACAAACATCTATTACCGCATCTTCCGTGTAAGAAACCTAACCTAATCGCTTATAAGATTAGAGTTAGCAAACTCAGAGAGAGGCCTTCGGGCCTCTCTTTTTTTATGCCTAAATAATAGACGGAGGAACCATGACAATAGAAAATTTCAACGTCAATACACCGGAGAATACCTCTATTCTCCAGTCTACAAAATTTACGTTTTTGATTCCAGATAAACCATTCTTGAAATACTTTTGTCAGACCGTAAACATTCCCTCTATCTCTACCACAGAGGTATCGGTTCCAACTCCTTTTGTCAATACATATCGTCATGGTGATAAACTCACCTTTGATGCTCTTACTATCACGGCCATCATTGACGAAGACCTCCGCATTTGGGAAGAGTCTTACAAATGGTTGAAATCTCTTACCCGTATCACTGACTGGGAAGATTATGCTAGAAAACCTCACCAGAATCCTATTACTGCACCTCTATACTTTGATGGGTTTCTAACTGTAAATACCAACTCTAATAATCCTAACATTCGTTTCAAGTTCCGTAACTGTCACCCTACCTCAATCGGTATGGTTTCCTTCGATACTAAGGTGGATGCGGATATCATTCCTGTAGCCGACTTTACCTTCCGCTACGATTATTATGAAATTGAGAGATTGACTTAGTATCAATCTTATAGTATAATATGTGATTAGGAAATGGAGTGATTATGAAACCGCCTGTAACTATTGACAGTCTTATGTCCGAATGGTCAAAGGACACTAATATCGATCCGTCATCCATGGAGAAGGAACTGCTAAAGATTTCCTATCTACATGGTAAATACCTCAATATTATGTCTTACCATCGTCATGTCATCCGTAAACTAGATAATGATTACAAGGATATGAAAGAGATTCGCCGTGATTACTATCAAGGCCATGCCGATCTGGAGACCTTGAATAAGTATGGTTGGGAACAGTGGCAGGGTAATGCTATCACTATGAGGACAGCACAGGAAGAAAAACTCTCCACCGATCCTCACCTCACCAAAATCCTACTCAAAAAAGGTGCCCACGAGGAGATTGTATCCTATTGTGAGACTGTTCTAAAGTCTCTAAACAATCGTACCTGGGACCTAGGCAACTACGTCAAATATCTTCAATATACTAAGGGTCAGGGATAAGACCTAAATAGGTGTATGAAAGTGTTGAAAATTTCTAATGCAAACCACTCCTACATTCGTGTAGATTGTGATGTTGATGTAGCATGGGAACTCCGTGACGCCTTTGCTTTCCGTCCAGAAGGATTCCAATTTGTACCTTCCTACAAACAAAAGTTGTGGGATGGATACATCCGTGCTTTCAATCCTAACACAAGACAGATATACCGTGGTCTTGCTAATAAGGTTGTTGAATGGGCCGAGGAAAGAGGATACGAAGTAGAATATCCGGATCAACTTTATGACAATTCATTTTCACTTAGCGAGGCTGAGGAATTTGTTGAGTCTCTAAATCCTAAGCATCCGCCCAGAGATTATCAGATGGACGGTTTCGTCCATGCTATTCGTTCTAAAAGGAAGATTGTTATATCTCCTACTGGTTCGGGTAAGTCCTTATTGCAATATATGATCTTTATGTATCTGATGAAACAAGGTAAGAGAGGACTACTAATTGTTCCTCGTGCTGCCCTTGTCGAACAGATGTATTCTGACTTTCAGGACTATTCTACCAAGAATGGCAAGGATATGTCCAAGTATTGTCACCGTGTATATGCGGGCAAGGATAAAGATGTGGATTGTCCACTCATTATTTCCACCTGGCAATCTTTGCAGAATTTACCTAAAGATTATTTCAAGAGATTCGACTATGTTATAGTCGATGAAGTTCATGGTGCTGTGGAGAAATCCCAGAACATGAAGGTGATGTCTAATATCGTCACCAACTGCGTCAATGCGGAGTATCGTATTGGTGTAACCGGTACCCTTCCAAAAGGTCCTGGTGTAGATTTTTCTCTCGTTGGTCTCTTTGGTGATATCTATAAAGTTATCAGTTCCAAAGAACTTATGGAGAGAAAGCAACTGGCCGACCTTACTATCAAATGCCTTATGCTAAAGTATAGTGAGGAAGAATGTCAATATATGAAATCTGCGGACTATAAGTCGGAGATCAATTATATTGTCGCCAACAAAGAAAGAAATAAATTTATTTGCAACCTTGCATTGTCATTGGAAGGTAATACGATTGTGTTTTTCAACTATGTTGAGAAGCATGGTCAGGTTCTATATGACATGCTCAACAAACGGGTAAAGGATGGCCGAAAGGTTTTCTTTATCCACGGAGGAACCGACGTTGAAGATAGAGAACAAATTAGAAAAATCCTGGAACACGAGCGGAACGCTATTCTTGTTGGGTCCGTTGGTGTTCTTAGCACTGGTACTAACATCGTGGCCTTGGATAACGTCATCTTTGCATCTCCTTCCAAGTCCAAGATTCGTAACCTACAATCAATCGGTAGAGGCCTTCGGATTAGTGACACAAAGAAATCCGCCACCCTCTTTGACATTGCCGACGACTTTAGTTGGAAAAAGAAAAATAATTATACCCTCAAGCACTTTATGGAGAGGGTAAAAGTCTACAGTGAAGAAGGGTTCCGGTTCAAGATATATAAGATAGATATGAAAGGTTAAACCATGACTGGTGTTGTTATGTTTCTGCGACTAAAGAACGGTGATGATATTGTATCGGAATGTTATCAATACGAAGATGACAATGGTAGGTATTATGTTCTAATGAATCCTCTCAAGGGATTATATATGACTTCAAACCGAGGCGCAGGTTACCTTCAAGTAGCCTTTGTGCCTTGGGTGTATAGTAAACTATGTGATACACAGGAATTTGTCATCGATGCGGTTGAGGTTATGCTAACCCATAGTGTGTCTGACTATATGGAAGAATACTATTGGAATAGTATCGATCATCTAACGGGTGTTTCCGAAGAACAACCACAAGAACCGGAATCCAGAACAGACTTAGATAGAATAAAAGAAGTTTTGGATGAATTAGCAGAGAATAGCGAAAAGAAGGTTTATCACTAATGGTAGAGAAGAATAAATATCTCGATTTAGATGGCGGAGACGATTTCGGATTTACTTTCGACGACGAAGCCGATCTAACTCCGATTACAGACGAGGTAGACGACCTCAAGCAAAGACTACAGGCCATTCGGAAGATTTATCTTCCTTTGTTGGAGAACTTAGCAAAGAACCCCGAACAGCCTATTATCAAATGGCCCAATCGTGAGCCGGTACTAAAGAAACAGATAGCAAAACTCAAGTCTCTAACCGAGGTATAGGTAGGACATGCTTACGCATGTTGTCTCGCTTCGCTCGACGGTTTTGGTTTGGTTATTGGTTGGTTGGATTCGGAGAATATTATACACAGTTCCTAAAACCTGTCAAGCCCCAAAATGAAAGAAAGTGATAAAATGTTTAGTTTTTTTCATCGAACACCAAAAATTCATTTGGATTGTTACACCACACAACCTCATGTATATCAATTCACTCCTATTGTTAAATCATCTAAGACTATTCCTGACTGGTGGAAAGAACTACCCAATGAAGAATTTACATTAGGTAAAGATGATCAGGGTATTCTGACCAACCAGAGTAGATTGAATTTAAAAAATTGTTATGGTTTTTTGGAATATTTTCAAAACTCCATATGTGTCCGACATTGGGCCGACCTTTTTGTTGAAACTTCGGAAGAAGGATATAACTATTATTGTTCGACAGGAGATAAACCGATAGAACATAATAGACAACAGATAGGAAAGGGGTTTGAAGATTATCATCATATGAAATTGTCTAGTCCTTGGATTTTTAAAGAAAAAACAGGAATAAAATTTATAAATTTAGGTGCGGAATGGAATTTGGATAAATTTTCTTTCAGAGTATTACCCGGAGTTATGGAATTTAGGGTAAATAGTTTCACTAATGTAAATATTATGTTGCCAAAAGAACAAAATAAGTTTATCATACCAGTAAATCAACCTCTTACAAATTTTTTACCACTGACGGAAAAGAAACTGGTGGTAAAAAACCATCTGATAACGGAAGAGGAATATAAGAAAATGTCATATAATCCATCTTTGGTATATTTTCATGGATGGAGAGCATGTAAAAATATGATAAAAGATAACGATAAAAAGTGTCCGTTTGGATTTGGGGAATAGTATGGCAAAAGCAAAAAAGCATTATGTAGATAACGTAAAATTCTTGGAAGAGATTGTTGAGTATAAGAGACAATGTAGAGAGGCCTTAGATCAGGGCAAAGAAAAACCTCGTATTTCCGAATACATTGGTAAGTGTATCTACTTGATTGCCGAGAACTTGTCACATAAGCCTCGTTTTATGAACTATTCGTTCCGTGATGAATTGGTTTCCGATGCTATTGAGAATTGCTTTCTATACTTCGATAACTTTGATCCCGCCAAGTCTAGTAATCCTTTTGCCTACTTTACTCAGATCATCTACTATGCCTTCCATAGACGTATCTCCAAAGAGGAGAAAAATCGCTATATAATCTATAAGAAGTTTCAGGAAAGTGTCCTAGATACCTCTGATGCGGCATTGATGGTTGATAGTGATGATAATCACTTGATTTCCTCAACCATGTATGATAACCTGAATGACTTTATCAGGAACTTTGAGGCCAGAGAACAGGTCAAAAAAGAGAAACGCAAAGAGAAAAAAGAAGGTTTAGAGAAATTTGTGGAGAATGACGATGAAGGAAGAGAATCAGTTTGAGGTTCCGTTTCAGGTGCAGACATTGATCACCACCTTGAAAGATAAGAAGGAACGTGTCCATGTTCGTGGCAACTATCGCATGAGACTTGAAGGTATCCGTAAGGCCATCGATAAGGCATTACTGGACTATGACAATGAAATGGGGACGGCACCTACACGCCGTAAGTCCAATGGACGTTGATGATATCGTGCAAGAGATTGAACAGAATATAGAATGGTTCTGTGACCGTATTGTTGAACCTGTTCCTCTCGACAAGCAAAGTAAACAGAAAATAATGGAACGTATGGTCAATTTAGGTTGGTTGCGTCAGTCCGAAATGGAAACATACATTGAAATTACCAAAGAAGATTGATGAAGTTCTGTTTATGATCTACACGGTGATCAAAAATTTGCTATTAGACTTTAGAGACATGATGTGGAAATAAAACATATCAAATGTGATAAGGCCTCTTTCATTGTATTAGAAGATATCTTTGATGATAAAGAACAAAAATATCTTTGGAAAGAAGTTGATTTTTTATGTGATGAAAATAAACTACAAGATCCTTTCGGCACAGGGAGCGACATGAGAAATGACGGTACTCCCAAAAAAAGTAATAAAGGATTATGGATAAGTGAATACTATTCGAATAATTCCTCAAATTATATGAGTTTGTATAAAAAAGGTTTGAATCAACTCTCAAATCAAAAAGATGACTTGACTAAGTATGATATAAATCTAAAACTCTTTTTTATGACTAATTTTGATTCTACATTGTTGAGTTATTATGAGAATGAGGATTATTATGAAAGTCACATAGATATTGCTTGTTATACCTATGTTTTTTGGTTGTTTAAAGAACCTAAAAGGTTTTCTGGAGGTGATTTGTCCTTTCCTGAGTTAAACTATAAGGTGAATGTAAAAAGTAATATGGGTGTTTTATTTCCTTCTTGGGTAGATCACAAGGTTGACAAAATCGAAATGTATGATAAAATGGACCGGTATAATTCCAATGGAAGATTTTGTTTCTCCACATTCTTTCACATAAGGTAAGGTAATGACAAAGATTGCAATGGTAACCGATACACATGCCGGGGTCAGAAATGACAACCCGGCATTTCAGTTGTATCAAAAGAAATGCTGGAAATGGTTCTTTGACTATATCGATACAAATGATATCAAGACCGTTATCCATCTTGGTGATATCTATGATCGCCGTAAGTATGTCAATTTCATGTCGTCAAAGCGGCTGCGTGAGGACTTCCTACAACCATTAGAGGAGAGAGGCATTGAGACTCACATTATTCAAGGCAATCACGACTCTTATTACAAGGACACGCATGAGGTTAACGCCTTGGATGAACTTGTGGTTGGACGATATAATCACATTCATACTTATTCTGTCCCTACTCTTATTTCTGTTGATGGATTCCCCATTCAAATAATGCCATGGATCACGGATTCTAACCGTGAGGAGGCCATGGAAGCAATCACAAAACCAAAAGCATCTGTTCTCATGGGTCACCTTGAGTTGAATGGATTTACTATGCATAGAGGATTGATAGCAGACCATGGATTGGATCGCAGCGTCTTTGATAAGTTTGATAAGGTATATTCAGGTCATTACCATCACCGTAGCACTCTTGGTAATGTATCCTACATTGGCGCTTTTGGGGAATATACTTGGCATGATTATAACGATCCCAGAGGTTTTTCGGTGTTTGACACGGAAACATCTGTTTTAGAGTTTATACAAAACCCACACAAAATGTTTAGGATAGCCAAATATGACGACGTTGCAAATCCAGAGATTGTGGACAAAATTCAAAAGACTGATTTCTCTAAGTATAAGGATGCTTATGTTAAGTTGGTCGTGGTTAATAAATCGAATCCATATGCTTTTGACCTACTGTTTGATTCCATCTATAAGGTGGGACCACTTGATATTACTATTGTTGAGGACCCGACGGTTCTTTTAGAGAATGAAGAAATGGACGAAGTAAACGAAGCGGAAGATACACCTACGATCCTTCGTAAGTATATCGATACACTAACGTTACCCTTAGATAGCGGCAAAATGAAGCACTTTATGATGGACATATACAATGAGGCCTTACAGGTTGAGACTGTATAAATAGTCTAATAACACACTAGAGGTTTGATATGATGAAAAAACATTTACCATGGGTTTTGCTACTGCTTATGACTATCGTGTTGATGGCAGTTATGCTAGACGGCCCGAAACAAAAGGTAGTATCCGAAATCGGTTACTCTGACTTTGTTGCACAAGTTGATGCAGGTAGAGTCCATGATGTAACAATTATCGGTCAAGATATTGTCGGCCATTTTATGGATAATCGACAGTTTTCAACTACGGTTACTGGTGTCGGTAATCTCCTTCCTAGATTAGAAGCACACAAAGTAAACATCACCGTTAAAGAAGAAGGTTCTAATGGTTTTTGGATTGGTCTACTGATCAATCTTCTTCCTGTATTACTATTCTTTGGACTATGGCTCATGCTATCACGCCGTCAAGGCGGCGCCGGCGGTGGTGTTATGGGCTTAGGTAAGTCTAAAGCAAAACTACTAACAGAAGAACATGGCCGCAAGACCTTTGAAGATGTTGCTGGTGTTGATGAAGCTAAGGAAGACCTACAAGAAGTTGTAGAGTTTCTACAAGACCCACATAAGTTCGAACGCCTAGGTGGTAAGATTCCAAAGGGCGTATTGCTCGTTGGTCCTCCTGGTACTGGTAAGACTTTGCTTGCCCGTGCCGTTGCTGGTGAGGCAGGTGTTCCCTTCTTCTCTATCTCTGGTTCTGACTTCGTTGAAATGTTCGTGGGTGTCGGTGCAAGCCGTGTCCGTGATATGTTTGAACAGGCAAAGAAGAACGCTCCATGTATCATCTTCATTGACGAAATCGATGCCGTTGGTCGCTCAAGAGCAAATGGTATTTCAGGTAATGATGAACGAGACCAGACACTAAATGCTATGCTGGTTGAAATGGATGGTTTCAATGACAATGAAGGTATTATCATTATTGCTGCGACCAATCGTGTTGATGTCCTTGATAAGGCCTTACTCCGCCCTGGACGTTTCGATAGACAGATTACTGTTCCAAATCCAGACTTTGTGGGTCGTGAGAAAATTCTAAAGGTTCACACCCGTAAGGTTCCAATCGGTCCAGACGTTGAACTAAAGCGAGTAGCAAAAGGTACACCAGGGTTCTCTGGTGCTGATCTAGCCAACCTTGTAAACGAGGCGGCACTACTAGCAGCAAGACGTTCAAAGCGTATTGTTACAAACCTTGAGTTTGAGGATGCCCGTGATAAGATCCTAATGGGACCAGAACGTCGCACCCTAATGATGACAGAAGAAGAAAAGAAGATGACTGCCTATCATGAGGCTGGACATGCTCTAGTGTCACTCAACATGCCTGGTTCTGTTCCAATTCATAAGGCAACAATCATTCCTCGTGGTCGTGCATTGGGTATGGTTCAATCTCTACCAGAGCGTGATAAAATCTCCATGCACTATGATGAAATGATCGCCAATCTTGCTATGGCAATGGGTGGTCGTGTAGCAGAGGAAATGATCTTTGGTCAAGACAAGGTATCCTCTGGTGCATCTGGTGATATTCAGCAGGCAACCTCGTTGGCTCGTGCTATGGTTACCGAGTATGGATTCTCCAAGAAACTAGGTAGAATGGCATACTCAACACCTAATGCTGATATGTTCCATACACCTAAGATTGCCGAAGCAACACAGAAGGTTGTTGATGGTGAAATCCTTGATCTGGTAGAGGATGGATATATTACTGCTAAGAAAATCCTCACAGAGAAAAGAAAAGACCTTGACACCTTAGCGGAAGGGCTTATAATGTATGAGACCTTGTCTGGTGAAGAAATCAAGGATTTGCTAGAAGGTAAGGTACCAACAAGAGATTATTGATGATAACTTTTCATTATGTCAAGTGGAAGAACTTTCTGTCCGCAGGTAATCAGTGGACAGAAATTGAACTAGATACACACAAGAATACCCTTATTATGGGACACAATGGGTCGGGGAAGTCAACCTTCCTCGACGCATTGACTTTTGCCTTGTTCGGTAAACCTTTTCGTAAGGTGAACAAAGGTAATGTGGTAAACTCGGTCAACGGTAAGAACTGTGCGGTTGAGATTGAGTTTAGTTCCAATAACAAGCGGTACAGAATTATCCGTGGTACCAAACCTAATATCTTCGAAATCTATTGTGAAGGTAATATGGTCAATCAAGATGCTGCGGCCAAAGACTATCAAGAATACCTTGAAAAGCATATCCTAAGAATGAACTATAAGTCCTTTACACAGGTGGTCATTCTAGGATCGGCCTCGTTTGTGCCTTTCATGCAGTTGTCACCAGGTGACCGTCGTGCGGTCATCGAGGACTTGCTTGATATTCAAATCTTCTCTGCCATGTCTACAGTGGTCAAGAACCGCCTCCAAATGAATAGAGAAGGCCTTGAGAAGAACCGTATTCAGTTGACTAGCAAGGAAGAGAATAAGACCTATATTGAACAGACACTAAAGTCCTTGAAGGCCAACAGCGAAGAAAAGTTAAAAGAATTACAGACCAAGAAAGATGATCTGGAACTCGACCTCAAATCGGCCGACATTGGTGTTTCAAATCATAAGGTGTTGCTTGAAAAGGCAATGGAGGAAGACCTAGACCTTACACCTCTAAAGTCAAAGCATTCCAAACTCATTGGTTTCAAGGCCAAGATGGAGAATAACGTTGAACGTTTACGCAAAGATAATTCGTTCTTTGAGGAGAATGATACTTGTCCTACTTGCCGGCAAACTATTGGAGAATCATTCAAGAGTGAGGCGGTTTCAACTAACACTCAGAAGATTACAGAAATTGAGGATGGACTAAATAAGGTTTCCGAGCAGATAGACACAGTTCTATCAGAGATTGAGAAGATTGATGAAGTTCTCACAAAGATCAACGAACTCAAAATGGGTCTTTCATCTGCTAAGTCTTCCTATAACCATATTGCTAATAATCTGCGCCAAGTTATTGAGCAGATTGAATCCTTCGCTGGGTCAGATAAGACCACCCAAGAGTCAGAACGACAACTCGAAACAGTGGAACATGATATTTCCTCCCTACAAACGGAGAAGGAGACCCTTTTAGATGATAGACAATACATCGACCTCGCAACTACTCTACTCAAAGATGGTGGAATCAAGACGAAGATTATTAAACAATATCTTCCTATCATCAACAAGCACATCAACAAATACCTGGCAAAACTGGGTTTCTTTGTCAACTTCAATATTAACGAATCCTTCGAAGAATCCATCAAGTCCAGATACCGAGACGAGTTCTCTTACCACAACTTCTCGGAAGGAGAGAAGCTAAGAATTGACTTGGCTATTCTTCTAACATGGAGACAGATTGCCAAGATGAAAAACTCGGTCAACGTCAACATTCTAGTGTTTGACGAAATCCTAGACCGAGCAATGGATGGTGCAGGAACGGACGAGTTTATCAAGATCATGTGGGAAATGGGTGATAAAGGAACAAATATCTTTGTCATTTCCCATAAGGACACAATGATCGATAGATTCCAAAGAACTATCCGTTTCGAGAAGGTAAAGAACTTTAGCACCTTGACAAAAGAGTCCTGATGGTCTATAATGAACCATCAATGAAAGGAATATCTATGATCACCATAGTAAACACACCTTACGGTTATTATACCTATAGCATCGACAACCTTTGGACTGGTCTCTCACAAATGGGTGATGTCAATGTTAACCTCGAAACAAATTGAGTTTTTCTTTGAGTGGGCCTCGACCTTTATTCTATTGGCCGGCGCCGCTCTAACTTCTTTGAACATCTACCCTATGAATGTCTTTCTATCATTAGCAGGCAATCTAGGATGGTTGGTCGTTTCTCTAATGTGGCGCAGACCGTCACTAATAGTTATCCAGTTGGTGATATCATTCATCTATGTTGCTGGTCTTATCGATAAGGGAGTAATACACACATGAGATACAATCACTGGTTCTGGAACTCTTGGTTTATGAATTGCTTGGCCCGTTTTATTGTAAATGCCAACAACTTCGTCTGGAGTAAGCAGTATGGAAAAAACTGATCCGCATATGACTCACAACTATTCACATGAACAGATTATAAAGTTTGCTTACACACAAGAAATCTATCATGTGAGAAAGAATCCAAAGTATGATAACGTCCGTGAGATTATTGAACAGTATATGCAGGATCGTGTAAAAGAAATTACTGATCGATGGAAGTAAGAAAGAACTTTGAGACATTCAAACCTGGCGACATTGTAAGGGTGAGACCAGGTTTTCCTTATGTCAATAGAGTGCTATTAGATGGTGAAATATATACTATAGAGAAAATGATTGCTGACGCTGGCGTTGTGACACTAAAAGGTTTGCCTTACAACAAAACATTTCCAGATGAAGCATTTGAACTTATACATAATGGAGAAATGAGTGGCAAAGAGTAATGAAGAACTTGAATCCGTTGAACGCCAGTGGGATGCCTTTCAGGCAACATTTGAAGCACCAGACGCACTAACCGATGATGAACTAAAGGCCGTCGTTACTGAGGACCTTTCTAACGTCTCCAAAATGACTGTAGAGGAATATACACTCTATCAAAAGTGGTTAGAAATCCATATCAAATATCCTTTGGTTGACGGCCTTTTTGGTGCTGAACTAAACGAGGCAGACCGAATTTATATTGATCAGGTGAAAGATAACATTTGGATTCCTAATGATCCTATGGACTATATGAAACTTGAACCTCGTCTAATCTACACAAATGGTACCGAACTTGCGGAAAAGTGGAACACAATCCGCACGTTCACCTCTACCATGAAGAACAACAATAACATCGGCCGCAATCTCAATTACATCGTTCAAGACGAAGTTACCGGAAACTACCTAGGGGTAATTTGCATTTCTTCTGACTTCCTCGATCTAACTCCACGAGATAACCACATTGGGTGGTCCCGTGATGTCAAGACCAGTCAAGGTATGATCAATCATACCGCAATCGGTTCGACAATCGTTCCTCTACAACCACTAGGTTTCAATTACCTTGGTGGTAAACTACTAGCATTGATGTGCCTTACCGATAAGGTTCAGCAAGATTGGAAAGAGCAATATAATGATACACTCATTGGCGTTACTACTACATCTTTATACGGTCAGAATAAGGCTGGCGGTTTATCACAATATGATAATCTCAAACATTGGAAAAAGATGGGCTACACATCAGGCTCTGTCTCTTATGAGGCAAGAAAACCTACTGTAGCACTTATGCTAAACTGGTTGAAGAAGAACCATACAAGAAAGTATTTTGAATGGTATGTGGCCAAGAACCTTGATGGTATGCCTTATAAGCGTGATCATAAAAACCGTTCCTATACTTTTATCTACTCACAACTTGGTATCGACAAGGAACTGATTAGATCCGAACATGCTCGTGGTATCTATTTCAGTCCACTATATACAAACACTAATGAGTTTCTTCGTAAGGAAATCTCCGAAGATAAACTTGCCAAAGCGTTCGATACCAGTTATAATGCACTGGTTGGAATATGGAAAGAGAAGTATGTTGCTAGACGGGTAAAGTCCTTGATTGAGAACGACCGTTTTACAAAGGAAACTCTATTCTATGATGACCTAATCTATATGGATTGGGAAGAAACAAAAACGAAATACCTGCCACAAGTTGGTAGATAAAGAGATTGGTCCACATTTTGGTGGCCATGATCGCCGTATCTATTTGAGATCGGCAAAGGAGAAAGTATGATGAATATAACTGTCGATGAAAAGACAGACTCAGGTCTGTTTGCCCATAATGATCTTTTTGATATCGTTGAAGGTGTCAAATATACAGGTCGTAAATGGATTCTATTCAAAAACCTAGAAGCAAATGCTGTAAACAATGCGGATCACCGTGACGGTGGATTGATTCCTGCCCTTGTCGCAAGACTTGTGGAATCTTTTTCACGAGGTGTTCGGTTTAGTGCATGTATTCCTGTTGTTGAAATGCATCCAACACCTAAGAAGTATATCGACGAAAATGGTAATGTTGAATATTATTATGCTAAGTTGGTAGACGGTCATAACCGTATTGAAGCATTGAAAGAAAAAGGATGTCTTGGATACTGGTTCGATGTTGCTGTTTTTGGTGATGAAAATATATCATATGATAAGGCTAGAACAAACTTTGCAATGTCCTCAAACGTTGACCTTCCCAAGGTTCCATCGACCAACAAGGATATCTTCAAGGCTGCTCGAAATCTAGTAGAGAAGAAAGAGTTGGAGTGCGATATTCCAACCATTGCTAATTGGATCGTGAATGTGTGTCGCATCGGCCAGGCAACGGCAACCGCTATTGCTAATGAAGTTGCTGCCGCTGAAGGATCACAAGATGCCATCGTCCTTTATTCACCCAATGATATCAAGAAAGGCCTAGGTCGTTTTGGTATTGCATCACAAGGCAATTATGACCTTTCTCGTGGCGAACATGGATGGACTTGTAAGACAGGTTACGAACATGAAACTGCACTAAACATTCTAAAGAAACTTGCTGAAACAGGTAATACCTCTTATGTGACTATTCACACAAAGATGCCTCATGGTCAGGTAGATATCGATGATCTTCGACATGGTTCTGTGGAAGGTTTCGAAGAAGTGTTTGGTATCTTTGATGCATATGCTAACTGGAAGAAAAAGAATCCTTCTCTAAAGGCATATCGAATCGAAGGTGCTTTGCCACAAAAAGTGTCCGAATTGAACAAGAAAAAGGTAATCAAGTTATGAAATATACACCGACATACTTTGACTTTGATGGACTCGAACATAAGATGGAACTTTTGAATGCCGTTGTTATGGTCGCCGGTGTCTACATTCTAATTTTTTCCGTATCATGGGTTTACAATCGCTTTCGATAAGTGATTGATCCTAAACGAACTTGACAAGTGAGAAGCGATTTGCTATAATACTGAAAATCAGGAAAGGATTGATGTATGTCGGATAAGTCGCTTCTCGCAAAATTGCTTGCCACGGAAAACATTACTATTCAAAAGAACCCTGCCCTTAAAACGGCTATGTTCGACCTCAAGAACCGTGTTCTTATGTTGCCGATTTGGCAAGGCATTTCAAACGACCTTGAAGATTTGTTGCTAGTCCATGAGACTGGTCATGCCCTTGATACTCCCGAAGCCGAGGTCTATAAGCAGACTGCCGATGACCTTGCTGCTAAAATCTTCCCTGGTGAAACTGTTACGGAACAACTTCGTCGTACCGTTCAAGGCTTCTTGAATGTTATTGAGGATGCCCGTATCGATAAGCGTCAAAAGCGTCGTTATCCTGGTTCTCGCAAAAACTATCTCCTTGGTTATAAGGAACTGGTTGATCGTGACTTCTTTGGTACCGCCAAACGTGACGTTAATGCTATGAACTTTATCGACCGCTTGAATATGTATTTCAAGGGTGGTAACATTCATTCAAATCTTACTTTCTCACCCGAAGAAAAGGTCATGCTCAAGAAAGTTGAGAATGCCGAGACTTGGGACGAGGTAGTTGCTCTTACAGAAGAAATCTATATCTACTGTAAGAAGAAACTGGAAGAAATGAATGAAATGGAAATGACTCTCTCAATTGGTGAAGGAGAAGGCGATGCTGACATTGACGGTGATGAATTTGATTTTGGTGACGAAGATGGTGACGGCGATCCGAACGGCCGCAGTCAAGGTGCCCGTCCGGGTGAAGGTGATGTAAGCGGCCAGTCCGGTTACGGTAAAGGTGCTGGTCCTTCCCAGGAAGGTCCTCTTGCTCCTCGTTCTGAAACGGACGATACTTGGCAGAAAAAGTCGGAAAGCATTGTCAAAAACGAAAACGTAAATTTCGTTTACCTTTCTCTGCCGACTGTTAACTGGGACAAGGCGATCCATGACTTCAAAAAAGTCATTGCTGATTGGAAAGATGAACTTGCTGGTAAAATGCAGGATCGTTGGAACCGTGGCCTTCAGGCATCAGACTATGCCAACGCCCGCAAGGCGATGATGGAATGGAAGGTGAAAGAACGTGAGTCTATCTCCTTCATGGTAAAAGAGTTTGAACAGCGTAAGGCTGCCGAACTTTATGCCCGTCAGAATATTGCCAAGACTGGAGTTATCGATACGAATAAACTCCATACTTACAAGTATAATGACGATATCTTCCGTCGTTTGACCACTATCCCTAAGGGTAAGAACCACGGGTTTGTGATGTTCATTGACTGGTCTGGTTCAATGCATTACAATCTGCTGGAAACTTTGAAGCAAACCTTTTCGCTTGCCTTGTTTTGTAAGCAAATCGGTGTTCCATTCGAACTTTATGCTTTCAAGGATTACGGTGCGGATTCTCCGTTCTCTTACATTGGTAAGACGAATGTTATCCGTGGTGAACGTGTCGTCCTGCGTAACTTTCTTTCCTCCCGTATGAATACAGAGGAAATGAATTTTGCAATGGGTGTCCTCTGGGCCGCTGGTTGTCATTACCATATCAATTCTGATGGTATGGGTGGCACGCCGTTGAATGATGCCATTATGATTGCTCCTAAGGTTGTTCGTGACTTTACTGTCCGCAACAAACTGGAAATCACTAACGTCATCTTCCTCACCGACGGTGAGTCCAACGGTTCTGCTGGTGTTGAAAACGATACCACTCCTCGTACCGCTGTTCGTGGTCAGAATAATCGGTACTTCTATGTGGATCCTAATACGAATAAAACGTATGACTGGTATCCCTATAACTGGAGTCAGACTCGTGACAACACCAATACGTTGCTGCGTATCCTGAAAGATAGCACCGGTTGCAATCTGGTTGGTTTCTTCTTGTATGAGCGTTCCAACTTTAAGATTGTTGATCGTGACTTTAATGTGTCGAGTGGTAATCCTGAGGCATATGAAAAGGCCCGTAAGTTCTGGTCGTCTAACAAGTTCTATCCTGTCAAGAGTGCCGGGTATGATGAATACTACATCATCGATACACCGTCCATGAAGGATACAACCAATGATCTGGCCATCGACAATACTGGTGATAAGAAGATGACGGTCAAAAAGATGGCTTCGGCATTCTCCAAGTTTGCCGCTAAGAAATCCGTAAATCGTGTCCTTCTCCGCCAGTTTGTGGAACGGATTGCCGGCCAGTCCAAGAAGGTTGCGTAAAATCAATGACTTACGGAGGGTTGACAAGTGACCCTCCGTATGCTATACTCCGTATATAATGATGATTGTGAAAGGAAAGATGATGACTAAGCGTATTGACCGCAGCGAGTTCCTTGATAAGGTTCGTTTCGAGTTTGGTGCTATTCGTGAAATTACCCGTCCTCAGGTCCTTGAGATTTGCGAAAAGTATAATCTCGACCGTCCTAACTGGATCTTGAATGACGTTTCTCGTCGTATTGGTCGTGGTGTTTATGCTCTGATCGAAAACGGTTCTACACCTGCCGCTAAGGTTCAAGATGCAAAACGTGCCGTTATGAAACCTTTTCCTGATTTGGCACCTAAAGAGTCCGCCGTTGCTGTTGCGATGGTCGCTCCGTCTGTCCTTTCGCATAATGCTGAATTGTCACTCGTTCCTGAAAAGGCTACTGGCTATGTTCCGTTTGGAAACTTTGCTGATGTCCGCTCTATTATCAAGTCTCGTAAGTTTTATCCTGCTTACATCACTGGTCTTTCTGGAAATGGTAAGACTATGATGGTTGAACAGATTTGTGCCCAAGAAAAGCGTGAATTGGTCCGTACCAATATCACTATTGAAACGGACGAAGATGACCTTATCGGTGGTTTCCGTCTTGTTAATGGTGAGACTGTGTGGCAGGATGGTCCTGTTATCACGGCCATGACCCGTGGTGCTGTCCTTCTGTTGGACGAGGTCGATCTTGGTTCCAATAAGATGATGTGCCTCCAGCCTGTCCTTGAAGGTAAGTCTGTTTATCTCAAAAAGACTAATCGTGTGGTTCACCCTGCACCTGGTTTCAATGTGATTGCGACTGCCAATACCAAGGGTAAAGGTTCTGATGATGGTCGCTTTATCGGTACCAATGTTATGAATGAGGCGTTCCTCGAACGTTTCAGCATTACAATGGAACAGGAATATCCGTCTGCTAAGGTTGAGTCCAAAATCCTCAACAATGTCCTTGGTTCTTCGGGTATCTCCAACTCCGATTTTGTTGATAAGTTGGTTACTTGGGCGGATGTTATCCGCAAGTCCTTCTATGAAGGTGCTTTGTCCGAGATTATCTCAACCCGTCGTCTCGTCCATATCTGCGAGGCATATGCCATCTTTGGTGAAAACAAGGTCAAGGCCATTGAATTGTGCCTGAACCGCTTTGATGTGGATACAAAGAATGCCTTTATGGAACTATACAAAAAGGTCGATGAAACTATTGACCCGGTTGCTCCTGTGGAACAGGCGACCCCTAACGTTACGGAAGAAGTAGCGTTTTGAAATGCTCCTGTCCCGGGAACTTGGTTGACAAGTCCGTGACATAACAAGAATACCCGTGTATAATAAAATGGTGTTGGTGGTTATACACGGGTCCTTTCCTTTCATCACCACCAACACCGATAACTTTGAAATGGAGAAATATATTATGGCTACCCCACGCAAGACCCAGATTGAGAAGATTGAGAACGTCCTACTCCGCCACACGGCTACGCCAGGCGTCACCGCCCAGGCCATTGCTAACATGGCTCGTGTGCCTTATGAGACAGTCTCAAAGCGTGTTCATGATCTGCGTGAATACTACCAGATTTACACCAACTATCGCAATGTAAATGGTAAGCGCACCGCTTTCTATCGCCTTGCAGATACCTACTAAGATTTTAAACTAGTAGCATAAAAGAGGATGGCGCCTATATAATATTAGGCACCGTCCTCTTTCGTTTATGGAGAACATTATGGAATTGAAAATTTCAACCGAAGAATTGAGAACAAAAAAGTTATTTGTTGCTACACCTTGCTACGGAGGCCAGTGTTTCGGTCTTTATGCCAAGGCCTGCCTAGACCTTCAAGCGACTTGCATCCAATATGGGATGGAATGTCGCTTTTCGTTTATCTTCAATGAGTCACTAATCACCCGTGCCCGCAACTATCTCGTGGATGAATTTCTACGTTCTGGTTGCACTCACCTACTATTCATTGACTCTGATATCCAATTCAACCCACAGGATATTCTAGCACTATTGGCACTTGATAAAGACATTATCGGCGGACCATATCCAAAGAAGTCAATCAACTGGAATAACATCGTCAATGCCGTCAAGAAGAATGTCGATAACAAAGACTTCAATCCTGGTATGCTTGATGGTGTAACAGGTGACTTTGTGTTCAACCCAGTTCCAGGCACCACCTCCTTCCGTGTGACCGAACCAGTCGAGGTTATGGAGATTGGTACAGGTTTCATGATGGTAAAGCGTGAAGTATTTGACAAGTATGCTGAGGAGTTTCCTCACCTTCATTATAAGCCAGACCACGTTGGTCAGGCCAACTTTGATGGTTCGAGATACATTCATGCTTACTTTGATACTGTCATTGATCCAAAATCTCACCGCTACCTATCTGAGGACTATATGTTCTGTCAGAATGCCAGAGAGATTGGTTTCAAGGTATGGCTATGCCCATGGATGAAAACAACTCACGTTGGTACATACGGATTCCAGGGTGACCTTCCTGCCGTAGCAGCATTGAGCGGTAACCTGCGATGATTATCGGCCTTGTCGGGTTTATCGGATCCGGCAAGGGCACCGTTGGTGACATATTGGTGAGAGATCACCAATACACCAAGTTTGCTTTTGCTGATGCTCTGAAAGATGCCACGTCCACAATCTTTATGTGGCCTCGTGGACTTTTAGAAGGTGATAGTAATGCCTCACGGGCCTTCCGTGAGAGAGTGGATCCCTGGTGGTCTAACAAGTTGGGTTATGAGGTAACACCTCGCCTTATTCTACAGAAAATGGGTACCGAATCCTGTAGGCACGGAATTGCAGATAACATCTGGATTGCGGCCTTGGAGAAACGTATTCAGGGATATGATGATGTGGTTATCTCCGACGTTCGCTTTCCTAACGAAATTGATTTTGTGCGGAGTGCCGGCGGCATCATTCTTCGTGTCAAAAGAGGCGAAGATCCTTCTTTCGAGGAACGTTCCAAGATGCATATCTCAGAAACGGCTTGGAACAATATTGTTCCTGATGCTACAATAACAAACAACGGAACAATGGAAGAACTGAAAGATGGTATCAGTGATCTATTGACAATGCTCGAAAATAATAATATAATGAAACATATACAGTGATACAAAGGAGTATATAATGAAGTTTAGTGATAAGACCCTTGCCGTTCTCAAGAATTTTGCTTCAATCAATTCTGGTGTGGTCTTCCGCCCAGGTAAGGTGCAGAAGTCTATTGATGCCAATAAACAGATCCTTGTTGAGGCAACCCTTGATGACGACTTTCCGTCCGAGTTTGGTATCTATGATCTGAATAACTTTCTAGGTAACGTTACCTCACTCAAGAATCCAGAACTCAACTTTACCAAAGAACATGCCGTTATGACAGACGGTGACTTTACCCTCACCTATATGGCCTGTTCACCCAATCTAATCATCACACCTCCAAACAAGGAACTGGCACTAAAGTCGGTTGATGTAAAGTTTGAACTATCTAACGCAAACTTTTCTCGTCTACTCAAGGTTGCCAACATGAACTCTCTAACCCACATTTCACTTGTTGGTGAGAATGGTTCGCTTCTTCTCAAGGTCTATGATCCAGGTAATGATACTTCCAATCATGGTGCATCACGCCTTGGTGATTATGCTGGCAATGACTTCAAGGCCACATTCAAGACTGAAAATCTCAAACTTGTCCCTGATGACTACGACGTTGAATTACAGATTGGTGCATTTGCCCAGTTTGTGAATAAGGACGGCAACCTCAAGTATTTTGTTTCGCAAGAGGCAAAGTAATGGATAAAATTCTTATTGGATCGGTTTTCTTGTTGGTTCTTATTACAGCAGCAGATATAACCCTAACACTAAGTCTCGAAAAGAAATGTCAAGATGCTGGCGGAGTTTATGCCACACCTTCAGTATGTATCAATCCTTCGGCAGTTATAGAGGTGGACTAATGTTTGATGATCGTTATATGGTAAGCCTTCTATTGAAGGTTATTGAACTACTTGAAACAAAGCAGACCGCAAAGCAGAAGCATTGTGGTATTGGATATGGGGGTCTATAATGAGTATGATTGGTCATAACCAGCAGCAGCGTTCGGTACAGGGTCTTACAGATGAGGATCGTAAGTTGTTCCGCAAGGCCATCATGGAAATGAATGACTCCATGACCCGCATTGCTGCCGAACGTGAGTTGATGAAAGAGATTGTCAATGAGAACTGTGACAAGTTAGGTGTTGATAAGAAACTCTTTCGTCGTATGGCAAAGGCCTATTTCAAGGCAAACTTCAAGGACGAGGTTCAGGAGAATACCGACTTTGAGGAGTTTTATTCAACTGTTATTGAAAAAACTGCGCCCTAATGAAATCACTGTTTTATGAACAGTATTACAAAAAGCGACTAAACAAGATAGTCAATATCTTCGGTGAAACCTGGTTCCAAAACAAAAGAATTTTGGAACTGGGTTGCGCCCATGGAGACATTGGTATGGAATTTCTCAGACTAGGATCAGAGGTAGTCTTTTCCGACGAGAGAATGGAATACCTAGAGGATATTGACAAAAGACTAAAAGACTTATATAATTACTCCGCTGGTTTTGCATTGATAGACAATGATAATGATTATGACCTAAACCAAAAGTTTGATCTAGTCATACATATGGGTCTGTTATATCACCTTCAAAATTGGAGGAATGATATAACAAATGCCCTGAATCATTCCAATCTAATGATATTAGAATCCACTGTTGCTGCTAATGTTGCACAAAACAATACCGTATTGAATCTAAATGATTTTGATACAGTATATGGATACTGCACCAAGAAAAATACCAGAACTTACTTTACGCAGGAAGAAGTGGAGAGGGAACTCACCAACAATGGTTGTAAGTTTCTTAGATTAGATGACAGTGAACTCAATGTCGAAAACCAATGGTTGAACAATCAAAAGATATCTTTTATATATGATTGGACCTACGAGAAATATATTTCCGGATGTTATGAACAGATGGAAGGTAACGTATGGTTCAAAAGATTTTGGCTTGTTATGAAATGAAGGTGAATGATGGAAGAATTTTTGTTTGTGGAAAAGTATCGTCCTCACAAGATCGAGGACTGTATTCTTCCTGAACGCCTGAAAGCGGTGTTTCAGGAGTATGTGAAGAACGGTGATATTCCAAATCTTATGTTGACCGGTCCTGCCGGTTGCGGTAAGACTACAGTTGCCAAGGCGATGTGTGAGGAGATTGGTTTGAACCATATCTTTATCAATTCGTCTGAGGAACGTGGTATCGATATGCTGCGTAACCGTATCAAGAGTTATGCATCTACTATATCTCTAACAGGTGGCCGTAAGGTTATCATCCTTGACGAGGCAGACTATCTAACTCCAGAGGCACAGGCAGGCCTGCGTGGTGCGATTGAGGAGTTTTCTGCTAATTGCTCTTTTATCTTTACTTGTAATTTCAAGGCACGCCTTATGGATGCCTTACATTCTCGTTCTGCTGTAGTGGACTTTACACTAAAAGGTGATGAAAAGTCCAAGATGGCCGCACAGATGTTCAAGAGACTAACTAACATTTGCACACAGGAGGGTATTGATTATGACAAGCAAGTTTTGGCAAAGATTGTCGAACGTTATTTCCCAGACTATCGACGAACTCTCAACGAGTTACAACGCTATTCTTCTGCTGGAAGCATTGATGCTGGTGTTCTTGCTCAAGTCGATGGCGTAAGAAAACTAGAACAACTCGTGAGTGCCTTGCGTGAGAAAGATTTTGGTGCCATGCGTAAGTGGGTTGTTGTAAACTCTGACGTTGATCCGGCTCGTATCTACCGTGATATCTATGACGGGTTGACGGACTTTCTAAAACCTGATAGTATCCCATATGCTGTTGTTACCATTGGTAAGTATCAGTATCAAGAGGCCTTTGTTGCTGATAAAGAAATCAATCTCGTGGCATGTCTAACAGAGATTATGGTGGAGTGTGAAACCAAGTGAGTTTGTTTCCGGATGAAATCTTCGGTAAAGAAGTTAAAACTAAATACTGTAGAAAGTGCGGTAGGGATCTACCGTTAAGTTGTTTTGGAAAAGCATCCGGGGCAAACTATCTTTACTATGAATGTAAAGAATGTACCAGAAAACATAACAAGGTTAGAAAACTACTAAAAGAACAGAATCCTCTGAAAGATCCCAACAAGCATATATGTCCTATATGTAAAAGAAACCATGATGAAGTCCTGGGTTCAGGAGGTATGCATTTGAAAAGTGGTTGGGTTATGGATCACGATCATATTACAGGAGAGTATAGAGGATATATCTGTCATTCTTGTAACAGAGGTATAGGTATGTTCCAAGATAACATTGAGATAATGAATCGGGCCATAAATTATTTGAAAGGTGACCTTGTTGACTGATCTATTCAAAGATATCATTCCATCTGTCCTCCAGAATAAGAAAGACGTTTTGGATAATGAGAAAGATTATAATGCCTTTATCGTAAATAAGGCATTGTCTTTTCATTATGACTGTGTGCTACAATCTAATGAAATGAATAAGTTGCCTAATCTGCCTGGTACTATGCAATACCACTATTTACTAAATAAGATACGAGGGTATAAAAGACCATATCAGAAATGGGTCAAAAGGGAGAAACCTGATGACCTCGAAGCCGTGAAAGAATATTATGGATATTCAGACGCCAAGGCGAAAGATGTGATGGTTCTACTCAGCGATGCCCAACTAGAAGAAATTAGAAAAAGAATTTATAAAGGTGGCACAGATGACAGTAAACCTAGACGACTTCGTGGAAGTTAGATTACCTGACCCACAAGCCTTCTTGAAGGTAAAAGAAACATTGACCCGTATTGGTGTTGCGTCCAAGAAGGACAAAACTTTGTACCAGTCATGTCATATCCTTCATAAGCAGGGTAGATATTACTTAGTTCATTTCAAAGAAATGTTTATGTTAGATGGTAAACCAACCGATTTCTCGGAAGAGGATCGTGGTAGAAGAAACACCATTGCTAATCTACTAGCAGAATGGGGATTGGTTGAACTAATCGATTCTACCAAATCAGAAGAACCTCTAACTCCACTAAACAGAATCAAAATTATTTCATACGGTGAAAAGAATGAATGGAACCTTGTTGCCAAGTATTCACTAGGTAAGAAGCGTTATCCAGAATAAGAAAGTGAGTTTGTTATGACTACATTGAAAATTTATAGAACACATTCCATGATAAAACTCCCACAAAAGCAAACGGCACAGTCGGCTTGTTTTGACCTATCCTTTCAAGGATTCGGTAAGAGTAACTATGAAGGTTATAGCACCAACAATAAGAACTTCAAACGTCCTATGAACAATCAGATTATTGTTCAGCCAGGCGATAGGATTATGGTGCCAACTGGTTTGATCATGGACATACCAAAGGGTTACTCGGTGCGTCTCCACGCCCGTTCCGGTGCGTCCTTGAAGCAAGGCCTGGTACTTGCTAATGCCGAGGGTGTTATTGATTCCGACTATGTTCAGGAGGTAATGGTACTTGTTTACAATATTAGTGGAAATCCTATTACTATTAGTGGTGGTGACCGTATTGCACAAGCTGAGTTAGTCAAAGACGAAGATTTTGATATCGTAGAAACCGCTGTCAGACCTATTCTCAAGACTGACCGCACAGGTGGTATGGGTTCAACTGGCATTACCGAGAGTGCAGGCACAATCACTCTAAATATCAAAGAACCTGAGATTCCTGATTTTGTAAAGAGAGCAGCAAAGACATCTAATCATAGAAGATCAGTTACCAAAGAAGAAGTATCTAAATCGGTTGTAAAGAAAAAGGGACCGGGGAGACCTAAGAAGAAAGCATGACATTTCCAATTCACCTTTGTCTATCATATGCTATGAGAATGTGTGGTGGTATTACTGTACCAGGATTAGCCTCTGCGCTTCCTATCAAAATAAACAATATGGTTCCCGCAGTAGAAGGTGATAGAGATACACATAACAATTTGGGTATGCTTATAAATGTATTACAACACAATGTAATGATCGGCGGCATACCTGCTATTCCTTCAATTGTTAGTATGGCATCACCAGATGTGTTGGGTCTTATACCTCATGTTCAAGGTTTGCCTATACCTATAATGGGTTCGCCTAATGTGATGATTGGTATGGGATCAGGTATGGCCGGTCTAGGTATGATGCAACCTATTCTTGGTGGATTAGGTCAAATTATAGGATTCAATCCGCTGCAAATAGGTGAATTGGTATCAGTTGCAGGCCAGATTATAGGTACGGTACAAAACTTTACACAGATAGGTGGTGGTGCTGCCGTTGCACAATTGAATAACATGCAAGGCACACCAATCACAGCAGGTACAACCGTAACGGGGCAAACGTCGGGTGTAACGTTTTCGTTTTCTAATGTTATTGACAGTAGAGTTGTTTCATATGAATATAGTTATCCTGCCGTGGATACTGTTACTAACGCTCTTGTTCAAGATGACGGCCAATATATAGTTATTGACGATTATTTCAATTTATATCCAACACAAAATCTAACAGCATCGGTGATAACAGTATGACAGTATCAATTGCAAATATGACACAAGTTTGGATGTCCAATAGCAACGTATATAATGCTATTTCTATGTCCATTTCTACTCTTGGATATGGCGCTAATACCAATTCAAAAGTATTGAATTTTAGTGTAGACGGTAATACAGTTTTCAATGTCGATACGGTAGGCACACAATATTCGAGACCCAATACGGTTGCGGTTCTTCCTTCACCTACTTTAGGTTCTCGTTCATTTGTTACTGATGCGAATAATACAACTTTCAATACAAGAGTATTTGGTGGTGGTTCAAATGCCGTTCCTGTATTTTCTAACGGAACATATTGGTTGATTGGATAAATTTTTCTTGACAAACGTATAAAGTTTACTATATAATATATGACGATAGCCGAAAGGTATCGTTTTTATATCTCGCTGAAAAGGAGACTACAATGACAAACTATAAATTCAATACCGAAAACTTTGGTATTCCTAACCTCACTAAGCAATTTATTGGATTCGACCAGGTTCTGGAACGTTTCCGTGAGGCAGCAGAAGCAATGCCAAAGATCCCTACCTATCCACCATACAATATCAAAAAGATTGACGACGAGCATTTTGAAATCGAAATGGCCGTTGCCGGTTTCGGCAAGCAAAATCTTGATATTGAATTGAAGGATGATACCCTAACAATCACTGGTAAGCATGAAGCGGAAGATAAGGACTATATTTATCAAGGTATCGCCAATCGTGCCTTCACTCGCCAGTTTACCCTTGCTGATACTGTAGTTGTAAAAAATGCGGAGTTGGTCAATGGTCTACTTAGAATTGCTCTTGAACGCTATATCCCCGAAGAAAAGAAGGCGAAGAAAATCGACATCATGGATCCATTCGGTGTGGGCGAGGCGACGAAGCAATTACTGAATGAAAGCACTAAGGTCTGGGCCGATATGGCACAAAAGACCATGGATGCCGTAACTCCTAAATAATGCTAATAAGAACCTTCACGCCTAGGCGCACCAGAAGGTTTATTCGGGGAGGGGTAACCCTCCCCACTTACTATGGATCCTGTGATGAAAAAACTTATTCTTCTACTCTGTTTTATTCCCTCTATAGCATTAGCCGAAGCATTTGACTGCCATAAGAAAGATGGTGGTGATGTTGAATGTAAGGCTAAAGAAGATGGAGTTGCGATTAGTTCCATTCTAATCAATGGCGGTGAGTGTGAGTCACCATATAGTTCTAAACTACATCATAAGACAATGCAAAAAGGTGACAAGTTTATTGTTCCTGGTGCAAAAGAATGTTTCTACGTTAGATCGGTACATATAAATACGCACGATGGTAAGACCCATCATCATAATGCTATGTGAGGTATCATGCAACTCGTGATTGAAGAATCTCCCAAGACCGTAACGGTTATTACTCCTACAATTGGTTCCCCTAAACTTTGGGATGCTGTTGAAAGTGTCAAAGCACAGACATATCCTTGTAAGCATCTAATCGTCCTTGATGGACAGGATGTCAAAGCAGACCGCTTGCCATGGCCGCATGATGGTTATGATAGCATTATTGTAAAGACACCAGAGAACACAGGTAAGACAGGTGGTAACTTTTATGGTCACCGCATCTATGCGGCATATCCACATCTAATCAATTCAGATTATATTCTATTCCTAGACGAAGATAACTGGTACGAACCAGACCACGTTGAAACACTGGTCAAGACTATTGAATCCAAGAAACTGGACTTTTCATATTCTCTCCGTAAGATTTACTCACCTGATAAAAAGTATCTACTGGATGATAACTGTGAATCCTTAGGTAAGTGGGAGATTTTCGGTTCCCGTCATTCTAATCATGGCAAGCAATACCTAATCGACACATCATCATTCTGTTTCACACGAGATTTTATTCAAAAGACTTGTCATCTATGGCATTCTGGATGGGGTGGTGATCGCCGTTATTTCTATGCTGTCAAAGAACATGCTAAATATGATACGAACAGTAAACACACACTTTGCTACCGATTAGATGGTAATGAGGGGTCTGTGACAAAAGAATTTTTCGTTGAAGGTAACAAAACACAAGAGAATTATTATGGAGGAAAATACCCATGGCTAAAGACCTAATCGTTGGTGTAGTTGATCGTTATAATTGGGACCAGATCAAGTATTGGGCCAACTCAATCAAGAAATCAGGATTCACCGGACACAAGGCCCTCCTTGTTTATAACATGGATGCACCTACGGTCAAGAAACTAACCGATGAAGGATTCATGATTATCGGTTGTAACCAGTTTGATGAAAACACTGGTTTCACTCACGATAATTCTCGTGGTTCGGTCATGGTCGACCGTTTCTTCCATCTATACAGTCTGCTTGAAATGCTAGAGCATCCTATGGACGTTGACCGTGTAGTTATGACAGACGTTAGAGACGTTGTGTTTCAGTCTAATCCTACCGAGTGGTTGGATACATTTTTCCTTACCAACACTCAATTGCTTGTCGGTTCGGAGAACATGACTTATGCTTCCGAACCATGGGGTCGTAACAATTTGAAGCACGCCTTTGGTGAGTATTTCTTAGAGAACAATAAGGCAAAAGAAATCTATTGTGCTGGTGTAATTGCTGGTACAAGAATGGCACTAAAAGACTTTGCTCTAAACCTCTGGCTAATTTGCCGTGGTCTAAACCCACAGGTGCCAGGCGGCGGAGGTCCAGATCAGGCAGCAATGAATATTGCTCTTGGTATGGAAGCATACAAGTATAATACAAAGTTTAGCAATCCAACTGAGGGTTGGGTTGTTCATGCGGGTACCTCCCTCCCTGCTATTCAGGCTGGTTCAGGTGGTATTGGTGAAGAATACCAAAGAAACCCTAACATGCCTCTTCCATTTGTTAGAAATGTTGATTATACATTTACCAATGGCGAAGTATTTGCCAATGGTTCGAAAGTGACTGTCGTTCATCAGTGGGACCGTGTGCCCGAATGGAGAGTCGCTTTCGAGGAGAAATATGGCTGACCTAATAAAACTAAAATACGGATCATGGAACGGATATAACAATCCGAATGGAAATGAAAGAAGGGTAGAATTACCTGTCGCATTTTGGTTTATGAAAGAGTATAAGGATAACCTCATTGAAATCGGTGAGGTTACTCCTTTCTATGCTGACCCAGAACACCCTGTATATGACTTGGTAACTGATAAGAATACCACTATACATAAAGATGCAATGGACGTTGACTACAAAGGTAAGAATGTAGTTTCCATTAGCACTATTGAGCATGTTGGTACAACTGATTATGGACATAAGGCCGAAGATAACAAGGCCTGGAAAATTTACGAAAAGATCAGAAACGAATCCCAAAACTATCTTATAAGTTTTCCTGTCGGATATAATAAACCTTTTGAAAAGGTCTTGACAGAAAACCAGGCACCATATATAATAATGAAACGTGATCAGAATAATAACTGGTCACCTGCTAAAGGACAACCTCTCTCTGATTTTGAGTATAACCATCCTTACTATGCAGGTAACGCAGTAGCATTCCTAACAAACTTGGATATTGAATTTATATTTGGAGAATAACATGGCTTTGACTGATGAAGATTTTATGACCATCAAGGAACTTGGTGAGAAGTGGCCCTATGAATGGGTTTCTACCCGTGGATTGGCACCTTATATTCGTAGACTCGGAGACGATGTGGTTGGTATTGAGATTGGCACCTGTCGTGCCGAGTCTACTGCATTTCTATTAGAGAAATGTCCAAACATCAAGAAAATTTATACTGTGGATCCTTATAAGGGTTATGATGATTGGAATGGTGAAATTACACAGGAGACTGTGGACAAGTTTATGAAAATCGCCAAGGCCAATCTAAAACCATATGGCAAAAGATTTGAAATGGTCCGTCAGGAATCAGTAAATGCTGCTGATAAGTTTGATGATGAATCCTATGATTTTATCTTTGTTGATGGCGATCATTCATATGATGCTACACTTGCCGATTGTATCAGATACTATCCTAAACTAAAGAAGGGTGGTCTATTCTGCGGTCATGATTATTCATCTATTGAGGATGTAAAACGTGCTGTCACTGATTTCCGTGATAAGCGTGGAATCACCGCACCAATCAACCTTTCAACCAACTCCGCTTTTTTCTGGTATAAGTAATGAATCGTAAGCCATTGAAACTTGGCTTCGCTGATACTTTTTCTACTGCGGTAAACTTTTTTACCAAGGCATTGAGTGAGCGATTCCATATCATTCGTGACGATGCACACCCAGAATATCTAATCTACGGTGAAGGAGTCTACGGACAAAACCACCGTAGTTTTGGAACAGAAGTCACCAAAATCTTTTATACAGGTGAAAACTGCCGGCCGCCATGGGGTGAATGTCAGTTTGCCATGACATTTGACCACGAGAATAGTATTAGACACTATCGTTTGCCTTTATATGTGATCGATATGTGTGGTGCGGTTACTGAAAAGTGGACGACTAACTATTATCAATTGGTCGATCTTGAACATGATTATGAAAGAGATTATGATGAAAGAAAGTTTTGCTCTTTCGTTGTATCTAATCCCAATCAAGAAATGCGTAACCGTGCTTTTCATTTTATCAATGAATATAAGCATGTTGATTCTGGCGGACCACATCTAAACAATATTGGTCATGTTCTACCTAGAGACAAACTCCATTACAAACTGGACTTTCTGAATAGTTACCGTTTCAATATCTGTTTTGAAAACGGTTCTTATCCAGGTTATGTGACCGAAAAACTATACAATGCTCTACAGGTCAAGACTATGCCAATCTATTGGGGTTCTCCTACTGTAGGTAGAGATTTCAATAGTCGTGCCTTTATCAATGCGTCCGATCATGGTGATTTCCAAAAGTTGGTAAACTATATTCAGCACCTCGATTCACCTGCTGGTAAACAAGAGTACCTAGATATTATAGAACAACCTGCTTTCAAGAATGATATACCTAACTGTTACACCAGCATGATCAATCTATGTGACTGGTGGGAACAAAATGTGATGGGTGGAAAATGAGATTACTATTTGTTGTGCATCGTTATGTTCCATATCCTGGTGGTTCTGAATACTATGTCAGAGATATGGCCGAGGAAATGCTAAAGCGTAAGCATGATGTTACCGTTCTAGCACATGAACACAAAGGTGACCAAAATGGAGTTATCGTAACAAATGATTACAACACCATTCTGAACCAGAAATGGGATTTGATTATTGTTCATGGTGGTGATGTTATCTCACAGACTATGGTTCATATCAATGCTGATAAACTACGGTCACCCGTTCTATATCTAATCGTCAAACCTTCTATTAGTCAAAGTTGTTTTCATGGCCTTATGCACCATCGCTTTCTTGGTTACTCTACCTCTATGGACATTGAACACCTCAAAAAGCATAATGTTATGGATAAAGGGCGCCGTGTGCGTCACGGTATTGTGATAGAAAGACATATGAGGTTTACACCTAAACCAAAAGAAAAGACTATCTTTGTTTCTGCTGGTGGATTCTGGGCCCATAAGGCAATGTCACCTCTTGCTACCGCTTTCAAGAAGGCCAAGATTCCTAATGCCGAACTCCATCTATATGGATATGGTGAGGAGCATTTGATGCCTACCGAGAATGATGTGGTCAAGTGTTTCTTTGGTAAATCTAAAACGGATGTATTATTTGCTATTGCATCGGCAGATGCTTACATTATGAACTCTTATGAGGAAGGTTTCGGACTTGTCCTTTTAGAGGCCATGATGAATAAGACTCCTTGGTATGCGAGAGATATTGCCGGCGCTAAAGATATGTGCTATTATGGCACCACTTACAATGACGAACAGGAATTGATGAAACTTCTCCGTAAGCATAAACGGAACGATAAGAAGATTGAAGATGCCTATAACTATGTTATGGCTAATCATACCATTCAAGACACCTGTAATGATATTGAAGATGTTTTATTGGAGACGTTACGATGAAAGTAGCAGTAATTGGTGCCGGCGGCCATGTTGGTTTTCCATTCTCATGTGTGATTGCTAATGCTGGTCATACTGTCTATGGTATCGATGTCAACCAGAGTGCGGTTGACCAACTAAATAAAGGTTTCGTTCCTTATGTTGAAGAAGGTGCTGTAGAATTTCTACAGGAGAACCTTCGCAAGGAGAGTTTGTTATTTACAACTGATTTTGATTTTATCAAGGACGTTGACGTTGTTGCCATTATGATTGGTACACCAGTAGATGGAGAAGGCAATGCCCGCTTGGATGATCTTTTTGATTTTCTTGACACTACTCTTATTCCTCGTATGAGAAAACACCAGTTGATTGTTCTTAGGTCAACTGTTTCTCCTGGTACCACTGAGGTTCTCAAAAAGCATATCAACAATGCTAAACAGTGGGTCGAGGGAATGGACTATTTTCTAGTATTCTGTCCTGAGCGAGTGGTTCAGGGTAAGTCTATCATTGAAACTACCAAACTACCACAGATTGTTGGTGCGTTCAATGATTTTTCATATAGAACTGCTAAGGAGTTTTTTAGCACATTTATTACTAATCAAATCTTCCAACTGACTCCTAAAGAGGCAGAACTTGGCAAGTTGATGACCAATATGTATCGTTATGTTACTTTTGCGTTTGCCAATGAAATGTGGATGATTGGTGAAAAGCATGGAGTGAACATTGACAAAGTTATCGACGCATGTAATTTCGATTATCCGAGAATGGAAGTACCTCATCCTGGACCTAATGTCGGAGGCCCTTGTCTATTCAAAGATGGTCGTTTTCTTCTTTCTGATATTCCTTTCGGCGACCTTATTCAAACTAGCTTCCTTATCAATGAAGGCATGCCAGAGTATGTCTTTAACCGTATCAAAGAACTCAACCCGCAGATAGACAAGGTGTTGATCCTTGGTGCAACCTTCAAGAAGGGTTGTGATGATACTCGTAACAGTCTGTCATTCAAGATGCGTAAGGTGTGTAAGAAACATGGTGTTCAATCTTGGATGATCGACCCATTTCATATTGAGGATTTGAATGTGCCTCGTGAAGGTGAATTTGATGCTGTGATTGTAATGACACCACATGATGAATTTATGGATGGTAAAGAAATGGCATATAACATTTCATTATTCAGAAAAGATTGTATCATTGCGGACGTCTGGAAGATGTTTCCAGAAAGTAAGCTAAGTAATACGGGCATTTATAAAGTTGGAGATATGCTATGAACATAAAAGAGTGGAAACTTTTTCCTACTCTTGTCATGGAAATAGAAAATTTCCTCACAGAAGATGAATGTAAATTACTTTTCGATCATTTATTGCCAGAAACTAATTTTGAAAAGACTCCCGAGTCCTTATACAACGCAATAGGTGATGGTTACACATCATGGAAATTTTCTGATACTGATGATTATATTCGTAATATTTTTTTAGAAAAAATTGGTATATCTTTTGACGATAAATTAAAAAGTTATTTGGATACTTTTAGTAAGAATATGGGTTTAAAACGACTAAAGGTTTCAAACTGCTGGTATAATATACAAAAGAAAGGCAGTTTACTAAAGTATCATACACATTCTTCTAGTGTAGTCTCTGGAGCAGTTTTCCTAAATGTAGATAAAGATAGCAGTCACCTTCAAATTTTAAATCCAAATCCTTTTTGTGATTATATAGATAAAAAAGAATTGACCGAATATACATATGGAAATTTTTCTTTTTTACCTAAAGTGGGTAGTTTGATTATTTTTCCTAGTTATCTAAAACACGGTGCTCCTAATCTAAACAATACAGAAAATAGATGTGTCATAAGTTTCAATACAAATACAGAATATGAAAGGTAATAAAATGAGAGTTTTAGTGACAGGTTCAGAAGGTTCTTTGATGCAGGCGGTAATTCCGCTTCTACTAAAGAAGAAGTATATTGTTTATGGCGTGGACAATTTGGCCCGCTATGGTGGTCGTCTAGGTATTGCTGGCGATGATTATGAGTTTATCAAGTGTGACCTCACCGATAGATTGAACGTTGATAATCTAATCAAGCAAGTCAAGCCAGACTATATCATTCAGGCTGCTGCTACGATCTATGGTGTTGGTGGCTTCAATAAGTATTGTGGTGAAATGTATAAGGACATTACTCTACACGATAACGTTCTTCGTGCTGCCGTTGCTCATGGCGTCAAGAAGGTAATCTACATTTCATCTTCTATGGTCTATGAGAACTGTCCACAGGAACTTGCTTATCCAGTCCGTGAAGATATTGTAGATACTAATCCAGCACCATACACCGATTACGGTCTATCAAAGTTTGTTGGTGAACGTGTGTCTAAGGCATATCTAAAGCAGCATGGCCTAAAATATACAATCTGGCGTCCATTCAACATCATTACTCCATATGAGAAGTCAGAGTCCGAAGAAGTCGGTATTTCCCACGTTTTTGCTGATTACATCAAGAACATTGTAATTGAAAAGAAGCGTCCTCTACCAATTCTAGGTGATGGCTTCCAGGTTCGTTGCTTCACATGGATTGACGAAGTAGCCGCTGCTATTGCCGATCATTCGTTCTCTGAAAAGACTGATAACGAGATTTACAATCTTGGTAATCAGGAACCAATCTCTATGCGTGTCTTGGCCGAGAAGATCAAGGACATTGCTGCTAACGAGTTTAGACTACTTGATGATTACTTCCTACTATACGACTCCATTGGTGATTATGAAAACGATGTCCGTGTTCGTATTCCAAATGTTGACAAGGCCAAAGAAGAACTTGGTTGGGAAGCAAAGATGAAGGTTGACGACTCCGTTCGTATGTGCCTCAAGTATATCGTGGAGGGTAAATGATATTAGATATCGGTTCTGGTCCGCATCCTAAATCAGATGCTACAGACAGAATGGATATGCACCAGTGGGCAGGCGTGACTAAAGTTCACGACCTGCGCCACATTCCATATCCATATGAAGATAATTCCGCTGACAAGATTTATCTTGGTGATGTTATCGAACACCTAACAAAGTTTGATGCACCCAAGGTATTGAAAGAGATACATCGTATCCTGAAACCAGGTGGTGTATTTGAGATATCTTGTCCTGATGTTCTATGGATCATGACTCGCATAGTCAATAACGATTGGTTTGAAAAGGCTAATGTAGATTGGCTCTGTCAGAATACGGACTCATGGGATAATGCTATGGACTATCTATTTGGTGGATGGCGCCATCCAGAAGAACATAAAATACCAGGCATGGGACATATCAATGGGTTCAGTGAACAGTCACTAGAAAGAGAACTATTCAACGCCGGATTCAAAGATATCCGTCGTATACCAGATGAAAGAAACCCAGAACCTGCCAGAGGTGCAGTTCTATTGATGGTAGCAACAAAATGAAAACATTTGTAGTCACAGGTTGTAACGGGTATATTGGCAGTCATATGTGTCACGAACTTGGTACATTGTATAATGACTGCAAGATACACGGAATAGATAAGAATGATAAAAGACATCTTAGGCATCTTTATGATAGTTATGATCATGTTGATCTGGCTGTGGATCCCATTAGTTTACCTGAGGGAACGGACGCCATCTTTCACTTCGCCGCCTACATCAGTGTCGAAGAAGGAGAAAGAGACCCGTTCAAATACTACAGAAATAATGTCGTGGGGAGTTTACGGCTCATTGCCAGGGCCTTAGAACAAAAGATACCATACTTTATCTTTTCATCTACTGCCGCAGTATATGGTAACTCTAAGAATCCTATGTTTGGGCATTTGTTCGAACACACTCCGCCTAATCCATTCTCTGTATATGGTAAGACCAAGTATATGGTTGAGCAGGTATTACAGGACGAAAAAGGTATCAATAGTGCCATTCTTAGATACTTCAATGTGGCAGGTAGAAGCAAGAAGGCCAACCTGTTTGAAGAACATGATCCTGAAACTCACCTTATTCCCCTCCTAGTTCAAAACAAAAATGCTACAATATACGGTGATGATTACCCAACAAAAGACGGAACTTGTATAAGAGATTTCATTGACGTTAGGGATATTTGTCGGGCCCATACTCTTGCCTATCGTCATATGGAACAAAATAAAGAAAATCTTGTATTGAATGTCGGTAGTGGTAAAGGTTATTCCGTAAAAGAAGTGGTTGACAAAGTGAACAATATCATTCATAATGGTGAAATGAATATTGAATATAAGGACAAAAGACCAGGTGATGTTCCATATCTAGTTGCTGATACAACTAAGGCAAAAGAAACAATCGGATTTGAACCGCAGTATTCGTTAGACCAGATTATAGAGAGCATGAAAATTTGAATTATGAAATAGTAAATTTATTTCCTGTTTTGGTTATGAGATTTCCTAATTTTTTAGAATCTTCTAAATGTGACCTATTAGTGGATACATATAAAAATATGGCCTCAAAACATGACTATTTTACTAATGATGCTAATTGTTCACATGGAAGCAACTCGTGTATAATTGATGATATAACGAATACCATCCGGGGTTTTGAAGATTTTTCTAGTAGAATAAATGATACTCTGTTACGGTATTCTGATGTTACAGGATTTCTACCTACAAAAATTACAAACAGCTGGTTCAATATACAAAGAAAAGGTAGTGCCTTACATGATCATATGCATCCTTTGAGTTATGTTTCAGGTTGTCTATATCTGTCTGTACCTGAAGGATCAAATAATATTATCTTTAGTAATCCAAGCCAAATTCCTTGTTTCATACCTAAACAAACAGACACGGTATATTCATGCGAAACATATTGGATGAAACCATCTAAGGGTGAACTGATACTTTTTCCTGGTTGGATAAAACACGGTTCTAATGGACATGAAAACAACTCGGATAATAGAGCAACCATATCTTTCAATTCAATGACATACGAGGACTAAAATGGATAAATGGGAAGAACTTAGAAAACTATTGAAGGCGGACATTTCTCATGCCGTCCATTACTCTCATGATAAGCGATTTGAACATAATGTTACAGAGCGTTACCTAAAGTATATGGATGAACTAGATGCGAGAGAAAAGAGGCATCATATCAAAGATCATACACAGATTATGGCAGTGAAGAAGCCAGAGGGCTTCCTTTATACAGATGTACCAGAATTTGATAGAGCAACTTGGAAGAAGATGCTAGAGAACTTAGAAGGATTATCCTAATGCAGTATAAAGCACCAGTAGATTCCACACTATTCCTTCTTCGTGATGTTCTAAAGTTTGACAACGATTTACTAGAACCAATCCTAACAGAGATTGCAAAACTGTCAGAAGAAAGCATTGCACCAACTAATGCGATTGGTGATATTGAAGGTTGTAAGTATGTCAAAGAAGAAAGTAAAGTTAAAACGCCAGAAGCGTTCAAAGAGCCTTACAAGGCGTTTGCAGAAGGCGGCTGGATCGGTCTTTCGGTCCCTGAGGAATATGGTGGGCAAGGTCTACCATTCACCCTTGCTGTTGCAGCGAATGAATATGTTTCTTCTTCTAACATGGCATGGTCTTTGTTTCCTGGCATTACTCGTGGTGCTATCCAAGCACTATTAGTTTCTGCTAATGACACACAGAAAAATCATTTCATTCCTAAGATGGTATCTGGTGAATGGACAGGTACAATGTGTCTAACAGAACCACATTGCGGAACCGATCTTGGTTTGCTCAAGACATACGCAGAGGTTAGTGAAGAAGATGGTACATATAGAATCACTGGTCAAAAGATTTTCATTTCTGGTGGTGAACATGATCTAACAGAAAACATTGTCCATCTTGTCCTTGCTCGTTTCAAAGGTGATCCAGAAGGCGTCAAAGGCATTAGTCTGTTTGCTGTGCCTAAGTTTATCAATGAGTTTGGATATAAGAATAAAAGAAACTGGGTTTCATGTGGTGCTATTGAAGAAAAGATGGGTATTCATGGTTCGCCAACTTGTGTTATGAACTTTGATGGTGCTGTTGGATATCTTGTAAGCGAACGATGCAAGGGTCTCCAAGCAATGTTCGTTATGATGAATGAACTTAGATTAGGCTGTGCCATTCACGGTCTATCGCAATCGGAGTTAGCGTTTCAAAATGCCTTACAATATGCAAAAGACAGAATCCAGAGTAAGAGTGCCGTCGATCTTGGCGGTCCTAGTGTCGCTATTCTTTCACATCCTGAT